ACCAAAAGAATTGTTAAAAGAATTAAAGTGGAAAGCTGGTGATGAAATAGAGGTATCATCAACAGAAAATTGCTTTGATTGGGGAGAGGTTAAATCAATGATATTAAGAAATTTAAGTAAGGAGAAATAAAAATGGATGACTTAATAAAAACATTATTATCAATAGGTGGAACGATTTTAGGATTCTACTTAATAGCCAAGTTTGGAGCTTGGTATGAAGATAGACAAAATAGGAAATGAAAAAAAATATATATCACACGATGAATGATGTTCCAATTGGTACTGAGATGATTATAAAAAAATCAAGTAAAATGTGTATACTAAAGGAAATTACACAATTCCCAACTACCTTTACAGTAGAATTGGAAAATGGTAATATACAACATTGTTTAACACATGAAGTAGATATTATAGGATGGCCACCTAATGAAGATAGGTAAAATGACAGATATATTATTCCAATGGATTATAGCTTGGATAGTTCTGTACTGGGTCATTCAAGGTTATATGTATATTTTAAGGAGTTTAATATGAATAAATCATTAATGATAAAAACATTATTGTGGATGACAACTATTATATGTTTGTATAATATAATAACAACATTTAGTGGATTAGTATTTTCATTATCAGGTTTTATGGGTATATTTACAACTTGGACATTATTAAGATGGGATGAATTTTTTGAATAAAATTATGGATATTATATTTATGTTACCATATATGTTTATGTTTTTTACTTATTTGTTATTTGTATTGGTTGCAAGTGGCATTTTTATCACAATAGGTTATTTTATATCAATAAAAAATTTAAAGAAAAAGCTTGACTTATATTGTTAAAATGTTTTAACGTATGTCATTAAGAAAAGGAGTATTTAATATGACAATTGTAGAAATAGTACAACAAATAGAAGCCATAAGGGCTGAATATGAAAATGGAAATCTTACAAGTGATGATATGTCAGAACATTTGGAAGATTTGTGTATTGATATAAAAAATTCAAATGATCTTTTAGATTTTGAAAGTGATGATGATTATTATCAATCATTTGAAGAAACTGATTTCACTAAAATGGAAATAGTATAAAAAAACGTTGTTTTGTATAGATAATATTATATATATTTATATACATATTTAACCCTACAGCACTTATCACTTAATGATAAAAGAACGCAATAGCGTAATCAAAAGGGTTGATACAATACTCTATAATATGAGTAGTAATCAAGATACAAAATATCAATGGGGTTACCGAAAGGTTTGAATTTGATTGAGTTGAGATTGAAAGTATTATAGGGGTATCGACTTAAACTAAATCAAGGAGGTATAATGAACGAATTGTTCGTGTACATTTGACGAGTTAAAATAAACGGTAATATTTGGTCTTACAGCACTTCAAACTTATGAATAGAAAAAGAGTCATCAAATCCCAATAGACCACCGAAAGGACCAACGGATTGGTGACATTATTATAATGTGTAGCAACATACAAAAAAAGTAGAGATGGGTGTTATTGTATTCCCTAACTACACATTAATTTAAATTTTCGGGAGATTAATGGAATTAAATGTAAAAAGGCATTCGAAAACTGCGAAATTACCTGTTAGAGCACATCAAGGTGATTTGGGATATGATATATTTGCAGACGAAGATAAATGGATACCATCTGGTGAATATAAATTAATTTCAACTGGTATTTCTGTAAAATGTTCTAATGGTAGATGGGGTTGGATTATTAAGGATAGAAGTTCTATGGCAGTTAAAGGGTTGTTTACACATGCAGGTGTGATAGATGCAGGTTATACAGGTAAAATAAAAGTTTTATTTCATAATGTTAGTGCTACATCAATTAAAATAGAACAAGGTGATAAAATAGCACAATTAATTCCAACACAAGTTGTTAGTTTTGAAGTTGAGGATGTCAAAGAATTACACAATACTCATAGAGGAGAAAATGGGTTTGGAAGTACTGGAATAAAATAAAGGTAAATTAAAGTTATGCAAAAACATGGTAAAAGACCAAAGAAGACTAGACAAGGTGCTAGTAATAATACTAAATATGGTAGAAAAGGTGGTGGACCAAATGGTTCTACACAAAGTAAATATTATAGGAAAAAAAATAGAGGTCAAGGTAAATAATATGTTATGAATAATCTAGATATGGAAACAAAATATGATAAAGGTGATATTATAACTATAAATAATAAAGATTGGGTTATTGAAAATATTGTAATGAGGTTTGGTAGAGCATTAAATTATGGGTTAGAACGTAAGAATAAAAATGGTAAACGATTGTATATGAATATAGAAACTGGATCACTTGAAACTATGATGATGGGTAGTGATGATTAATAATTGATATGAAGTTTGAAATAGTCGAAGAAAAGGGTAATAAATTATCAATTGAATATGATAAGATATTTGAAGAAACTTTGTGTGCCGTGATGGATTGGGATAAACTTACAGAATTTAGATTACAGTATTTTATTAATGAAGCAATGTATAATTTTATAAATAAACAAACTAAATTAAAACCAAAAAGGAAAAAACGATGAAGAAATTATTTTTGATAATGTTATTAATGGTTTTAGGGTGCCAGAGTGATAATTCAATCCCGATAACAAATAGTTATTTAGAAACATATTCAACTCAAAATGAAATGCCTAATCATGGTGATTTGCCAGAACCATTTATAGTTGGGGGAGAGGAAGTTGATCCTGAATGTCCGGATTGTAAATATCCATTTATGGTTTCATTACAAGGAAATGGTTGGGGGCACTTTTGTGGTGGTTCACTTGTTAGAGAAGATTGGGTTGTAACAGCCGCACATTGTGTAGAAGGAGAATCTCCTGGTGGATTACAAGTAAAGGTTGGATTGCATAATGTGAATGGAACAAGTGGTGCTGTTACAAGAAATGTAGACCAAATTATAGTTCATCCAAATTATAGTGGTTGGTCATTGGATAATGATTATGCTCTATTACATTTAACACAACCAGTTACTACATTTGAACCTATACAATTAGTTACAGATGAATCACATCATGAAGAACCAATTATATCAACAGTTATGGGTTGGGGTGCAACCTATTCTGGTGGCTGGGGTTCTGATGTATTATTAGAAGTGGATGTACCTATTGATGATGATTGTGGTTACATTAGTAATGAAATAACAAATAATATGATATGTGCAGGTGATAACAATGGTGGTGAAGATTCTTGTCAAGGAGATAGTGGTGGACCACTTATTATGACTAATTCAGATGGTGAATATGAACTTATCGGTATAGTCAGTTGGGGATATGGTTGAGCTGATGCTGGGTATCCGGGAGTATACTCAAAAGTCTGGTCTAGACTTGATTGGTTTTTTGGTTACATTGGTGAACCTGAAGAAGAAGAAAGTGATTATATAAATTTAACATTTGAATATCCAGGAACTGATTATTTATTGGTGAATTATGAATCAAATATTGATGTTGCGGGATTTCAATTCACTCTAACAGATACCCCTGATTTAATTGATGTGTTGGGTGCTAGCGGTGGTGAAGCTGAAAATTATGATTTTACGGTATCTACAAGTGAACAAGGTGTTGTATTAGGATTTTCATTTGATGGTAGTGTGATTCCTGCGGGTAGTGGTACATTAACGATAATTAATTTTACACCGACTTATGAAGATGTTGAAGTTTGTGCATCAGATATAGTTATATCAGATACAAATGGTGATGAAATAGAAAGTAATACACCTGATTGTATAGATGTTCAATCAATTCTATATGGTGATGTTAACTTTGATGGAGAGATTAATATAGTTGATGTGGTTCAAATAGTTAATTTTGTGTTGAATGTAAACCAACCAACTGATTTACAATTTTTAGTTAGTGATATAAACAATGATGGTATTTTAAATATTTTAGATATAATACAAGTTGTAGGTCAGATACTTGGAACGACATTCACTGAATCAGTTGAATGGTTGGAAGAAAACTTTCCACAATTAGATGTTAGAAATAGATTAGACGTATTGAATTATAATTGGGAGAGTACTGAATGAATATAGGAATGGAATTACAGGACAAGTATGGATTAGCTGGAACTAAACCAAGTGATTATGTCACAGATGAAGATGGAAATATTGTATTTGATAAATTAGGAAAACTTCCAGTTAAAAAAATAAATTCATACTTTACAGCTGATATAAAAGATGATGGGGAGAAAGATAATGGGAAAACAAGTTAAAAAACATGGATATAGCTGTAAGTTAGATAGAGTAGTTGATGGTGATACTTGTGATGCTATGATTGACTTAGGTTTTAATACTTGGGTTAAGAAAAGAATCAGATTTATGGGAGTTGATACTTGGGAATCAAGAACACGAAACAAAGAAGAAAAAGTAAAAGGTTTAGCCGCTAAAGCATTCACAAAAGATTTACTTGAAAATTCAGATGAAGGTAAGTTCTCAATCATATCACATGGAACTGGTAAATATGGTAGAGTATTAGGTGAATTATTTGTAAAAGGTCACGAAAAGTCAGTAAATGAGTTACTTAAAGAGAATGGTCATGCTTACGAATATCATGGAGAAAAGAAAAAAGTATTCAACGGATAGTTTTTATTTAATTCCCCCTATTTAAAAAATATTAATTTTATATTTATCTATGTATAGAAATATAATTAATAGGGGATTTCATGTCTTTTAATCAAAATTGTGTTGCAGAAAGTAATTGTGATGTATACCTTTATATAAATCAAATATGGTTTACAAAAGGTGACAACCCTCTTGCTAGTAATGAACCTGAAGAAAATGGTTATTTCAATTTTTCTGTAGCTTGGACTCGGGGTGATAATATTGAATGGGATGGTGTATTGTGGGATACATCAACACATACTTGTTCAGAACCTCCTTGCTGGAATCCTATAGGTTCATTTGATTTATTTTTTGATTGGACAAACACAGAACACACATTAACACCAGACACAAGTGGTGATTTAAATCCAAATGGTATACAAATAACAAGAATTTATAGTGATTATTATAATGAAGCTGGTTTTTATACGGATTTTAAAAATTTGGATCCAGAAGGTAATGAACAAACTGATGGATCTGGTTTTAAACCTGGTAGTCGTATAACAGCTATATCACTTAATGAAGAAAATAGTGGACCTGATAGTCAATTTGGTACTGGTATTCTTTTTAAAGCTAGAGCTAGATTTGCAGATTATGATGGTAATACTGGAGCAGCTGCTTTTGGTTATGAAAATTGGCCAGAAGAAACAGTAAATTGGTGTCAAAACAGTGTGTGTGTAAATGAAGATGGTTCAATTGGAAATTTATATGGTTGTGATGGTTATACTTACCCATCAGATGATAGCTTATGTGAAGAAATATTTACTTCTAATGATTGTGATAATCCATTTGGTCCTGGACCTTCATGTGATAATTGTAAAAGTTCTGCTTTAGATTGTTTACCTCACGGAATTAATATATGGTCACAAGACGCGTTTGAACATGATGTGGATGAATATGCATGGGTAAATACATTTAGTTTTCCTTATCAAACATATTTAGGTGAAGATATACCCCAAACGTATTTTAAATTTGATTTAAGTCATAATGATGGTTTATCAAAAAGTAAATTATATCCACATTATCAAAGAGGTGAAAATCCTCAATATAATTGGGGATGGATTCCAACATATTGGCAACAATTTCAAAATGAAGATGGTATGAATTCATATTGTGGTGGTGATGATTCTAATCAAGGGTGTATGAACTTTGCACCTCCTAATACACACAATACTGTTTTGGAAACATTGGACATTGATATGACTGTTGATGATGAACCTGATTTTGACGACATAGAAAATTGGGTATTTTTAACTAGACCTGGTCAAGAAGAATGTGATAATCAATTTCAAGCTGGTGATGTTGAACTGGGTATGTATACTACTCAATGTGCAAATATATATTTTTCTAATGACCCAACTATAATTTATTTAGCGGAAAAAGCTACTGGTCAGTTAAATAATGATGGTCAATCTATGTTACCAATACAACCATCAGCTGTTATATGGACAGATGAAGATAATTTTTCAGTGGACGATCATATATGGGGTAAATTATCGTCTGGTACTCAAGGTTATGATGGTACGATGTTAGATGTGTTTGCTGGTTCGGCTACAAGTGTACCCTTACCTGAATATCCCACACATAATTCTATACCTTCTGATTATACAGATACTTCTCCAATTACTGTGTATGGTGATACTTGGGTTGATATTGCAAAACAAGGTAGCAGAATTTTTAATAATAGTTATCATGGTAAAATACCATCAAATGAATATCCAGCAGATTTTGCTCCATTACATTGTTTTATTGAAAATTTAGAATTATCTAATCCAACACCAGAATTGGGTATAAATTATAATGGTAATGGTTATTGGTTTCCGGGTGATAATCCATATTCTTCAGAACCACAAAAAAAGTTTTGTTTTTATTTAACAGACCCAAATCACTATGATATTGATACTTATGAAGATAGAGGTAATTCTCAAATTTATCCTGGTATATTTTATGTTACTGGTTTATATAATGTGTGGGAAAAATATGAAGTAATAGAAGGTTGTACAGATCCTTCTGCTTTAAGTTATAATCCAAAAGCAAATGTGGATGATGGTAGTTGTTTTTGGTCAAATTCTGTTGAATTTTTAGATGATGGGTTTACTTCTTCACATTGGGATGAATGTGAATCAGAAATTGAAAATTTTACTTCTGCTGAAGAAATGGGGATAAATTATACTTTTTCAAACCCAATATGTGAAGAATTAGCTGGTATATTATGGTCTTGGCAGGATACTGGTACTATCAGTCAAAGTGAATTTTATCAACAAAATGGTGATGAATCTACTGGTGGTATGGATGAATCTGTAGTTATATATAGATTTCAAGTACAAAATGGGTATCATTATTCCATTAGATTTAGTTGGTTACAATCTAACCCTGTAGAGGGAGTTTCACCTGGGATATCCGTTTCTAACCCGTCAGAGGATAGTAATTGGTTTCAAGGTTGTTCAGATACTCAATGGGAACAACCTGTTATGGAAAGGTGGCCAGGATCACACCCTTATGATGATGATGGTAACCCTATATGGACTCCCGCAGATCAACATGGATTTGAAGGAGATTTTTCAGCTAATGATGGGTTGTTATTCCAAGTTTATCCTGATTGGGTAGATGATTGGGTTCATTATATGGATGAAAGGAATGGGTGGGAACATTTTACAGTTCCTTATCCTTATGGTGTTGGATCTGATGGGCAAACAAAAGAGGGTGTAATTGATTTCTTTAAGGATAGATATAAAGGTTTGAGCCCAGATGATAATGACTTATTGGATGTGATAAAAGATCCTAGAAATTTTGGTTATTGTGATGATGTAGGTGGAGATGGTACTATAGGAGATCAATTAGGTTGGGATCAAGGATTCAATTTAACATCTATTAAACATTGTCACAACCCAGACACATGTGATTTTAGACCAACTAATGGTGCACCAAATTCCAATGACCATGATGATTGGGTTTATTATACAGATTCAATTGATGATCAAGAAATGGGTGCTAGTGGTTTGGTACGTCAATGTATACCTTTTAGTCCTTTGGATTTTTTAAGGCAAAATGTTGAAGGTAATAGCAATACTACTGTACTTTTAGGGCATAGGAGAGGAATTGCTCTCGGTGATGGTTGGAGAAATTGTTTTTTTGATCATGATGAACAAGATGGTTCGTGTGATGATTATGTAAATGGTGTGGATCCTTATTGGTATGGAGAACATTGGCATGCTGGATTAATAGATTTTGTATCTACATGGGATGGTTGGGCATATATAGTTTCTAGAAGAGTACAAGAAATTTTACCAACTTCAAGTAATGCGGCTATTCCTGTTAATATTTCCGCTGAAAATGCTGATGGTTTATATAACCCAAATGAATTTTCACCAATGCCAGATGAATATAATGTATATGGTGAAGGAGATATTTTTAATCAGTCTGAAAATAGATATGATATGTATAATTATACTAAATTTCCATTTCAAGAAGGTGCACCATGGTATTATAGAATTGGTGAAGATGGTAAACCAATAAAAGGTCCTATGAAATTATCACAATCATTTGTTGACATGGGAAATAACCCGGAACAAATATACCTAAATCTGATGGATGATGATTGTGGTCAACAATGGATGTATGTCAATGATTGTGACATTATAGATGATTATCAAGGTATGCCTAATTATAAAATGTTTAATTTTAATTCTGACTATTATCTTAATGAAGAAGGTGAACCTCATAGTATTGCAAAATATAATGCGATGTGGTATAGACTTAATTTTTCACAAGGTTTGGGTAGATTTATATCTACTGGGGTTTGTAAGAGTGATAATCATTGGGGATATACAAAATTTCCAACATGTACTACACCTGATTGTAGTGCTTGGTGGCTTCCTGGTAGTGAAATAGATTATTGGGGTTGTTATTATGATAATAGTTGTAACTGGGAAGAAATATTTGGTGGTGGTTATGATGACTATTTTTGTCCTGATGGCTGTTGTCTTGGTGAATGTGATTATATACCATATTGTTATACATGTTGGTGGGATTATAGTTATGACGATCCAGATGATGATATAATTGATTATTGGGATTATTGGCCTGAACAAGATTGGTGGGATGATTATAATGATTATTTTGACTATGATTATGATTGGTCTTAAGGAGAATATTTTATGTTAAAAAAAATTATAAATAGAGATAGATCTTTTTTCAATAATTCTAATCGTTCTAGAATTAAAAAGCATAATGATGGTAAGATATTCCCAATCAGTAGAAAAAATTTAAGTAGGAATGTGAATTCAATTGAAATAGGTCCGTTAATTACAAGTGGAACTTTTTATAAACCAAATGAATTATTATTTAAAAGGTGGAGAAAAAGTTTTAGTAAAATAGCACATTATGATTTATATGATTATTGGTTAACTGGTTCTTGGTTATATGAATATCCTACATGGGATATAGATGTAGTTATGGTTCCCAAACCTGGTATAAAATTTGATGCCAAGTTAGTTGAAAAAATTATATATGAAGGTATGTGGTATGCTCATATGGATCACAGATTTTTTATGGATTTATATTATTTGGAAATACCAGCTTTTGAAGAAAGAAAAGAAATGTGGTCGTCAGCGAACATGGGTAATGCAACAAAAATTAAACATATGCAATTAGTTAATCATCAAAGTATTGGTATTGTGGATAAAATGCTTATAAATAATATAATATATAAAGATTTTACTGGAATTTCTAAAAAAGTTAGAGGTTCAAAATATTTATTTATTAGGGATGGGAAATCTATGTCGGATAAACAATTGGATAGAATAAAATCTGGTGCAAATTATAATCCCAGATCATTTGAACTTATAAATGATATGCCAGTAAGTTGGAATAGAAGTTCTACCAGAAATTATGAAAAAACACCTTATGATAGGTTTATGGATAAATGATTGTAATAACAGAAATATCATCAAAATCAGAACCAGAATGGATTGAAATATTTAATGCTGGTAATACACCAGTACCTTTAAGTGGTTGGAAGTTTGTTGGTTATAATGGACATCCTGGGAATACTGATTGTGGATATGAAGACGATAAATGGATTGATTTTGATTTATGTTATCAAGGTCAAGGTGGTTGGACAGGTACTGCCAATTATTGTAATAATGATTGTATATTACCACCTGGAGAATTTTTAGTTGTATATGAATCTCCATCTCCATGTGGTGGTTTGAATTGTACTGATATATATGATAAAAATATTAATAATTTCCCTAATCCAGATCCTCCTTGTTATGTTATGGGGTATAATGATTCTAATCAACCAGCTAATACTTCTAATCATGGTTGTGGTGATTATGATTGCTCACATCAAAATGGGGATTGTGATTTAATTGCTCTGTTTCCATCAAATATTTCTCCACCAACTAATAATACAACAGGTAAGTGGACAGGTAACTATACTAATGCACATACTTATGTTCAATATACGGATGATGGGAATACTAATGTGGGAGGTACTAAATCCATATCATTGACTGATCCATATAATCCTAATAGTTGGACACCCACAACTTTTTCAAATAATGCATCACCAGGATATCCCACTCCTGATTATGAACAAAATTTTGTAGTGGAAGGTTTAGTAGGTGATACAAATTTAGACGGTGTTGTAAATGTTGTAGATATAGTTCAAATTGTAAATCATGTATTGGGTAGTAATAATTTAGTTGGTCAAGCACTTCAAAATGCAGATGTTAATAGTGATGGAACAGTAAATGTAGTTGATATTGTTAATTTAGTTAATAGTATATTAGGACCAAATACAACTCAAGGTAATCAAATTATCAATCAACTTACAACACAACAAACGCCAATACCCCCTGTGGTAACTACTAAAAGAAAGGGTACTAAAAAGGTACCGGTAGAAAGAACACCATTGACTATTTCACAATATTTAAATCAAAGTGTTAATGTTGGGATGAATGCACACAAAGGAAATGGTGGTAAAAGAATAAAAAAGAGAAAAGGTGGGTATAGGCCTGGGAGGAGAAAATAATGTCAACTTATAGTGAAGCTTTAATGTGGTTTTATGGTGGTTGTGGTGGAGACTGTAATGTTGCACAATCAGGTATTGATATATGTAATTCTTCACATTGTGTTAAATTCAATGACTATGATGGTGATGGTGAAATAACAATAAACGATTTGTCAATTTCTATGTGTTGTTTGATGGGTAGAAATATAAATGTATGTGGTTCACAATGTCAATTTGTTTATCCTATACAACCTCAAGAAAATATTCCCACATAATAATAAAAAATGCTTGACTTTATACCTGAAAATGTTATATATTAACACCTATGGATAAATACGAAGAAAGTTATAGAAAGAAATTCCCAAAAGGAAAAGATTGGAAAACGCCAAAGAAAAATCCATATGGGTTTTGTGGATTAAATGAAAGTTCATATCATGGTATGGAAACTGTTGCAGTTTCAATTGAAAAATATAATGAATTGAAAGAAAAATATGAAGAATTGAAACAACATTATCATTTTGATATGAGAAATAAACAAATACAAATAAAAGTTCTAGAAAATAAGATAGAGGAATTGGAGTCATAAAATGGAAGTAGGAAATACACCTCTGATAAAATTGTCAGATAAGTTATATGGTAAGTTAGAAGCTATCAATCCTGGTGGTTCTATAAAGGATAGACCTGTTAAATATATTCTTGATAGATATGAAAAAGATGGATTATTAAAAAAAGGTGATACTATTATAGAAGCTACAAGTGGTAACACAGGTATATCATTAGCTATGATGTGTGCAGAACGAGGATATAAATGTGTAATCGTTATGCCATCAGATATGTCAGAAGAACGAAAAAAGATGATGAAGTTCTTTGGAGCAGATTTAGAAGAAGTTGATGCTGGTGATTTTGATGAAGCTATTAGATATAAAGAAGAATTAGCTCAATGGTATGGTTATGTTGAGTTAAATCAATTTAATAATCCATTAAACATTGAATGTCACCATAAGACAACATTTGAAGAAATCCTAAACGATGCATCACAGATAAAATTCAATCAAGAAATATCAGCTTTTATTGCTGGTACTGGAACTGGTGGAACTTTAATGGGTTTACAAAAAGGTGTTGAAGAAAGAAATCTTAAAACAAAAATTGTAGCAGTAGAACCTGCAGAATCTCCTGTAATGAGTGGTGGTGAAAAAGGACTTCACGGAATACAAGGTATTGGTGATGGTTCAAAGTTTTTAGTAGATTTAGATAAAGTGGGTGAAGTTATAACTATATCTACAGAAGAAGCTAAAGAAAGAGCATTAAGACTTGCGAAAGAGAATGGTTTATTTGTTGGTATATCGGCTGGAGCCAATGTGTTAGCATCTGAACGGTGGATTGAAAAACATAATCCCAATGGAGTTGTAGTTACAATTCTATGTGATAGGGGTGAAAGATATTTCAGCCTATATAAATAATACTTGTTTTATATCTAAAAAAGGTTATAAATTATAATATGTATCAAAACATTTTTGTTAAAAGATTAGCTAAAGGTTCAGAAGTTCACTTGTGGGATGATCAAGTTGGTTATCAAAAATTTATTTACAAACCATATGCGTACTTAAAATCTGCTAGTGGAACATATAAATCTTTATATGGTGATAAATTGAAGAAAGTTAATTATTGGGAACAAGAAGATTTAGAAAACGGCAGAGTATTTGAATCTGATGTTCCAGTTGAAACACGAATATTAGTTGATAGATATGGTGATTCAGATGAATCTTCTACTGGACACAGAGAAGTATTTTTTGATATTGAAGTTGAAGTTACTGATGGATTTCCAGATCCATCAATAGCTAAAAATAAAATAACATCTATAGCATTATATGATAAAGTTGCTGACAGTTATACTTGTTTGATATTAGGAAATATCAAAAATTCAATTCATAAAAAAACTACTATAGAAGCTTTTGGTAGTGAAGAAGAATTATTGCAGAGGTTTTATCAAAAGTATCTAGAAATAAACCCAACTATATTGAGTGGTTGGAATATAGATGGTTTTGATATACCATATTTGTATAATAGAACTAAAAGGGTTATGGGTGAAAGTTTTGCCAATACTTTATCTCCCATAGGTGAAGTTTATTATAATGATTCCAGAAAAATGTATAAAATAGCTGGTGTATCATGTCTTGATTATCTTAAATTGTATAGATGGTTTACATATACACAACAATCATCATATAGATTAGATTTCATAGGTCAACTTGAAGTTGGTATTGGTAAGATTGAGTATGAGGGAACTTTACAAGATTTATATGAAACCGATATAAACAAATATGTGGAATATAATTTAAATGATGTTATTATTGTAAAGGCATTAGATGATAAATTAAAATTTATTGATTTGGCTCGTGGTGTTAGTCATCTTGGTCATGTACCTTATGAAGATAATTTTTATAGTAGTAGGTATCTCGAAGGTGCTATGTTGGTTTATATGAAGAAGGTTGGTGTTATAGCCCCAAACAAAAAGTTTGGTGCTAAAATGAAAAGTGATGATGAAAAATTTAGTGGGGCATATGTAAAAGATCCAAAATCTGGTAGATATGATTGGGTTTATGATTTAGATTTGACATCAATGTACCCTTCAGTTATTATGTCTTTAAATATATCACCTGAAATGAAGTTGGGTAAATTGATTGGCTGGGATGCAGAAGAATTTATCAGGGGTACATCGAAAACATATTCGTTGGAAAAGAATAATAGGATACAAGGTACATTCGATGAAATACAATTAAAAAAATTATTTAGTGAAAATAATATAACTATATCTTCTAATGGTATATTATATAGAAATGATAGGAAGGGATTGATTCCTGTATTATTGGAAAAATGGTTTAATGAAAGAGTTGAATATAAAACTCTTATGAAAAAATATGGTAATGAAGGTGATGATGAAAAATATGGTTATTTTAAAAGAAGACAACATATTCAAAAGATTATTCTTAATTCTCTGTATGGTGTGTTAGGATTACCTGTATTCAGATTTTATGATGTTGATAATGCTGAAGCTACTACATTAACAGGACAAGAATTAATAAAATTTACAGAGAAGATAGCTAATCATTATTATAATAAAGAACTTGATGATAAGGAAGATTATTGTATTTATACAGATACTGATTCTGTATTCTATCCGGCTTTACCACTTGTTAAAAAAAGATTTCCAGATGTAGATGTTAATAATGAAGAATTTATGACAACACAAATATTGGATGTTGCTAAAGAAGTTCAAGATTTTATTAATAATAGTTATAATTATTTTGCTAAAAAGTTTTTGAATATTAAAGGTGATCATAGATTTGATATCAAACAAGAGTGTGTTGCCAAATCAGCATTTTGGGTTACAAAGAAAAGATATGGTCAATGGATTATTAATGATGGTGGTGTTAAATGTGATAAACTTGATGTTAAAGGTTTAGATATTGTTAGAAGTAATTTCCCACCAGCGATGAGAGATTTAATGAAAAATGTGTTACAAATGATATTATCAAATGAACCAAAAGATGACATTGATGATATTATAATGAAATTTAAAAAGAGTATGAAAACCGAACCTATTGAAGACATAGCATTACCAACTGGTGTTAAAGGTTTGAAAAAGTATTTGGATAAGAAGAGAAGTAAATTTTCTAACACTGGATCTATATTTAGTAATTTAAAGAAGGGTACTCCTGTTCATGTTAAAGCTTCTATTAAATATAACGATTTATTAAAACATTTTGGGTTAAATAATATAGAACCAATTAGAAATAGTTCTAAAATAAAATGGATATATTTGAAAAACAATTCTTATGGTATTGAAGCTATAGCATTTAAAGGTTATGATGATCCACCTGAAATTATGGATTTTATTAAGCAGTATGCTAATTATGATAAGTTATACAAAGGTGCTATGGAAAAGAAGATAATAATGTTTTATAATGCATTAAATTGGGAAATGCCTACTGATAGACAAAATTCTATTGAAAGATTTTTTTAAAAAAAGCTTGTTTTATATTCTAAAAAAGTTTTATATTATAATAATTAAATAATCATATAATAAGGAGAATGATATATGAAAAAGAATAAACTTAATGGGTTTATTAAAAAATATGGTTTATCTGGTAATGTTAATTCTGTTGTGTGGAAAGTGGAAGATAATGTGTTGAATACATCATTTGTCACTGCTGATAAGAGTTTATTGGGTAATTTAGAAGTTTGTGGTGTTGATTTAGAAAATGGTGAAGTTGGTATTTATTCTACGGATCAATTAGATAAATTACTTGGAGTTTTAGGAGATGATATAAAATTATCGTTGAATAAAGTTAATGATAAACCTATATCACTTAAAGTAAATGATAATAATAATATATCTGTTAATTATACATTATCAGAAACATCAGTTATAGGTACGCCACCTAAATTAAAAAGAACACCTCCATTTGGTATTAAGATAAAGATGGATAGTGATTTTGTTAATACATTTATTAAAGGTAAATCTGCTTTATCTGATGTTGATAGTTTTACATTAGTTTCTAATAATGGGTCGGTTGATTGTATTATTGGTTATTCATCTACAAATACAAATAGGATCAATATACCAACTAATTTAATTGAATCTGATTTGGAAAAACCCATTTCTTTTAACGCTAATTTATTCAAGGAAGTTTTAGTTGCTAATAAAGAGTGTACATCAGCTATTTTAGAAGTAGCTAAAGATGGTTTAATGAAAATGAACTTTAAAGTTGACGACTTTGATGTTACTTATTATTTAGTTGCAATGCAGGATAATGATTAATGAGTCATAGTTTATGGGTAGAAAAATACAGACCTACTGATTTATCAACTTATATAGGTAATGAACATCTTAAAAGTAAGGTGAGTATATATTTAGAAAATGAAGATGTACCTCACCTTTTACTTTATGGTAAAGCTGGTACAGGTAAAACCACACTTGCTAAGATAGTTGTTAAGAACATTGATTGTGATTACATGTATATAAATGCTTCTGACGAAAATAAGGTTGATGATGTCAGGAATAAAGTTAAAACATTTGCATCTTCTGTTGGGTTTAAAGATTTGAAAGTTGTGATTCTTGATGAGTGTGATTATCTTACACCAAATGCACAAGCAGCGTTAAGAAACCTAATGGAAACATTTTCAAAACATTGTCGGTTCATTCTTACTTGTAATTATGTAGAAAGAATAATCGATCCAATTCAATCGAGATGTCAATCATACAAAGTTGTTCCACCATCTAAAAAAGAGGTAGCTCAACAAATGGTTAATATTTTAAATCAAGAAAGTATTGTTTATGATTTAGATGATGTAGCTTTAATTGTAAACGCTGGATATCCAGATATTCGTAGAGTTATAAATTCTGCACAAAGACAAGTGGTTGGTGGTGAATTGAAGATTGATAATAGTTCTATTATTCAAAATAATTATAAATTACAATTATTAGAATGTTTGTCTAATGGTAATAATTTTACTGATGTTAGGCAGTTGATTGCTGATAATTCTATAAGTGATTATTCGGAATTATATAGATTATTATATGATGATGTTGGTGCTTATTCAAATGGCAAAGATGCTGAATGTATATTAGCTATTGCTCAAGGACAATATCAAGATGTTAATGTGGTGGATAAAGAAATAAACTTTATGTCTACAATGATTAAAATAATGGAGATAATTAAATGAAAATAACAAAAGAATATTTGGAAAGAAATGTTGATAAGTTTAATATACCAGATATTCCAATTAAGGGTATTAAAGTTATAGGTATTAAAATATTACATCGTAATATGGTTAATAATGATACGATTTATGGTCAACACAGAGTACATGATGAAATAACAAATAGAGTAGATAAATTAGAAAAATCATTTAAAGGTGGTTTAGATTTTAATCAACCAATACCAATTGTTGAAGAACGGACTGATGGGATTTATGATAGAATTGATGGGTTTGGTAGAGATGGTTATTTTGAAGTAAGTAATGTTAATTGGTATGCACATATTGTTGTAGAATGTTCTACTCCAAGATCAAAAAGAGCTTTAAGGATTTGGTCTAATAGGAAATTACCAAAATGGGATAACACAGAACACGACTTACAAAACTCTATCATAGAAGCAGTAGAAATGAAGGAAATGAAAAATTCAGAGAAAGCTTTCAAGGATTTTCTAAAAGAATGTGAACCGCACTTAGATAAAGTTTCCAAAGGTAAAGTTTTAACTGCAGTTATGGATAGATTAAAAACTAATAAACCAAAAAATAAAACTTGGACTTATACTGATAAAAGTATAAAAACTGAATGGATAGATAAATGCTGGGAAAGTGAACCAGTATATGGATTTCAAACAGGTAATGATTATAATGAGGGTGGTGACTGTCATCAGATAGCTTTACCATATAGTTATGAAGATACAAAACTATATACAGCAGTACGAAATTGGATAAAACATGGTAAAGTAACAGAGATAATACTCCATGTCATTAGAGGTGTTAAAGGTTTAGATTCATTAAATAAAGGTAGAAAAAAATGTTTATCTAATATAGAAGAATATAAATCAAATTTAGATAAACTATATGGAAAAAAACTCAAATGGAATAAATTCTTAAAAATTAAAGGATTTGTACCACAACATGTAGATGAAAATATTAAGAAATTAATACCAATAAATAATATTAAATAATGGAGATAATTAAATGAAGTATTTAAATGAAAAAGCTTATCAGGAAGTATTGGAAAGAATTAGAATGCCTTTATTTCAAATAAAATTACATTTGGAAGATAGAGGTTTATCTGAACATGTTGATTTTAAACCTCATGTAGAAGAAATAGAAAATTTTTTACAAGAAATTGGTAATGAATCTGAAGTGTGGGAAATAACTGAAGATACATCTGTGTGGGGTACAAAATGAATGAAATGGTAATGGATAGTGGTTTGAGAATGTTAGAACATAAAAAGGGTTCTGGAAAAAAACCTACTGATGGTCAAACTGTAGTTGCTCATTATAAAGGTTATTTAGAAGATGGTACTGTTTTTGATAGTTCTTATGATAGAAACAAACCTTTTGAATTTCCTATCGGTAAAGGTAGAGTAATTAAAGGATGGGATGAAGGATTTGCTGATATGAATGTTGGTAGTAAAAGAACTTTGATTATACCACCTGAACTTGGTTATGGTGAAAGAAATATGGGTAAAATTCCACCAAATTCCATATTAATTTTTGATGTAGAATTATTGGAGGTAAAATAATGTTGGATGGAGAAATGCATAGTGGTGTAGATATGTCGAAAACAACGGCATATAAATGTGAAGAATGTGAACATGATGTATTTAATACAAGATATAAAATGAGAAAATTATCAGCTTTGGTATCACCATCAGGTCAAGAAGCTATTATACCAATGCAAGTTTTCAGTTGTAATAAATGTGGGCATGTTAATAAAGAATTTCAACAAGGTGAATTTGAATAATGCCAATATATACCTATAAATGTCCAAAATGTTGTGACACAAAAGATATTTTAGGTAAGTTGGGTGATGATGCACCATTCTGTAAAGATTGTAGTACACCTGTACCAAGAAGACATATAAGAATGGAAAGAATATATGGTTCAACAGGTAAACCACAATTCAAAGGTAATGGGTTTTATGAAACAGATTATAAAAAGAAAGTAAAACCAGGATGACGATTGTAGATTGGGTGAACCAGTTGTTGGTTCATAAAAAAGATTGGAATGATTTTTCGGAATCAGATCAAAAAACATTTAATCCTTTTATTATAAATAGATGGCTGTCTATGGATAGAGAATTTATTGAAATAGTCAATTTTTTTCAAAAATATTCTATTGGATTATTGGAACCAAAGGATACTTATAAATGGTATCGTGATATCCTTCCTAAAGGAAAACGTTTCAATAGGTATATTAAAGGAAAAAAACAAGTGAAATATGATGTAGAATTGGTGGATATAGTTTGCAAATATTACGAAGTCAGTAAAAAAGAATGTGTTGAATATGTGGATATTTTGGATAAAAATCAATTAAAATCGTTATTAGAAATATATGGTAAGGAACCAAAACAAATTAAAAAACTATTGAAGGGTAAAAAATGAAAAGTAAAATTAAAGTTATAAAAGAAGCTTCTAAAAAAAGTTCATTAAATGGTGTTATAATGAATAATAATATGGGATGGGATGACACTAACCCTATAAATTTTATAGAAGAAAAATATCCAGATACAACAAAAATGTTTCAAGACATCCAATTTAATCAATGGGAATTATTCTGTAAAAAACAAAAAGATTATGGTCCAAAAAATATATCAGTTGGAAGTAACCTTGAAACAGAAGAAGAAGTTAAATTAGCACTTACAGGATTATGGTTCAGAATGAATGATAAGATGCAAAGATTTCAACAAATTGTTATAAACAATCAAGAACCTGAAAATGAATCATTAATGGATACCTTTATGGACTTAGCAAATTACGCTATAATAGCACAATTAGTGAAAGAAAAAGTTTGGGGGAAATAATATGACTAAATTAGAATACATATGGATTGATGGAACTGAACCAACAAGTCAATTGCGTAGTAAAACAAAAATTGTAGAAGAATTTGGTAGGAGTATAACTGATTGTCCTGTATGGGGGTTTGATGGTTCATCAACAAATCAAGCTGAAGGAGCTAACTCTGATTGTGTTTTAAAACCTGTTAGATTATATGAAAATCCTATGGAAAAACACGATTCATTTTTGGTATTATGTGAAGTTTGGGATGTCCATGACCATCCACATCCGACTAATCATAGGTTTGAATTGGAAGAGTTATACCAAACACATAGAGAGCAAGATGTATGGGTTGGTATAGAGCAAGAATATACTTTGTATGAAAATGGTAGACCATTGGGATGGCCAATAGAAGGTGAGCCTGCACCACAAGGTGATTACTATTGTGGTAGAAATAAAGGCGATTGGATTGCTCGCAGACATATGGATTATTGTATTAAAGCTGGTATCAAGATTAGTGGTATTAATTCAGAAGTTATGCTTGGACAATGGGAGTATCAGATTGGTGCCGATGACCCAATAGTAATATCAGATGATATTTGGGTTGCTCGTTGGATATTGGAAAAGGTTTGTGCTAAAAACGATATAGAAGTATCACTTGACCCAAAACCTGTTGAAGGTGATTGGAATGGTGCTGGTGCTCATACAAACTTCTCAACAAAGGCTATGAGAGAAGATGGTGGTGATAAAGTTATACATGAAGCTATACAGAAATTAGAAAATAAACATCAAGAACATATTGGTGTTTATGGTCATGGTAATGAAAGACGACTCACTGGATTGCATGAAACTTGTCCAATTAATAGATTTCATTGGGGAGTTTCGGATAGAGGAGCATCAGTTAGAGTTCCTTGGCAAGTAGCAAAAGATGGTAAAGGTTATCTTGAAGATAGAAGACCTTCTGCTAATTGTGATCCTTATAAGGTTTGTTTTAAATTAACAGAAACAATATGTGGAGATTAATATGTTATTAGAATTATGTTTTTTATTTTTTATGGTTGTATATTGGTTTAGTGAAGGGTGTACTGAAGGATATACATGGGCAAATGCAAAACAAAGAAAATCAAATAAATTAATATTTGGTAGTATTAGTAAAAAGGGTAAACCTAGTGGGGTAGGTATTCTTGATTATCATGCTTGGAGATTAGGTGAAAATATAGGTACTGTAGGTTGTATCTTATCAGCATATACACTTGGTATGTGGGCTGGAACTAGTTTTTACGATTTATTATTTATTTGGTTAGGTAGTTGGATGGTTGGTTATTTTGTATATGAAAGAGCATTGAATTATGTGTGTCTTGATGATCCTTTCGCAAGTAAAGCACCATGGAAAATGATGAACATAAGTTTACCTCGTTCAAATGTATTTGATTGGGGTGTATGTGTTTTAGGTTTGATTATATTTTATATAGGATGTTAAGGAGAAGATAAATGAAAGATATGTTCGCATTTGATGCAGCAGTTTATAAAATGAGACAATACTTTAGAGAAGCAAAGGGATTTATAGAAGTTCCAACACAATCAAGAAGGTCTATATTAGCGGCTTGTGAAGATCCAAAAACCATATCACAATATGTGTTTAATGGTGTAAACTGGCCGTTACCGCAGACTGGACAAATGTGGCTTGAATATGAATTATTAAAGAATCCAACAGTAAAAGGTGTATTTTGTGTATCAACGAGTTATAGAAATGAACCAAATCCTGTTGAAGGTCGTCATGAGAAATTATTCCCAATGTTCGAGTTTGAGTCTCACGGTGGTATGGACAAATTAGAAGAAATGGAAGAAGAATTATTAGAGTTTTTAGGTTTTGGTTCTGAACATGGTAAAATCAAATATGATGAAGCATGTGAAAAATATAGTGTTGATGAATTAGATTATGCAGAAGAAGAAGCTATGAGTAAAGAATTAGGTACTTGTACATTTTTATCACATTTTCCACATAGAACACATCCATTCTGGAACATGAAACAAAATGATGATGACAAAAATCTTTACAATAAGATTGATGTTATCATGCATGGTCAAGAAACAATTGGTTCAGCTGAAAGAGCAGTTAATGTTGATGAAATGAGAGAAAACTTCCATTCAATTTCAGACGGTGAGTATGCTCAATTACTTTACAACCATTTCACAAAAGAAAGAGTTGAAAAAGAATTAGAAGAATACTTATCACACGATTTCTTCCCTAGATTCGGTGGTGGAATTGGTGTAACGAGAATGGTAAGAGCTATGGAAATGTCGGGGTTAACTAAGTGAAACAAACGACATGGAATAAAGACTGGAGAAAATCCGTCATCATAATGAGTGGTGGATTTGATCCTGTACATAAAGGTCATTTAAGAATGTTTAGAGAAGCAAGTTGGTTAGGACATCAAGTTATAGTGGGATTAAATTCAGATGATTGGTTAACTCGTAAAAAAGAAAAACCATTTATGGATTTCAAAGAAAGAAAAGAAATACTTGAAGGTTTTAAATATGTCAACCAAGTGTTAGCCTTTGATGATAAAGATGATACGGCTTGTAGTTTAATCAAACAAGTTAGAACCATTTATAGTGGTCAAGGATTTAACTATGATTATTTAGATTCAAACCCAACCGGTGAAAAAGAATATAAATTGTTTTTTGCTAACGGTGGGGATAGAACATCAGATAATGTACCTGAAATGCAGGTTTGCCAGGATTTAGGTGTAGAAATGATTTGGGGAATAGGTGGTGACAAAATACAATCATCATCTTGGTTATTAGATAAATAATAACATTGGAGTCTGGTGGAATTGGCAGACACGCCCTCTTGTCTCGGGGGTGAAGATAAAAGGATAAACATGGTTTAATGGGTTGACCACTACTTAGGTGCACACTTGAACTAAGGCTAACTTCTTCGTGTAGGTTCGACTCCTACGGCTCCAGCATAAAAAGCTTGTTTTATATTACAAAAAGGTTGTATATTTTATTATGGAAAAATATGTAGATATAAAAAAATTAAAGGTTAAATCTATACCTAAAAATATAGGTAAAAAAATGATTGAAAAATATCATTATTCTCATGCGTGGACAAGTTGTCGTTATGCATTGGGTCTTTTTTATGAAACTGGTAATGATCATGCATTTTTTGATGAAAAGGAAGAAAAACTAATTGGTGTTGCTGTTTATGGTTATCCTGTTGGTAGGTTGGCTGCACAATCTATTTCCAGTGAATTGGAAAATAAGAATGTATTAGAATTAACACGGTTATTTATTCATGATGGTTATGGTAAAAATATAGAATCATCTTTTATTAGTAGGACTTTTGAATGGTTAAAAACAAATGATAAATCCATTAAAGCTTTATTATCTTATGCAGATCCTAAAGAAGGTCATTTGGGTGGTATTTATCAAGCAACTAATTGGGTATATCAAGGGGATAAAATTAGATATTGTGATTCTTGGTTATTAAGGTTGGAAGAGGATGGTGATTGGATACATTCCAGAACTATTTTTGCTATGTATGGTACTAATAACATGGAAAAGTTGAAAGACAAGATAGGACATACATTTTGGTTGAAAGAAGATCCACGTAAACACAGATATGTTTATTTTTTAGGTACAAAAAAAGAAAAGAAAAAATTTATAAAATCTTTAAAACATCCGTCTATGGATTATCCTAAAAATACTGGTAATAATGAATTGAAAATAAAAAAAGTTGTTGTTGACAATAATTCTAATATTTTATAGAGATTAAAATTATGAATAATTTCTGGGATGGTGATCCTACATCAGAAGTAGAAATGGATACTTTAGATAAGAATAATATTGAAATGGAACGAATACCATCCAATTTAGCTAAAAGTATAATAATTAAAAATCATTATAGTCATGCATTTCCAGCATCTGAATTATGTTTGGGATTTTATGTAGAAAAGAAATTGAATGCAGTTTTAGTTTATGGTCAAAGTGCATCGTCAACTATGAAAGATAGTCTTCCTGGAAAATATTGGGAATTAGTTAGGTTGTTTAGTTTTGATTGGGCTGGTAAGAATATGGAAAGTTATTGTATAGGTCAAAGTATAAAATATATAAAGAAAAATCATCCTGATATAAAGATATTAGTATCTTTTGCCGATCCAGAACAAGGTCATTTTGGAAAAATATATCAAGCAACCAATTGGTTGTATTGTGGAACTAGTACTGAAGATACTTGGTATATTATTGATGGTAAAAAAGTACATCCCAGAACTATGAATCAAAGGTATGGTACTCGTAGTAAAGATAAATTGAAAAAAATGGGAGTTCAATACGAAATTAAAAAATTACATGGAAAATATAGATATTTGTATTTAATGGGAAATAAAAAGGAAAAAAAGGATATGATGAAAAATTTAAAATATAAAATATTACCTTACCCAAAGGAGAAAGATGAATAGAACATTTTATAGATTATTGTTTGTATTTACCGTAGTTACACATCATATTGGGCTTTGGGTTATAACATTAAGTGTTCCTTTATTATTTATCAATGAACCTATTTGGATAGCATTACCACTATCAGCGTGGATAATGCATTTAGCTTTAAACAGATTAGATTGTCCATATACAAGATTAGAAAATAATTTAAGAAGAAAATTAGATATGGAAGAAATTAGTACATTTATTTCACATTATTATAAAAAACCATATCATAGAATGGTAGGCAAAAATGAATAAAATATCATACAGTCAATTATCGATGTATAGCCAATGCCCAATGCATTGGAAACTAAGATATGTGGATGAAATATCCGTATCAGAATCAAATATACATTTGGTATTTGGAACAGCAATGCACGAAACAATACAACATTATCTTGATGTGATGTATGGTGAAAGTGTGAAAAAGGCCAATGAAATTGATTTACCAGCATTGTTACAAAAAGAAATGATAAATGAATTTAAAAAAGCTGAAGAAAATGATGGTAAACCACCATGTACAAAAGAACAATTATCAGAATTTTTTGATGATGGTATTGAAATACTTGATTTTTTTAGGAAGAAACGGGGTGAATATTTTTTCAAAAATAAATGGGAATTAATTGGTTGTGAAGTTCCAATAGATATGGAATTAAAGAATAATATTAGAATGGTTGGTTATCTTGATGTGGTGTTAAGGCATAAACCAACAGATTCAATAAAGATAATTGATTTGAAAACATCCACAAAAGGTTGGAATAAATGGATGAAAAAGGATTTTGATAAAACATCACAATTATTGTTATATAAACAATTTTATTCTAAACAATATAATCATCCCATAGATAGAATAGATATTGAATATTTGATATTGAAAAGAAAGTTGTGGGAAAATGTGGATTTTCCACAAAAGAGATTTCAGAAGTTTGCACCTGCCAGTGGTAAGGTTTCTATGAACAAGATAGGTAAAAAATTGAATAGGTTTATAGATGAAGCGTTTGCCAATGATGGTAGTTATTCGGCCGATGCTCTGCACGCCACGCCGAGTAAAAACGCTTGTAGATTTTGTGAATTTAATCAAACTGAATATTGTAAAGAAGGTATAATTTAATTGAGTAGACATGTTTATTCATTATTACTTAACATAGAAGATATATTAAGTGAAGAAGAGAATGTAGTTAGTTTTTTAAAATCTTTTTACAAAAATAGAGATTTTGAATTGAATATAGTTGGGTTGAATGGAAGTACTAATAAATTTGTAAAAAAATATGATTATATGATAAATAAATCGTATAAAAATGGTGATATAATAAATTATAATTTTTTTGTTATAAATAATGGTGATAAATGTGGGTGGAGGTATAAATATGAAGGTAATATTTTAGATGGTTTGGAATATTATAAAAATATTTATAAACAAATAAAAAGGATAGATAAAAAAAATGAAAATAGGAATAGATAAAAAATTGACTATATTGATATCATTGTGGATTTTAGATAAATTGATAATGTTGGCCATGTTTTTACTTTTCAATAATGGTAATTGTTAATGAAAATAGCTATAATTGGCAGTCGTAAATATGAAAATAAAAAGAAAATAAAAGATTTTATTTTTAAATTGAAGCAAGAACATGGTGAAGATACTACAATCGTAAGTGGTGGTTGTAAAGATGGGGCTGATAAATACGCTAAGAAATACGCTCTTGAATTGGGTTTACAATATGAAGAATATCCACCTGATCATTTTCCTCATAATTTATATTGCCCATTATCTGAATCTAGATATGGAAAGCCTTATCATGTAAAGAATTATCATGTTAGAAATAAGATAATTGCTGGAACTAGTGATTATATAGTTGCATTTATTCCAAAGGGCATAAGCACGAGTGGTACAGAATCTACATTAAAATATGCCGAAAAATTTAATAAAAAAACTTTAATAATTTATTAAAAAAAGTAGTTGTTTTCTGTATTTTATATATATGTATATATATGAGTATAGAATGTAAAACAAAATTAACATCTGTAAAGATAATCGAAAATTTATACAATGAATTTAGGCATATAAGTCTGGATGATGATATAAATTTGCAAAAGTTGGTCAATAGAAGTATATTATTATATATAAGTGATGATGATAACTTTAGAGATAAAATAAAAATTACAGATGAACTTCTAATGTCTGGTAGTAGTTTTTAGTAAATATCGTTAAAATAAAGGTTATGTATGTCAAAAAGAAAAAAAATATTATTATTATCCGATGATCTTAGAATGACATCTGGTGTAGCTAGGATGTCGTTTGAAATTGTTAGAGGTACTATACATAAATATGATTGGATACAATTAGCTGGGGCTATACAACATCCAGAACATGGTCAAATACTAAATATAAATGGTGATGAAAGAATAAAAATTCCTAAAGGTGGATCTTTAAAACTTTATCCAGTTAGCGGTTATGGTGATGCTGATAGATTATTTGAAATAATTAAACTTGAAAAACCAGATGCTATACTTCATTACACGGATCCAAGATTTTGGATTTGGTTGTATAACATCGAACATGAAGTAAGAACACAAATTCCTATTTTTTATTATAATATATGGGATGATTTACCAGATCCATTGTATAATAGAAATTATTACAGAAGTTCTGATTTATTGATGGCGATTTCAAAACAAACTTATGGTATAAATAAACGAGTAGTCCCAGAATATGAAGATTGGCAAATAACATATGTTCCACATGGAGTAGATGCCGATAATTATCACAGTATAGATAAATCTGATTTGAGATTAACTCAATTTGAAACGAAATTGGATATAAATAATTATAATTTTAAGATATTATTTTGTAATAGAAATATTAGAAGGAAAATGCCAGGTGATGTGATATTAGCATTTAAACATTTTTGTGATATGTTACCTAAAGATGAAGCCGATAAATGTATATTGGTTATGCATACACCAATTGTTGATGAAAATGGTACAGATTTAGGAGCCATACATAGAGATATATGTCCTAACTATAATATAAAATTTACGGAAGTTAAGTTAAATGACAACGAATTAAATCTTTTATATAATTCATGTGATGTTACTATAAATATAGCATCCAATGAAGGATTTGGATTGGCTACATGTGAATCACTTATGGCAGGTACTCCAACTATTATTAATGTTACAGGTGGATTACAAGACCAATGTGGATTTAAAAATGAAGATGGTGAATATCTCACAGAAAATGATTATATCGGTGAATGGGGATCTAATCATAATGGTAAATATCAAGAACATGGTGAATGGGTAAAAACTGTATTTCCATCTACAATATCATTGATGGGATCACCAGTTACTCCATACATTTTTGATGATAGGTGTAGGTGGGATGAAACTGGTGAAGCTATGAAATATTGGTATGACAAAACACCAGATGAAAGAAAAGAAGCTGGGAAAAAAGGTAGAGAATTTGTTATTAAAGAAGGTATGACATCGGAAAAAATGTCTGATAATTTTATTACATCTATGGATACCGTGTTTGAAAAATGGAAACCGAAAGAAAAATATACATTGGAGGTAGTATGAGTATAAAAAATAGACCATCTGTTGTTATAACTGGACCATTCACTAGTAGAAGTGGTTATGGTGAACATGCTAGAGATATTTTTCATTCATTAAGACTTTTAAATAAATTTAATATTAAATTATTTGATGTACGGTGGGGAAATTGTCCACGAAATGCTTTGAATTTAAGAGATGGTAAAGATCTTATTGTATCTGAATCAATAGTAGTGGATCCTAATCTTATTTCTGGGCATAATTCACCAGATATTTACATAGATGTTAGAATACCAAATGAATTTCAACCCATTGGTAAATTTTTTAATATTGGTATAACAGCTGGTATAGAAACAACAGCTGTATCACAACAATGGTTGGAAGGGTGTAATAGAATGGATATGTTAATTGTACCATCTAACCATTCTAAAAAAGCTTTTGTTGATACAGCTTTTGATAAATTGGAAAAATTACCTACTGGTGGTAATCATAAAGTTGGTGAATTAAAACTCGAAAAACCAATGGAAGTTTTGTTCGAAGGATCTGATGATTCTATATACAAACAATTAAAAATTGATGAAATGGATAAAAATGTATTAGATGATATTAATTCTATAGTAAAAGAAGATTTTGCATTTTTATTTGTAGGCCATTGGATAAAAGGTAATTATGGTGAAGATAGAAAAGATGTTGGTAGAATGATTAAATTATTTTATGAAACATTTGCTAATCAGAAAAAACAACCAGCTATTGTATTAAAAACCAGTGGAGCTACTTTTAGTGTAATTGACAAAGAGAGTATCATTTCGAAAATAAATAATATTAAAAATCAATTTCCAAGTGATTGGAATTTACCAAATATTTATTTGTTACATGGTGATTTGACAGATAGTGAAATGAATAGTTTATATAATCACCCAAAAATAAAAACTATGCTTTCTTTTACTCATGGTGAAGGTTATGGTAGACCATTACAAGAAGCTACTATGGCTGGACTACCTGTTATAGCATCTGGTTGGAGTGGTCAAGTAGATTTTTTAGATCCAGCTAATTGTATTTTATTACAAGGTACATTAAATAATGTACCAGAGTCAGCAGTATGGGAAAATATAATTATACCAGAAAGTAAGTGGTTTACTGTTGATGAAACGCAGGCAAAAGATGCTATGAGATATGCATTTAAAAATAGTTTTGATTTTAAAACAAATGCACTTAAACTCATGAATAAGAATCATAGTAAATTTACACATAAACATATGACTGAAAAACTCGGCGAAATTTTAGACAAACATATGGAAAATATTGATATGAAACAACCAGAACATAAGAAAATTAAATTACCAAAATTAAAGAAGATTAATTAAATGAAAGATTTTACAATAAAAACAACATGCTTTTTATGTGATAAAGAAAGTCTTACTGTAGAAAATAATCCTCCAGCTGAATTGATGCAGTGTTTGTATTGTGGTTATTCAACTACGCATGAACTTAAAAATCATCCTAAAAAATGTAAAAAATTTAAAACATTAGATGAAAAAATTCAAAAATGGTCTGTTTATTTAGATAAACGTATATGGATACCATCTATATTAAGTTTAAATTATGGTTTAGTTTATCCCATCGAAGATGAAGAAGTACCATGGAAAATGAAATGGGCATTTGCACCATTGGTGGATGTATCGGAAGAAGATAGGGAAAAATATACTAAACCCGATGGTAGTTATTATAAACAGAGGTATGATATAGATAATCAAATAATAAAGGATTATTTTTATCAAATTCTTATTGAAATAAATAAAGTTAATGCCGAAGAAAACCACATACAATCATAGAAGAAGAATTCAAGGTAGACAACCAGCTGGCGTAAAGGCAATACTTCCTGGTATGTTTGTTGAATTTATGTATAAATCTCCAAATGCTTCGGATATTAAACCCATGGTAATCGTATTACACAGAGATTTAAACTCCAAATTAATACATGGTATAAATTTAAACTATATGACAGAAAATGAAATTAAGAGAGTTATGGTTAAATTACAAAGAGGGTCTGGTGTTTATACTACAAAAAATCAAAATGTTGTTAGAATTGAAGATCAAGATTCTTCTGTGGATACCGATGATCAATTGCCTAATAGAAATTTATTGAAGAAAGAATTTAGTCGTATACATTTACCTGTTTTTAAAATGGAAAGAGAAGGAAATCCCATGTCTTTATCTGAATCCAAAAGGCAGATGAAAATGTTATATGATAAAGTATTAAAAAAGTTTGTTAACAGATGGGATATATATAGAACTTATTCTATGGATAAAATTAAAAATATAAGAGTTTTAGAATTAAATTTGGATGGGTTATTAAAATAATGAAAATTAGTTATAGTATATTAACACACAACGAAACTGATTCTCTATTAAAACTAATAGAGTTTCTTGTTAAACATAAAGATGAAGAAGATGAAATTGTAATTCTAGATGATTATTCAGATAATGAAAAGACAAAAGAAATTCTTGATACTATGTGTTCTATTCATGAAATTAAATTTGAGCAAAGACATTTGTTAAAAGATTACGCTGGACAAAAAAATCACTTGACTCGTATGTGTTCGGGTGATTATATTTTCAATATAGATGCAGATGAAATGCCACATAAACAATTAATAACAAATATAAAATCAATATTGAAAATTAATCCTACGATAGATTTATATTGGGTACCCAGAATTAATACTGTAGATGGGTTGACTGATGAACATATAAATCATTGGAAATGGCATGTTAATGGTAGTGGTTGGATAAATTTTCCTGATTGGCAAGGTAGAATATGGAAAAACAGACCAAATATCAGATGGGAAAGACCAGTTCATGAAATGTTGGTGGGCTTCGAAGAATATACAGAGTTACCAGCACAAGAAGAATTTTCAATATATCATCCTAAAGATATAAATAAACAAGAAAAACAAAATAATTTTTACTCTGAAATAGTAGGTGGTTTATAGATGTATAAAAAGATATCAATAGTAATGTCTTATTATAATAGAAGGAAGTTGTTGTTTAATACATTGCAATCTATATCACAATCTGAAGTTGTTGATAAATTAGAAATTGTTATAGTGGATGATGGTAGTAATTCAGAACATGATTTAAGTGATATAAAGGAATATTTTGATTTAGATATAAAAGTTATTAAAATAGAGAATCATAATAAATGGTGGCTGAATCCCTGTATACCTTATAATATTGCATTAGCTAATTCTACTGGTGATGCTATTATAATTCAAAATCCTGAATGTTTTCATACTTCTGATATATGTTCATATGTAGATAAAAATTTAGTTGAAAATGAATATATATCGACAGCTGTTTACGCTTTAAACAAAGAAACTACAGATAAATTAGGTAATGGTGAATTGGATGATATAAGTTTAAATCCATGGTCATGTGATAATAATCCAAATCCAGATAATGGTAACGAATTGGCATTTTATAATCATAGTGTTTATAGACCAAAAGCTTTTCATTGGTGTACAGCTATTACTAGAAAAGATTTTGTAGATATTGGTGGTTTTGATGAAAGATTCGCTTTTGGTTGTTCTTATGATGATGATGATTTGGTTTTTAGGATAAGAGCTAAAAATATGAAAATTAAAATAATAGACGACTTGGTTGTATTTCACCAATGGCATGGGGATGTTCATTATGCATCATGGGATGATAAAGTAGAAGATGTTACTAGAAATAGACTTCTTTTGGAAAAAATATGGAATAATGGTTCCGGCAAAGCTTTTAATACAATGCCTTATAAGTCAGAAAAATTAAATAGAGAGGTTATATGGGAAAAAATAGTTGGAAATTAGAAAATATACCTGAAATATTACATTTATATTGGGGTGGTAAAAAAGATTTTTCATTTTTGAGATATATGACCATATTATCTTTTCATAAACTTAATCCTAATTGGGAAATAAGAATACATATACCAGCTGATACAAATGATACATTAAATCCTAAATGGTCCACTGGTGAGCATGGATTATCTTTTAGTGGTGAAAATTATTATGGAGACATGTTGGAATATTGTGATAAATATGATAACATTAATATTTTTGAATTTGAATTGGATTTAAATGATATCGAATTAAATTTAACAACAGTTCAAAAATCTGACATATACAGATGGTATCTTTTAGCTGATATAGGTGGAGTTTGGTCTGATTTTGATATAATATACACGAAACCAATGAATGAAATTTATTTAAATACATATCAAAATAGAAATATTAAATCTGTAATTTGTGATTGTTTTCAAACGAATACAGAACGTTACTTAGTTCAATCACATGCTATTGGGTTTTTAATGTCATCTGGTAATAATCAATTATTTTGGGATATATATAATGATTCCATGGGAACTGTTAATTCTAATTATCAATCAGCTGGAGCTGATTTATTAAATGTTTCTTACAAGTATTTACTGATACGAGATGTTTATGATGGTGTAGTTAATTTGGATACTGATACTGTTTATCCTTATGATTGGAGATTAATACATCAACTATTTGAACCTTTTGATGGATTTATTCCAAAAAATACTATAGGTATTCATTGGTATGCTGGAGCAAAAGAAGTGTGTAAAATTAATAATTATCTCAATAAAGATAATTATTTGGGACATCCATCTTATATAACTGAACAAATTAAAAGGATTTTAAATTGATATGAAGACAATTGTTACAATCACTGGAATAAGACCAGATTTCATTAGAATGTGTGAAATATTTAAAAAGTTAGATAAGAATTTTAATCACATCTTAATTCATACAGGACAACATTATGATAATTTATTATCTGATGTTTTTTTTAAAGATTTAAACATAAGAAAACCTGATTATAATTTGGGTATAGGTGGTGGTGGTAAACAGCATTATCATCAACAAGCCGAATTGGGTGTAAAAATAATTGAATTGTTTGAATCGGAAGATATAAAACCTGATATAGTTTTATTTTTGGGAGATAGTAATTCAGTTTTAGCTTCACTACCACTTAAAAAAGAAGGTTATAAGATAGGGCATATAGAAGCCGGTATGAGAAGTTATGATGAAAGAATGTTAGAAGAAATAAATAGAAAAGCTTGTGATCATGTAAGTGATTATTTATTTGTATATCATGAAAATTATAAAGAAAAGGCTTTAAAGGAAAATATAAATTCTAAAAAAATATTTGTAGTTGGTAACACTATCGTTGAAGCTTTAAATTCTATTGATTTTGAAAAATATGATGGTGATTCTAAACACATATGTATGGACATACATAGACCAGAAAATTTTAAGTATAAGGGTAGGATGGAAGTAATATTGGATTATGCTAACCAATGTTCTGATAAATTTAATTTACCTGTTAAGATGTTGAAATTTGGTAGAACATTGGATTATATAAATGAATATAAATTAGATTTGGGGTCTATAGAATTAGTTGATTTAATGGGTTATAAGGATTTTATAAATTTCCAGCAACAAAGTTTATTTATTATTAGTGATAGCGGAACTGCACAAGAGGAACCTGCTTTGTTGGATATTCCTGTTATAGTTCCTAGAAGTTTTACTGAAAGACCAGAATCGGTTAAAAATGGGAATAGTTTTATGTTCACTGCTCAAAGATGGGTAAATGGTGATCCAAATGATGAACATATAGAAAAGTCATTTGAATGGTTAGAAAATTATTTTAATGGGTCTGATAGAAATAGTGAATGGTTAGGTGATGGTGACGCATCAGATAAAATAATATCTATATTGAAAGGTAGAATCATATGAAATTAATTGGCTTTACACAATTGAGAAATGAATTATCAAAAGGTAATTTAGAAAATTGGTTTAAATGTATGCAGTCTATATGTGATTTTATTTACATTTATGATCAAAATTCGGATGATGGTAGTTTGGATTATTATAAGAATTATGATAATGTTGTTGTTATTGAATCATCTATAAATGATTTTAAAAATGAAATAAAGTGTAAAAAAATATTATTAGAAAAGTTATTAAAGGATCATCCTGATGTAGATTGGATTTATTGGATGGATGGAGATACATTATTGAGTAATAATGCATTGAATAAAAATAATTTATATGATTTTTTGAAAAAAGTTTCCAATGATGATAAAGCTGATGGTTTAGCTGTTGGTCATTATAATTTGTGGAGAAGTGATTTATATTATAGGACAGATAATGAATATCATTGGTTACATCAGAAAGTTGTGGCTTTTTGGAAAAATAATGGCAATATTTCATTTCCAGAAAATTCTGGATTACACAGCCAACAATATCCTATAGGTTTATCAAATATATTATTGGCTAAAGATATTAATTTAATTCATAAAGGATTTTCTACAGATAAACAAATTATGGATAGATATCAAATATATAAAGATAGAGGACAATCTGGCTGGAATTTGGATAGATTAATTGACGAAAATACTTTAAATGTTCAAAAATTACCTGAAGGTATATTACCAGAATGGTTTGTTATAGAAGATAATGAAAATCCAATAAATAAAGATGCATTGAAAAGTGTATATCCTTTGACTGGGTTAAGGAGTTTAGATTTATGATATATAAAAAATATAAACAATTGGATTGGGATTCAAAACATTCTACTATAGATTCTGATAATGATTATGATAAAGATAGTTTTGTCACAGGAACTATCAATAATAATTATTTTGAAGATAATATTCAAAAATATCATGGGTTAAATATAGATAAAAATAAAAGTTTTCTTGATATAGGTATAGGTGGTGGTGCATCAGGTGTTGGGATTAAATCACGAGTTAATAAGATTATTGGTGTTGATATTTCTTCAAAATCTTTGGAAATATCAAAGAATTTTTATGATGAATTATATTTGACTGATGATATAAATAAAATTGAACCTGTTGATATAGCCTTTTCACATTTATGTATACAACATAATCATGAAGAAGAAGTTATTAGGATTATAGATGATGTTAATATTAAAGATGATGGTATCTTTAGTTTCCAATTTGCTTCTTTGAATCCTAAAAAAACAGTTTTATCAGAATTAATTATAAATGATATCAATAGGAGTATGTTATATTTTTATTCTTCCGATAAAATGAAATCTATGATAAATTTGACTGATAAAAAGCTTATTGAAGAAAGTGGTCCTTTTTGGTTTGATGATCCATTTTCATTTGAATGGTATATTTTTAGGGTTGTTAATAAATGAAAAAAAATATAGAAATAGTATCATTAATTTTTAAATCTGTCCAATATTTACATTTTATATATGATCAATTGAAAAGTGATATGTGTAAAGCGGATGGTTGGGAAGTAGGTATACGTATAGTTGCTAATGATGCAACTGAAGAAGTTATTAACGAACTTAAAAAATTAGATATAAATTATACAATTTTTAATAATTTAGACCCAAATGAATTTTATTTAAATAGAGTATATAAAGCTTTTAATCATGCGGTATTTTCTAGTGAATATGATAATGTTTGTTTATTAAATTCTGATAATGTTATTAGTAAAAATTGGCTGTCAAATTTATTAAAACATCATGATGGTGCAAATATTCCATGCAGTAGAACTGTTGAAAGTGGTAAAATGGCTTCAGGAAAACATTGTATAAATATGGGAAATAATGATTTTGGTAGACATCCCAATGGATTTGAATTTGATGGTTGGTATGAATTTGCAAATACAATAGAAAGAAATGAAGTTCATACGGGTGGTATATTTTGTTCACCTGTTTTTGAAAAATCCAGATTTATTGAATCTGGCGGGTATCCAGAAGGTAATGTATTTCTTGAAACTGATGGTACTATTTCTGTAGGTTATCCAAATGATAGGGAAGTTTATAAAACCAGTGATACATTTTTATTTTATGAAAAATTGGAAAAAATGTTTGGTATGAAACATATAACTATATTCGATTCAATTGTATATCATATTATTGAAGGAGAAAAGGACGCTTAATTATGTTAGTAAAAAGTTTCATGTATCATGATATAAGAAATCATAAAGATAGTGACTTTGGTAGGTTATTTCATAAAAGATATGAATTGAAGTCATATATTACTAGAAATAAGTTTATCAAACAAATAGATTTTATCAAAAATGAAAGTGATATTATATCTACATCTCAATTTTTAGAATTGGATAAAAATGATAAGGGTAATTATTCCATACTTACATTTGATGATGGACTTTTAGACCATTATGATATATTAGATATTTTGATTGATAAAAAAATTAATGGTACTTTTTTTATACCATGTGAAGCTGTAACCAGAAGGAAAATTCTTTTGTCCAATAAAATACAATTTATTTTAGCTTTGGTTGATGAAAAAAAACTTACATCTCTTATAATTGATGAATTGGGTGACGATAAGTTGTGGGATATTTATTCTGTATCCAAATGGAAAGATAATTGGTGGTCACCTGAAATGGTTTTTGTTACTAATATATTGAGGAATCATTCTAGTGGTAAAAGATTGGCTAATCAATTATTTAAAGATTATGTTACAACTGATGAAAAGGATTTATGTGATAAATTTTATTTGAATACTGATCATATTGTTGAATTAGTTAATAATGGTATGTATATTGGTGGACACGGTTATATTTCCGAAGATTTATCTAATATGTCTGATGCAAGATTGGATAATGAAATATTTAAATCTATTGAATTTGTTAATAATTTTTATAATGGGTATCGTACTTTTGCATATCCCAATGGTGGTTATAACAATGATACATTGAAATGTATGTCAAAATATGAATATGATTTGGCATTCACCACAAAACAAGAAACATTGGATTCTATTAGTTTTGATCCATTGATGATTCCTAGATATGACGCGTCACAAACAAGGTTATTACCATGATAAAAAATATATTATGTGTAACATATAGAAATTGGGCATGTAAAATATATGATATGTTAGAAAATTCATTACCAGAATATAATTTTAAGATAATACGAAATAAAAAATCTTACTCGGAAGATATTATAACAAAATTTAAACCTGATATTATATTGTGGTATGGTTGGAGTTGGATGATACCTGATCATTTAGTTGATAAATATGATTGTATTTGCTTGCATCCATCACTTTTACCTAAATACAGGGGAGGAACTCCACTGCAAAATCAAATAATAAGAAATGAAAAAATGAGTGCGGTAACTATTTTTAAAATGAATGGTCAAATTGATTCGGGTGATATTATAAGACAATTGCCAATGTCATTGTCTGGTGATATAGAAGATATTTTAGATAGGATGTTTGAATTAGGTTTTTCTGGTACATGTGATTTTTTAAAAAATGGATATAATTTTATTAAACAAAATGAAGATGATATGACATATTTTCCAAGAAGGAAGCCACATGAATCTGAAATAACATTGGAAGAAATAACTACTAAATCAGCTGAATATATTTACAATAAAATAAGAATGTTACGGGATCCTTTTCCCAATGCATATATAAAAGATAAAAATGGTAAAAAGGTTTATATAACAGGAGCTTATTATGAATGAATACAAGACAAGAACACGATGCGCAGTGTGTGATAATAAAAATTTACACACTATAATGGAATATGGTAATGTACCGTTAGCTGGAGATTTTTTGGATAAAGAAGGACTAAAAAATGATAAGAAGTATAATTTGAATATTCAATTTTGTGAAAAATGTAGCTTATTGCAAACTGACAGTATAGTAGATGCTGATGTATTATTTGAAGATTATCGTTATATGTCATCTATTGGTTTATCTAATCATTTTTCTGATGTAGCTAAGAATATAAAAAGTAAATTTAACCCAAAAAATGTTTTGGAAATTGGTTCTAATGATGGTGTTTTATTAAAACCCTTAATGGATTTGGGTATTGATGCGGTGGGAGTTGATCCAGCAGTTAATATATGTGAAATAGCCGAATCGAAGGGTTGTAATGTATATAATGAATATTTCAATGAAGAATTTGTTGGTAAATTTGAATTTGAAAATAGGTTTGATTTTGTAATATCAAATAATTGTTTTGCACATATAGACGACATACAATCTATTGTTAAAGGTGTTAAAAAGACACTAAAGGAAGATGGTTATTTTCAAATAGAAGTTCATTATGTTAAACCATTGATTGAAAAATTGCAATATGATAATATTTATCACGAACATCTTTATTATTATTCGTTGACTGCTTTGTATAACTTATTTAAAAAATACGATATGACTGTTGTAGATTTTGAAGAAATACCCATACACGCGGGAAGTATTAGAGTTTTAGTTAAAAATTCACAAGAAAAATTAAATAAAAAAGTGTCTGGTAGGTTATATCTTGAAAGAGATGATTGGGAAATAACATCATTGGAATATTTTACATCATTTGGTAAAAAAGTCAATCAACATATTGAAGTTATTAAAGAAACATTGGAAGATTTAAAGAGTCAAGATATGAAAATTGTGGGTTATGGTGCATCTGGTAGGGCAACAATGCTTTGTAATTTGGCAGGTATTACGACTGATATGGTTGACTACATAGTAGATGAATCACCAGAAAGAATTGATAGATATATAGCAGGAACTCACGTACCTATTGTCAGTAAAGAACATTTAGATAACGATAATGAAAAACCAGATTATATTTTTATTTTTGCTTGGAATTTTTCTAAAATGATTATTGAAAAGTTAAATGGTAGAGGTTATAGATATATAGTAGCTTTTCCAGAAATGCAAATAGTGGATAGTCATTTAGAATTGAAAAATTTTGTGGGAGTATAAGGAAAGTGGATAGAAAAGATTTTACAATAGTTATACCATCTTGTGAACCTACGCACTCTGATCCAATTTACAATCATATTATTTCTTTGGGTATAGATGAAAAAATGGTTCTTAGAAAAGATGGATCTAATTATCCTAGCTTCTCTAAACTTATAAATGATTCTATATTAATGACCGATACTGAAATAGTTATAATTTGTTCCGATAGATGTAAACCAAATTATGAGCAAATCGAAAGAACTTTAAATTTATTGGATGATGGTTATGGGTTTGTTGGTTTATGGAGATTTGCATTTTTTGGGTTTAAAAAGCAACTTATACAACAAGTTGGATTTCTTGATGAAAATTATGTGGGTGGTGGTTATGAAGATTCTGATTATATGTTAAGGCTTAAAGAAGCTGATATTGCTCATTATGAAAAGGATGAAATTGAGTATAGAGGTGGTGGTAGTAGATGGAAAACACACAATCATGAATATCATAATAGAAAATGGTTGGTTAATGAAGTTTTGGTGAAAAGGTTATCACCTGAACCAGAACATAATCCTGATTATGATCTTGGAAAATTGTCTGATGTTTCTTTTTTAAAATGGGAAGAATCTATTTTGTTGGATGTATCAAAATCATTAGTGAAAAAAAGATTTGTGAGAGGAGAAGAATAGTATGTTTTATGATAAAAAATGGAATAAACCAAAGGTTGTAATGTATTGTCAAATAGGTGGTGCTATCGATATGGCAGAATTTGCCATTAATGGTAAATATGGTGCCTTGAAAAATATAGGATTACCAGAAGAAGATTGTGATATAGTATTTATATGTTGGAAAACTCCGAAACATACATATGAATGGTTGGACAAGAATAATTTTAAATATGTTGATATGGAATATGACGAAGGTAAAGGATTTTTATGGAATCTATATAAAGGTTGGAATTATGGGTATACGATAGGATTTGAACACGGAGCTGATTATATATGTCCAATAGCTACAGATCATGCATTTCATAAAAATTGGTTGAAGAATTTGGTAAAACATGGTAAATCTAATAGAATAGTCAATTGTAAATTAATAGAACCTGGTACTATACCGACTTTACATACAGCTAGGAATTTTGGAACAACTACTGATGGGGGGTTCAATGAAGATGGTTTTGTAGATTATTGTAATGAAATGGAAACTGACAAATTAGTTTTTGAAACTATCCCAGGTTTATATCATGAAACTTTGGGTAAAGGTGGTGAGTACGGTCATAGGTTAGATGCTATGCCTTTTTTAGTACCAAAAGATGTATGGGATAGATTTGGACCTATGAATAAAATTTTAAATCAATATAATATAACAGGTGATACAGATTTTTTTGATAGATGTAAACTCGGTGGTGTAGAAATAACAAAATCATTGGATGCTATAAGTTATCATTGTGGTGGTCTTGAAACTAGAAGGAATATGCAAAAAGGAATTTATACATGAACATAGGTGTAGTAGGTATAGGTGTAGTAGGTTCAGCTGTAAAGTACGGTTTTGAAAAATTAGGTCATAAGGTATTTACTCATGATACAAGACATTATACATCAATAGAAGATGTGATGGATACAGATGTTGTATTTATTTGCGTTCCTACACCATCTTTAAAAAATGGTAAATGTAATGTTCATATTGTTAAGGATGTTGTTTTTGAATTGAATAAGATTGATTATAAAGGTATTATAGCTATTAAATCAACAGTAGAACCTGGAACTACACAAAAATTACAAGAAAAATATCCAGATAGGAAAATTTGTTATGTACCCGAGTTTTTAAGGGAAAGATGTGCAATCACAGATTTTTGTGAAAATCATGATTTATGTATAATTGGTACTGATAAAAGTTCTGTATTTAATTTGATCAAAAAAGCACATGGAAGATACCCACGAAATATAATTCAATTATCAGTTACAGAAGCTGAATTAGTTAAATATTTTAATAATGTTTACGCGGCTACATTAATTACATTTGCTAATAGTTTTTATGAAATATGTGAAGGTTTGGGTGTAAATTATACTAATGTGAAAAATGCTGTAGTAAATAGAAAACATATTACAGATAAATATTTGGATTGTAATGAAAATTTCAGGGGATTTGGTGGTGTATGTTTACCAAAAGATACTAAAGCGTTAAATAGGTTGGCAAAAGAATTAAAAGTTGGTGGTAAATTATTTAAAACTATATTGGATGATAATGAAAGATATGAAACAACAGTGTTTAAAGGTATGAGGAAATCAAGTTCAAATGAGTAATAATTTTACATTGATTTGGTCCTTTAGGAATAGAGTAGATATATTAAAGAAATCTATTTCTACAGCAGATAAAACTTGTCCAAAAGAAGTTGATTTTTGTTTAATAGATGCATCTTCAGAAGAACAAACTATAAGAGAATTAAGAAAATTTTGTAATACTATAGATGGTAGAACAATAAGGATATGTGAAACTACTTATAGAAGTAGTTTGTCAGAAGCTTGGAATTTAGGTATGATGTTGACACATAATAGATATGTTATGTTTGCAAGTTCTGATACTATTTTTTTAAAATCAGGTTGGTATGAATCCTTATATAATCAAATCATTACCAATAGGTGTGAATATGTTTTGATTGATAATCATGCATTATTTGGCTTTGATAAAAAGGCAATATCCAGAATGGGTTGGTTTGATGAAGAATTTGGTATAGGTCCTCATTTTGATGTTGATTTTATGATAAGATCTTCTGAAAATGGTATTATTTTTCACAACATAAAGAATGAAGGGTATTATTCTCATGGTGATGATGATGATACACAATCTAGGATAGATGGTGATGTTAAAGATCGCTTACCTATGAATGATGGTATTAATGATGATGTGTTTAAAGATAAGTGGGAAACAAGTTGGCCTGGTTGGGAACATTTAGGTGGTGGTAATAGACTGCATCCGCCTACACATATATCCAATGTCAGTAGGAAAAAAGAAGAAATAGATCCACATCCAATTTATACGAAGAAAATTTATAAAAGATGAATAATTTAATTTTAGGAAGTAGTGGGTATTTGGGATCATATTTAAAAGATCATATTAATTTTTTAGATGATATTGATGGTTATATTATTAATTGTATAGGTAAACCAGATTTGGAATTTTGTGAAGATAATTCAGATATTTCATATGTTTCAAATTATGAAGTTGTTTCTGATATTATTAAAAATTATCCTAATAGTAAAATAATACATTTTTCTTCTTATTATGTATATGATGGTGAAAATGAATGTGTGGAAGATAGTAATGTGACTAAAGAATATAAATATTGTGAACACAAGTTGATGAGTGAAAAATTAGTTGTAGAAAATGGTGGAGTTGTATTTAGGTTGGGTAAGTTATTTGGGCATTCCAATTTAATTAAACAAAATAAGTTAACTGAATACATAATGACTTCTGATGAAGTTGTGTTGGATGATGTGATGTTTAATCCAACCAGTTTGAAACAAGTTTTGAAGGTGGTTGAATATGAATTATTTAATAATAATTTAAATGGTATTTTTAATTTATCAAATGATGGCAATAGTTCTCATTATGAATATGGTGAATATATAAAAAAATATTTTAATATAAATTTGGAAATAAAAAGAATAAAAAAACATAAAAGAAAATTTCATAATTATGGTAAATTTTTGATGTCGTGTGATAAAATTAAAAAATTCGTTAAATTGGATACATGGGAAGATGATATGCAAGAATATTTGGAGCAAATGAAATGTATAGTATAGCCGATTTTATAGATAAACTTGTTATAGAAAACATTAAAATATTTTCTATAAGAGATAAATTGCATGAAGAAGGACTAACTGATAATGAATATGTGGAACTTAATGAAAAAATGATGGTTCTTAATGAAAATAGAGGAATCATTTCAAAATTTTTGGATGAAAAGATAGAAAATGTTGTAAACGGTAATGAAAAAAATGTAATTTTAAAAACTATAAAAACCTATGGTATGGATAATAAAAATGAAAAATAAATTTAGTGATCATATATCAGAATTATGTAGTGTTTGGTGGGAATGGATGAAGGCTGACAATGATGCTAGAAATCATTCTATTGATTATAAAATAAGAAAAAAGTCAGCGTTAAAATGTGAAGAACTTATAAATAAAGAATACATAATTTTAGATAAGTTAAATAATTTTTTTAAGGAAAAATATGATAAATAAAAATGATTTAGAAAAACAAATTAAAATTTTGATGGAATATTGGGTTGATAAGAGGGATGAAGAAAATTCTTTAAATAAAGTTAGATATTCTGGACCAAAAATAGGTAAAAAGGAATACGCATCTATGATGGATGCTATTTTTAGTGAATGGTGGTCTGGTGGTAAATATACTTTTAATTCGGAAACTAAATTAGCTGAAATATCTGGTAGAAATTATGGGTTAGTAACAAATTCTGGTAGTTCAGCAAATCTTTTATTGATGTCAGCAGCTAAAGAATGTTATTTTAAAGATAATGATAAAATTTTAACTTTGTCATGTGGATTTCCAACTACAGTTAATCCAATAATACAAAATAATTTAAGACCTGTTTTTGCTGATATTGATATAAATACATTAAATTTATCACCTGATTTATTTGAAGAAATAGTCGATAAGGAAGATATTAAGGGTGTTTTTGTTGCACATACATTAGGTTTTAAAAGTGATATTGATAGGATTTTAGATATAGCTAGGACTAAAAATATACATGTATTTTTTGATGCATGTGATGCTTATGGTACTAAATATAAAGGTCAACCAATTCAATCATATGGTAAAGCATCAACATTTAGTTTTTATGTTGCACATCATGTTACTATGGGTGAAGGTGGTGGTATAGTTACTAATGATAACAATTTACATTTGGCAATGAGGGGTTTTAGAAATTGGGGTAGATTTTGTGCATCATCTAATTGTTGTATAAGGTCAGTTAATCCTGAAGCTTTTTGTCCATCAACAAAATTAACATCTCAATGTGAACTTCCTGATGATTATATGGTTAATTATCAATATGAATGGTTGGGTTATAATCTAAAACCATTAGAACTTCAAAGTGCTATATTATTTAATCAATTGGATAGGATAGATGAATTTAATGATATAAGAAGAAAAAATTATAAAAAGCTTTATGATTATTTTACAAAACTTGAACATGATATACATATATGGGAAATTGATGATGAAACATCTCCATTCGCGTTTCCATTTATATTACCTGAAAATTCTAAATTTAAAAGGAAACATTTAATAAATCATTTACAGAAAGATAAAATAGAAAGTAGAGTATTGTTTGGAGCTAATTTATTGAAACATCCAGCTTATACTAATAAAAAACATTTGTTTGATGTTTATGGTGATGAACATAAAAATTCAGACATTATTCTTGAAAGATTTTTGATGTTAGGCGTTTCGCAAATAAACACTGACGAACATATGAATAAGATTATTTCGTCATTGGATAATTTTTTTAAAAAATGGTAGGAGTTATATATGAATAAAATACTTGTTACTGGTGGTTGTGGTTTTATTGGGAGACATATTGTTGATAGATTATTGCAAGATGGTAATTGGGATGTAACTGTTGTTGATGATTTATCGAATCCAGAGAGTCTATCACCCACAGATAAACCATTTATTAAAGGTATCACTTTTAAACAATTGGATTTGTCTACAATGGGTGGAGCTAGAAATGCTTTGGCGGGCCAAGATTATGTGATACACGCTGCAGCTAAGATAGGTGGTATTGGTCATTTTCATAAAAAACCACAATCTATGATAAATGATAATTCAAGAATAAATGCATGTGTTATGGATGCAGCTTCTGAAGTGGGTGTTAAAAGATTTGTTTACATATCATCATCTATGGTTTATGAAGGTTCAGATTTGTACCCACATGAAGAAGGGCATATAGGAGAAACACTACCACCCAAAACTGCATATGGGCAATCAAAATTAATCGGTGAATGGATGTTAAAAGCTGTTTCAGAAGAAAAAGGTATGGAATATTCAATTGCGATACCATTTAATGCTTATGGACCTGGTGAAGAACCAAAGATTGTTGATGGTGAATTGGAAGTTGGATCTGCACACGTTATACCTGACTTATTTTATAAAGTAAATATGTCAACCAATGGTAGTGTTAGAATTTTAGGTCAGGGAAATCAAACAAGATGTTTCACACAAGTTAAAGATTTAGCTAAAGGTATTGTAACATTAGTTACACACCCAGAAGCCAAGAATGAATCCTTTAATCTGGGTAGTGACCAAGAAACAAGTGTTTTGGAATTGGTTAATATGATATGGGATATATCTGGTAAAAAAGGGAAACCAAATATAATTAAAACTGAATCATTTAAACACGATGTCCAAAAAAGAGTACCATCAGTGAAAAAAGCTAAAAAAATGTTAGGATTTGAAGCTGAAACTGTATTATATTATGGTGTAGAGGAAATACATAATTGGTATAGGAATTTAAATATATGAATAAGTTTAGTGAAAATATAGATTTGATTATAAAGGATTCAGTGGATAATTATGATGGTAGTTATGATTGTGATAACAGTTTTGAACAACTTTTAAGTATGGGTGAATTGGTTGATAGATTATCGATTGTTAATTTCAAATTATTTACATTAAAAGATAGAGTAATGGACAATAAGAATGATTCTGAATTCTGTTCTTGGGCGTCTGTTGAGGATGTTAGGTTAGTTGAAGAACGGGCTAGGTTGAAAAGATGTATAGATGAAAAGTTATCAACAACAATAAAAAGAAATATAGAAAAAATAGATATTGGAGGTTTTAATGCAGAAACTAAAAAGTATGGGCAGTAGTAATTTTAAATCTAAAATATTTGTAACTGGTTTATTCGGTTCAGGGAAAACACATTTTTCTAAAAAATTTGTAGAAAAGAATGGAGATTATAAATTTATTAGTTTTGATAAAAATTATCCTTATCATGATCCTGACAAAGGTATAAAAAATATTTTTAAACTGATTGAAAATGGTGATAAATTAATAATGGATGCTGTACCACCAGAAAATCCAATAAAATCATTTGAAGATTATTATTTGAATAATAATTGTACTATTATTTTAGTGGAATGTGGTGATATTGATGTGTGGTTGGGTAGATTAAAATCAAAATATTTTTATAAAGAAGAAAATTTAGATGAATATAAAAAAAATTATAAAGATTTTTATAGTAAATGGGTGGATGATAATTTGGTAAATTCACATATACGTGGTGATTTTTATATTTATGATAACAGTATTGATAATGAACCAATAGTACCATGAGGGAAATAATATGATTGAAAATAAAGAACAACTTAGACAATATTTAGATTCTCAAGATTATGATAAGTATTACCAAGATATTGAAATATTAGATTTTATTGGTTATTCTAAATCTTACGAATCTTGGAAAACTATAAACGAACTTGGAATAGATTGGATAGATAAAACAGTATGTGATTTAGGATGTTTTCATGCTTATTTTGGTATACAAGTTATGAAAAAAGGAGCCAAAAAAGTAATTGGTTTGGATGCAACACCACCTGTTATACCAACAGCTAAATTAATAACTGAATTTTCTGGTGTTGATATGGAATTTTTAGAATGGGTTGGAGGTGAAGATACCCCTGAATGTGATATAGCTTTGTGTTTGAATATGTTACATCATTGTGAAAATCAAGACTTGACTTTATCTAAAATGAATTGTGATTATGCTGTATTTGAAATAAATCCAGACCAAAAAGAAACTGTGGAAAAATATTTTAATATTATTAAACAATCATCATCACATAGAAGTAATTCAGCGGATTCTGCTATAAGAATAATTTTATATACTGAAAAAAAGGGGAATAATTAGATGAAAAAAATATTAATAGTTGGTGGTGCAGGTTATATAGGTGGTGCATTGACTGATAGATTTAGAAAAACTATGTTTGATGTGGATGTTTATGATTCATTAGTGTATGAAGATTTATATTTGAAAGATATAAATTTAATATATGGTGATATCAGGGATTATAAAAAATTGGGTAAAATTATAAATAATTATGATACTGTTATATGGTTAGCTGCTTTAGTAGGTGATGGGGCATGTGCTGTGGATCCTGAAACTACGATAAATATAAATCAAGAACCAGTTAAGTGGTTATGTGATAATTATAATGGTAGAATTATTTTTACAAGTACTTGTTCTGTTTATGGTGCAAATAGAAAAAGAAACCTCAATGAAAAATCACCTACAAATCCTTTGTCTATATATGCATCCACAAAGTTGGAAGCTGAAAAGATGTTATTGGATAGAGGAAATTCTGTTATATACAGATTAGGTACAGTACACGGATTTGGTGATAGATTTAGTAGACCTAGATTAGATTTGGTAATCAATATACTTACATTGAAGGCAATTAGGGGTGAAAAATTAACTGTTTTTGGTGGATCTCAATGGAGACCAATAATACATGTTAGAGATGTAGCTGATATTTTATATCAAACTAATTTGAATATGAGTAATATGAAATCGTTGAATGGTATATATAATGTTTCTGATAAAAATGTAGAAATAAAAGATTTGGGTGAAACTATATATAAGGTTTTGGGTGATGTTGATATTGAATATATAGATATGAAATATGAAGATTTGAGAGATTATCATGTAAGTTCTAAAAAATATGTAGATGCTACTGGATGGTCACCACATATTAGTTTAGAAGATAGTATCAAAGAATTAGCAGATATATTTGAAAGTAATAGAATAAGAAATCCTTATAGTAACCTTTATAGTAATGCTAAATATATAGGAGAACAAAATGGGAATTAAAGAATATTATAAATACTATTTAACATTACACGAACATCCAAAGTGTAGGTTATTACATTTCATTGGCCAATGGGTTACAATATCATTTACAATATTTGTATTGTATAATTGGTATTGGTTTTTAATTCCATTGATTCCATTTGTAATATACCCATTTGCTTGGAGTGGTCATTATTTTTTTGAAGGTAATAAACCAGCTGCATTTGTAAATCCATTATATGCTAAATTGTCAGACTGGTTAATGTTTAAGGATATAATATTAGGGAGGTTAAGAATATGGTAAAAGTTATGAATGGTGGTGTTGCCGTAGATGATAGAGGTCAATTATCATTTGTTAATGATTTTGATTTTAAAAATGTTAAGAGATTTTATATGGTTGAAAATCATGAAAAAGGATTTATCAGAGCTTGGCATGGACATGAAAATGAAGGCAAGTATGTTTTTGTTCCCAATGGTGCTATTTTAATAGGTGCTGTTAATATGAAAACTGAAGAAATAGATAGATTCGTATTGTCATCAAGTAAACCACAAATTTTGTATATACCTCCAGGATATGCTAATGGTTTTATGAATTTGCAAGATAATACAAAAGTTTTATTCTTTTCAACATCTACATTAGAAGATAGTATGGGTGATGATATTAGATTTGAATGGGATAAATGGAACATTTGGAATATAGAGAGGAGATAGTCATATGAAAGTTTTAATTTTAGGACATAAAGGTATGTTAGGACATATGGTTTACAAGTATCTATCTACTAAAGGTGACTGCAAAGTAGTTACTACAGATTTAAGGTGGCCTACAAGGGAATTTAAGGATTTCGTTACAGATTTTTGGTGGAGTGAAAATGGTGGTTATATAATAAATTGTATAGGTGCTATACACCAAAGAACAAATGATTTTGATGTTAATGTAGATTTACCTATATGGTTAGATGAAAATATAGGTTGTTATATAATACACCCAGGAACTGATTGTGAAATAGATGATGATGATTATGGAAATTCTAAAAGAAAAGCTGCCGAATATATTTTAGAAGATGGTAGGATGACTAAAATTATAAAAACATCTATCATTGGACCAGAATTAAATACTGAAGCAAGTTTATTAGAATGGTTTTTGAATGTTGAAGATGATAGTATAGGTGGTTATAGTGAATGTTATTGGAATGGTAATACCACACTACAATGGGCTAAAGTTGCCTATGATATGATGTCTAATTGGGATAACTATAAAGATTTAAATATACCAGCAACTGAATGTATTTCTAAATATGAATTATTAAATATAATGAAGGATGTTTATGGAAAAGATGTTGAAATAAATAAAAATGATTCTTTGAAAATAGATAAATGTCTTGTACCAACTATAGAAACACCAAATATTAAAATTCAGTTAGAAGAAATAAAGGAATTTAATAAATGAAAACTATTAGTTTCATAATATCCAATTTTAATACTAAGAAATATACTAAATGGTGTTACAACTCTATTAGGAAAAATCTTGGTTATAGACATGAAATAGTTATGATGGATGATGGTTCTAAAGATGGTACTTGGGAATTATTACAAGAATTGAAATCACAAGATATAAACATGGTTATTCATAGAAATGAAGAAAATATTGGAATAGCCTATTCTTATAATAAAATGGTTGAATTGGCTTCTAATGAAATTGTGTGTATGTTGCATTCAGATATGTATGTACCACCCAAGTTTGATGAAATTATGTTAAAGTATATGAAAGAATATGATTTCATTACACCTTTAAGAGTTGAACCAAATATAGGTTATCCAGAATCGATTGATAAATTTTTAATTGATTTTGGTACAAGATCTGAAGAATTTAAAGAAAATAAATTTATTAATTGGCATGAAAAGAACATTGAAGATAGTAAAGGTAGAGTAGAACAAAGAATGTTTTTTCCATGGATGATCAAAAAAACACTTTATGATAAAGTTGGTGGAAATGACTTATTGTTTTTGAAATATATGGTGGATGACGATGACTTTTATTTAAGAATAAAGATGAGTGGTGCGAAGTATTGTCAATTATTTGAAACTGCTGTTTATCATATGCCAAGCAAAAGTGTTCGGCAAAGAGAAGAAGGTCATATAGACATAGATAATCAATATAATAAGTCCATAAGAAACTTTGTTAGGAAATGGGGGTGTTGGCCAAGTGGTGTTTGGGATGAAAATAGAGATATGACTGTACCACCCAAATATGATATAGGATTGGTTGTAGATGAATGTGATTTGGGTAAATTACACGCTTTAGAACCATGGGCTTCTACCATTTATGTTAAACACAATCATTTGTTTAATAGTAGTAAAGAATTAATATCTAAATATATTTCCAATGAACAACCAAATACGATGATTTTATTATCTGAAAAAATTAAGTTATATGATTATAAAAAAGATAATGATATAATTTTAAGATTTAGTGGTAGAGAAATTACAGAAAATAATGTACAAGAAAAATTACAATTTATTTTTGACATACAAAAAATTATTGATGAAAGTGGAGAGATAGGTGAAATGGAATATGATATATTTCACTTAAATATAAGAGTGATGAATAGAATTGAATCTAATTTGAAAGTTAATAAAAGGAGGCGTTTTGCTTAAAAATGAAGTATGATGAATTATATGATTTGGATGAATATTCTAACAATTACCAAAAAACTAAAAGGAAAAATGGTAATAAGAAACATAAGAATAGAAAAATGAAACAATCAGAATATCGTAAAATTGCCAAAAAACGAAAAAAGTAAATATATATATATGAGGAGAATATTATGAATAAACTTGGACCATATATTCAAAAGTTGATGACTACTATTTTGGATAAAGATGCAGATGAATTTGTTCATGATTTAGCCTATAATGAATTGAATAGGTTAAATATTGATATAGAAGAATTTCTCAGGAAACATACTAAAGGAGATGTACCTGAAGAAGACAAACAACAAACTAAAAAACAATTGTTACAGGAGGAAGAAAACAATGTCTGATATTAAAATACCATTTAAAGTGAATGCACAAGGTTACACCAATGTTGAAATTAAATCAAAGGATGCGATTACATTAGAAGTTTTACAAAGAATAGCAAATTCTTTGGAAATTATAGCATCAAAACCAGTACCTGAATGTTACTGCAACGACAAGAAGGGGAAATAATATGCCGGATTTTCCAAAGGAAAAAGGTCATATAGATTGGCTTTCTTATAGATATAAAGATATAGAACCAAGTGAATTATTTTGGGTAGAACAATCTTTGAGTAATAATAATTCACCTCATAGGAAGATAGACAATCAAACTGCTACACATTTACGTGAACAAAAGGTTGTAAATATTGATCCTAATTCATGGGTATATCAAAAAGATTATTAATGGGTTCTGTTAAAAAATATGTCAAGATACCAGGAAAAAGATTTGTATTAACTAAAAAGATGATCGAAGATGCTGTAGAAAATACAAGGTCTAATTCTGAAGCTGCTAGATGGTTAGGTGTTAATTACAATACTTACAAAAAATGGGCTAAATATTATGACATATTTGAACAACATAAAAATCAAAGTGGGAAGGGTATAGAAAAGAAATTTGTTTATTCTTCCTACGATTTGGATGAAATTTTAGCAAACAAGTATAAAGGTTATTCATCTTCGAAATTAAAAACACGATTGATAAATGCTGGTTATATGGTTGAAGAGTGTAGTTTGTGTAAATGGAATGAAAAGAGGATAACAGATGATAAGATATGTTTATCGTTGGATTTTATAGATGGTAATACTGATAATTATACTTATGATAATTTAAGGTTATTGTGTCCAAATTGTTATTTTACTAATGTTGGTGATTTTTTTGGTTCAAAAAGATTTTGTAAATAAAATAGGAGTTACATATGGAAATTAAAGAAAAAATAAGAAGAGTTTTAGATGAACATTATAGGTTAAATTTATTTTCATCTCAAGATAGAGCTTTTTTATCGAGAACTATATCAGAATTATTAAATGATGATAAAGTTGGTACAACTATTTCAACAGAAAAGGTCGAAGAAAAACCAAAAGCTGTTAAAACTAAACCAAAAACATCTAAAAAAAATAAAAAACCAGATGTTATAGGTGATTCTATTAAAAAATCTGTTAAATCCAAAAAAAGAACTAAAAAGTCTATAAGATGATGGATAAAGAACAGATGAAAAAAAGAATAAAGTATTTGAAAACAGAATTAGCCCACGCAGGTTATCATGATGGTTGGACATTAGATGGCTTTAAAAAAGAATTGAAAGAATTGGAATCGGCTATGGAAAAAATGGAAGGTGATTCTAATGATAAAAAGTAATTTTAAAATTGGTGAACGGGTTATAGTAATAAGAAATATTCCTACGGTAGATGGAATGCTCCGTGAAGGTGAAAAGGTTAAAATTGATGAAGTAGGTTTTCCTGATAAAGACCTCAGAGTTAAAGATGATTTAGGAAAGATATGGTATGTTAATTATTCAGATATAGAAAGATAATATCATAAATAAAATCAATATTTTTATATAATACCCCAACAACAGGGGTATTTTTTTTAGGATTAAATATTTATGTATATATTGTTTTATTTTTCAATAAGGATTTAAATTAATATGGTAAGATTTTATGTAGAAAGAAAGTTAGGAATATCTTTAGATTTTTCATACATTTCGACAGAAGTTATGAGGGGTTTTCAGTTTAAACACAATTTGCGTAATTTAAATTTGGATGTTAAACAGAGGAAACATAATGCCCCAAACGAAAAGGAATTATATAGAACATATGATTCTGAGAAGGCTGATAATGTATTCAGTAAAAATGCTGTTAAAAGTATATTGACGGATAGTAAATTTAACTTGTTAGTTGGTAACTTTCGTATTCTTTCATTTAATATGGGTGGTAATTTATTACCAAGAGCCGAAAAAAAGACATTTTTATTTAAATTGGATATGGAAAAGAATGTAGATATGAAATATATAAAGTTTGATGAATTGATATGTGTTGGTAAAAATGGTAAAAACATAGTAGATTCTAAAATGGAGCTTATAAATGGCTAATTTAGGTGATGTAGTTGTAAACGAAATATATAATTGGATGGGTGGTGATGTAGACTTTTCACTTACAGAATTTTACTATGGATCAGAAATTCTTCCAGATTTACAAGAAACCCAGAATAGATATGTTGAACTTTATAATAGAAGTAATTATAATATACAATTGGGTGGTTGGGTATTAAATGCATCTACATTTCCAAATCCTCTTATTTTAGATGATTATATTATAAAAAAGGGTGGGTATAAAATTATATTTTTACCTTATGACAATTGTAATGGGCATATTGGTTGTGATTACAGTTGGGGAAGTGATCCAAGTGACTGGATATCATTGAATGACAGTGATGATGTAGAAATAAATTTTGTTAATTATGAATTTAGTTCCCAAGATAATGGAGTTGATACAGTTTGGAAACGGATTGTTGATGGAATGGGAGGAAATGATGTTTATGGTGGTGATTGGATTTACAAAGATACACCCGAAACTTTTTGGATAACTCCAGGTTTTAATAATTTTAATGGTTATGATGATGGTAATACTTGTGTAGAAAGTTGTGGAACTTATACACCAATTACAAGTGGTGCTACTTGTTATTGTAATTCATTATGTAAGAATAATTATAATTGTTGTCACGATTATTTGGATTGTCCACCTGAATCAGAAAATCATAATAGAATAATAATCAATTATCCAAATGATTATTCGTTGGAAAATTAAGTTATGAGTGGTAATTTTGAAATTAATGTGGGTATAGTGGATGTTGACAAGTCAAAGAAATCAACTAAACCTAAAACTCCACCAAAACAAAAGACTAAATTATCCCAAAAAGAAAAGGATAAAGTTTTAATTACAACAAACCCTAAATTAAAACCAGAAATTCAAAAACGGATTAATATACAAAAATTTCAAGATGCAATAGAAGCTTCTAAAAATGTAACATCACCTATTGCAGTAGAAACAACAACTCCTGGAAATATAGAAGATACATTAGAAACTTGTGAATGGCCTTGTGTTAATTTGACAGCAGTACCAGTACTAAATGCATTTGAAGGTGGTGCTTGTAATGATAGCAATGGTAACTCACATCCATATGGTTGTTGGTATAACACCGATGGTAATGATGGTCTATCCCATGATGCTTATTTTTATGTATGGGAAGATGAAACTGTTGATCCAAATCTTTGGGGTCATTGTTCTTGTAATACAGATGTATTTGGTGATATGTGTTCAGATATTTCTGGTAATTCAATTGGAATGCTAATGGCAAATCCTTGTACTGAAAATTGGGAGTATCCTGGAGATATTGTTAATCCGAATTGGGACTGTTATCTAGATGGAAGTGATTTGTTCGATTTACAATGTGATCTTACATATGAATGTGATGAAGATTCTGGTGCAGATAATGCTGGTGCTCAATGTCCTGATTGTGAATATGAGAATTGTTGTTGTATCTTTTCTGGATGTTTATTTTATTGTGACGATGGTGTTAATGGTGTAGATTGTCCTGAAGGTATAGATAAATGTCCTTGTCCAGCTATTTCAGGTATAGATAATCCAACTTTTGGTGATTATGAAGTTTTATATGAGGAACATGTCCATCATATTAGTAGTTTGAATCCTAAAGCTAAAGGTATATATAATGGTAATTATAATTGTGATGAAGTTAATGTAGTAGATTGTGCTGAAGATTTAGATGGAGTACATCACAACCCAGATTTGTGTAATCCATATTATGAAAATATTCGTTATTATGATTCAGATGGTGATGGTATAGGATGTTGTGACGATTTACAATATTGGTGTCCAGGATTTGAAGAATGTACTGAATACCCTACTACAGAAGATTGTGGTGAAGCGGATGAATATTGTGATTGTGAAGAAAATTATTTTGATTGTGAAGGTTCATGTAATGGTAGTGCATTAGAAGATGAATGTGGTATCTGTAATGGTGATGGTCCTTGTGAATGTCAAAATCATTTAGGGCATCAAGATGGTGAAGAACATTGTGAATGTTGTTGTACAAATCAAGAATATCTCACTGAACATTGTGGTTGTGTTCCAAATGGTTTTGAAGATGATGATTATTGTTATGGTTGTACAGATCAAGGAGCTTTCAATTATTGTGAAACTTGTACAGTAGATTCTGGTGATTGTGAATTTGTGGGTTGTGTTGACAATCTTGACCAAGATGCAGTTGATTTTGGTTGTGTTGGTGTTGCTAATGGTATGATAAGTGGAAGTGGCGATTATTGTAATAAAAATGTAATTTATAATTTTTGGACAACTAATTGGGAAGAAGGTATACCTAATACTCAATGTACTGAAACTCACGGGTTAGATGGTTGTTGTATAACACCTAAATGTTATTATTTGGATTATGATTGTGATGGTATTGGGTGTAATTTCCAAGATAACCAAATTTTAATTGCATGTGAAGGTGATGAAAATCTTGTCATAGATGGTGGTTGTCCTGATGGTTACGAATTTATTGATACTAATGATTATGAAGATAATGAAGCATTATGTTACTGTGATTCAGAAATTGATGTTTGTAATATTTGTGATGGTGATAATACTGTATGTGCTGAATGTTTAAATCAAGAAGCTATTAATTTTGATCCATATCCAACAGGTATTTATGATGGTGAATCTGTGTGGGTAGATTGTGGTGGTAATATTTATGAAACTTTCCCTTCATCTGGTACTGATGAAATTTGTTGTTCATTTAGAGGGTCATGTGTAGATGAATGTGGGAATTCTAATGTTGGTGGTGATTACTGTTCTTGTGATATATTAGAATGTATGTATGATGAGGGTAATTGTTGTTTAGATTTTTGGGATGTTTGTACAGGTTGTAGTGATCCTAATGCTGGTAATTATGATTTTGATTGGTATTATCATAACCCAAGTGATTGTGATTATGATACTCCATCTGTAATTTTAGATGATATTATAAAATTTCGTGCACAAGTATATAGTACACAAACTATAACTGATGTTAGATTGAGAATTGTATCAAGGGTACACGACCAATATGGACACTTATTTGAAATTCCTAGAGATGGTTGGTTTACAGTTTCTAATCCTGGTACTGTACAAGGTATTGATGATTTATATCAAATACCCTTTGATATAAGAATTACTAATTCTGGTTTTAATATAAATGATACTTCATATTCTATTGGATATAATTCCATATATGATTGGCAAAATTTATCTTGTAGGGAATGGATAAGATATGGTGGTAGTTATCCATATAACAATTCAGAAGAACCTTATGATACTGACTTCTTATTTAAAATAGAAGCATATACGGATAATATTATTGACGATGACCATAGAGTATTTGAATGGGAACAAGATTCATCAGGAGGACAATGGTATAGTGAATTTTGTGAATGTGATTTGTCAATTACAAATCAAGAAGATTGTGAACAAAATGGTTGTAGTTGGGAGTATGTACATAGACTTGAACCTGGGTTTAAAGTTTCTACATCTATAATACCACCAGTTGTAGCAATAGTTAATGAAGATTTTTGGGTTAAACCATTGAGAAAATTTGTGTTAGATGGTAGTAATTCATTTCAAGCTGCTAATTCTATATGTGATGGTAGTACTGAATCATTGAAATATAGATGGTATCGTTGGAATGGTAACGAATGGGTTTTTATAGGAAATCCAATTACAGATAACCCTATTAACCCACAAAGAAGAACACCAGAACATATACTGCCTTGGTCTGAATCTCCATATTTGGAATGGGAAGCACCAGAATTACCACAAGGTTATGATGAAATTGTTCTTAAATTTAAGTTGGAAGTTTTAGGTGAAACATTTGGATTACCTGAACAAGAAATGATAGGTTCTGATGTAGTTGAAGTTATTGTTACTAATATAATACCAACTAAATACAGAACATCAAATATAATTTCATTTTCTGATCAAATTGGAAGTCTTCACACTAAAGTTAAAACATTTTCTAATAAGAAGAATGTAAAGTTAAAGAGTGAAAGGATAACACAAAAAGAACAAGAATTAAATGATAAAATAGATTATGTTTTTGGATATTTATTCAGTGGTACTGTCGAAGATGTTGTGTCATGTATTCCGGGTGATGTAAATGGTACTGGTGATGTTAATGTTTCTGATGTCGTAAGTATTGTTAATTTTGTTTTGAGTGGTGTGGATTTAAGTTTAGAAAGTGCTGTAGGAAATGATTTAACAGAATGTTCTGATGTTAATGGTGATGGTCAAGTTAATGTAACTGACATAGTAAGCATAGTAAATATGATTTTAGGTAATTAAGGAGTCTTATAGTGAGCAGTTGGAAAACAGGATGTACAGATTCAACAAAAGTCAATTCTCATTGGAATTGTTGGCAATCTGATATAGAAGATGGTGGACAACCATTTTATCATTGTGCTGATTGGTATTCGGATCCTGCATCATTGTGTGAAGAAGCTGAATGTAATTCTATCATTAGACAATCACCTGCAAGTGGCCATCAACCATGGGAAATTGATGATACTGGTTATTCAACATATGATCCCTACGAAACATCTTACTATCAAATGGCTGCTTATAGTTGTTATGAAAATGATTTAAATTGTGTTTATATTGGAAATACATTAGTTGAAAATACTTGTTGGAACACTGAATGTGAAATGCAAGTTATGAATTATAATAATGAGTATTTTGGTACTATTCATGAATGTGATAATAGTTCTCAATGTTGTGACCCAATAGTTATTTTAACTGATACTATGGACCAAGCTGAATGTGAAGGTTTTAATAATTGTTATATAGTAGAATCTTGTGGTGATGGGAGTGATCCAAATACAGGTGAAGGGTGCACCGAAACTTTTGATGTGGAAACATATTGTGGTGATACAGATTATGGTTATTGTGTATTATACGATGATGATGATAATGTGTTGGAATGGTTTACAGATTTGTATGAAGATGACAGTACTTGTGAAGATATGGGAATTTGTGTTAATCCCTTAACAGGTGAAACACTAGTTGCAGCTGATCAAGATGAATGTGAATCTACAGGATTTTGTGTATTTGATTTAATGGATGACGAAAATTGGTGGTATAGAGGTGAATCATATTGTGATGGTTATCCTGATATTGATAATGAAGATGATTGTGATGAAACAGATGATGGTGAATGGTTTGAAGGCGACGAAATACTATTGTCGGCAGAAGGTGGTTATTTACCAAGAGCTACCTTACCACTAGGTGGTTTACACGAAGATGATTATGCACAATGGCCTTGGGATGGTAATGCACCTTTAAATGAAGAAAACAGAATAACTTTTATAATGGGTGGTCCAACTGAGTTGTGGGCTTTAACTCCACAAAGAGAATGTTATAAATATGTTTCTTGGAGTGTAGATACTTTTTATCAGGGTTTATCTAATGATTGTTTAAGTAATCCTGATGATGGTTCTATAATTAGACAAACTGGTAATCCTGAAGAATACGATGGCTGTCCTGTGGGTTGTGACTGGGGTTATCATTGGCAAAAATATGATAAACATTATTATGAAGATGGTGGTAATCTTAATTATTGGCCAGCTGGCTTTAGTAATTTAATGGGTGATTATGATACTGATGGTTGCTTATATGGTGGTGATTGTACTCCTACTGGACCTCCATGGGAATGGGAAGATGATGAAAGTGAAATTAGAACATATTACTGGTTTTTGGATGAAAGACTTGATAATAGTGGTGGTGATAGGTGTGATAATAAATATGGTATATGTTGGGATCGTAAAAATGCAGCAATACATTATGGTGAAGCTAGAGGTTATCATCATACAGATAATGGTAGAGAATTTTTTGATGCATCTGATGGAGAAGAAACTGATATAAGGGGTAATATACCATATCCCATAGGAAGTGCTGGACCAGGACATAAAGATCATCATGGTATTGGTTATTCCAGTAGTAGTAGAAGAGATTATAATGATTATTGTAATCACGCAAATGGGTGGAGTGGTCATGAATGGGAATGGATATATGCAAAATGGTTAACTCCGGAATGGAAAAGTTATGAATGGAAATCACTTTCTCATTTTGATGCAAGTACTTCAAATGAATGGATTACTTCTGGAAATAAACTATCTTATTTGAGTGCTGGTGAATGTGAAGTAAATGTTGATGCAGCATTACCGGACAATGGTGGATATCCTGCTAGATGTGAAGACGATGATGGTAGTTGTATAGAAAATTTCCCTTTTAATTGGTATACTTCTTATTATAATGTAAGTGATTCTCACGGTCCTAATGGTGATGTATTCTATATGAATGTCAATTTAATTGAAGGTGAAACTTTAGAAGGTGGTGATTGGTTAGGACAACCTGTACCAGATGTAGGTTATTTTGATAATGGTGATATATCTCCTTATGACAATCATGTGGTTGGTATATTCAAAGGATTTGCATTACAATCTGGGTTACCCAATCCAAACCATTCTTGTACAAGTGTTGAAGATTGTGAAATAAAAGGTATTATGCCTACATTCAGACATTTTCCTTTTAATATAAATTATATTGGTAATATTGAACCACCGTATCTTGTAAATGAACTAACAGGTACTGAAGATGAAACCTGGTATAGTTTATATCCTGAAGCTGGTTATTTCTGCCAAACAGGTGAAGAAAAACCATGTTTACCTTCAGATGATAATAGTGAATGTCCTGACAGTAATCCTGATTGTTCTGTGTATTGTGACAATAATCAGAATGATCCTTGTTTATATATTTGGGATGGATTATGGTCGACTGAAAATATTTCACCATTAGTATTTCAATATTTGTTAAATGATACCGATCCACATTATGATGATATATTTGAAGAAACTGCTGAAAATTGGGATTGGCATTATTTATTAAGTACACATGACAATACATGGTATCCTGAAGTTACTGATTGTGAAGGTGATGAATATTGTTTATCTAGAGGAGCTCAAGGTAAACCTCTATATGATTTTCCAGAGAATATTAAATATGATGGTGTTGGTTTAAATGAATATACTATAAGAATTTTTAATCCTGATGACGGTAACATATATATATTGGCACAATTTACCGCAAGTAAAGAAGAGGGGTCCAATTATTTTGAATATGGTTATGGTGCATCTGGTTCTGATACTAATCCATCTTATATAAGATTCGTTGCTAATCCAGAAGTATGTCAAAGTAGTGAAGGTAATATTTACTGGAATTGTCAAGTATGGGGTTGTACTAATTCAGAAGCTTGTAATTATAATCCATTTGCAACCGAAGAAGATGGTTCGTGTAAATTTAAATATGATGGTAGTGATCCAAGTTATTCTACTATAACATGTGGTGAATTTTGTTATCCAGTTGTTTGGGATGATACAGATGGTTATGATAGAATTTGTAATGAATATACTTGTGGTGGTGAATCTGGTGGTATAGAATGTAATCCACGTACTAATACTACAGCATTATGTGGTAGTCCTAATAATTGTTTTAGACCATCATGTCCTAATGATGTCCAAATAGGTGAAAATTGTCCACCTCCTATTGGATTTAGTGGAAATAATAATGAATGTATAGCTAATTTAGTTGATACAAGATTAACTTTTTATTCTGATTGTGATGGTGATGGTGCAGCGTGTGACTTTCCATGGGTTAAGTATTGTTATGATATTGCTGGTGAATTGATTGAAGATGGAAGTTTAGATTCAATGTGTGGTAATGATTTTATATTAGGTGGTATATGTTATGGTACAAATATACAATGTGATCCTAGTGATAAAGTTTACCAATTGAATGGTATTTTATCAAGTGGTGATGTTTATTGTGAATCACAAAATGCTGGTATGTGTGAATCTATTGTTGGTGATGCTTATTGTGAATGTGATACTGATTATTATGATTCTTGTGGTAATTGTGTGGAAGAAGGTCATGAAGATGAATGTATGAGTTTTTGTAGAGATCAAGATGGTAATATTTTAGATGCATCACATACATGTATACAAATACATCCAGATGGTTATATTATACCTGATGATGGTAGTGTACAAAATTGTCCAGAATGTCCAAATGGTACTTGTTTTGATCTTGGTGATGGTGATGGTGAATATGAATGTAAAGGTCCAATTGGATGTGAAAATGGGTTGTCTTTGGGTTGTGCGACACAAGGTTGTAATGGTGTGTGTAATGATGGTACTGATTGTGATACTTGTGATCAATGTGGTGGTGATGGGTATGTAGAAACTTGTTATTCTGATGAAGATGGTGATGGTTATTCATCTGGTATGCCTCGAGATGAAATATGTTTGGGTGATTGGGACGATGAAGGTTGTGTTACATGTGAACATATAGGTGATGGAAACTATCAGCCTTGGGGATTTAATTGTTATTTTGGTAGTGAAGATGAAAATTGTTTAGAAAATGCTTGTATTAATGTATTAGATGAATCTGATCCATTGGTGGTGGGTGGTTATTGTATTAGTACAGATGAAAACAGGTGTTATGATGATGACGATGATACATGCATATATTGTGATTACATGAATGATAATGATTGTCGTGATTATTGTGGAGATTGTTTTGCTGATGATGATGTTTATAGGGATTGGAGAAAAGAATGTAAATTGGAAGGTTATTGTCAAGATACTTGGGTATGTAATAATGAACCTACTACGATATGTGATAATGTTACAGGTGAACCTTGTACCGATAATGTGTGTAATACTCTAGCAGTTACACCAGACAAAGAATGTAGTTCTATAAATGGTATAACATATGGATGTGATCCATTGGAGTATGGTTATGATGACAGTAATTTATGTACGGTGGATTTAACCAATACTTGTAGTGGTAATAACAGCCGTTTAAAATCAGATGATTGTGGTGTTTGTATGCAATTGAATTGTTCTGGTGATGTGAGTCATATTGATTTTACAGATACAGCGATTAGTTATAACAATCAAGTATGGTATAAAAATGACTTGGATGTAAACAATGTATTTTATTTTAATAAAAATAATAACCCTTGTATGGATAATCCAAATTTAGAAGATGGTGTTTATAAAATACCTAATAATCAAGATTGGAATACGAGTTGTAGTGATTGTAAAGGTATTCCTTGTTATGATGGTAATGATAATCCTATAAATGATCCTAATTGGACTCAAATGAAAGAGTATTGTTATCATACTATAGATTCTACTGGTCAATATGAAGTTGAACATTGTTGTGTCGTAGATGATTGGGTACAATGTAATAATCCAGACACAGATATGTGTTGTGCTTGTTTAACATCTTGTCAAGATTTACCCGGTAATGACAGTTGTGGTCAGTACACATGGTGGGAAGATACAGATGGTGATGGTTTGGCGAGTGGTATGGTTCATTATCTTTGTGGTGAAAAGGACATAGATGGTATTTTTTATCATATACCTGGTTGGGTATATCAATTGGATTGCTATTACAATGTAGATGAAAATCAATTTTTAACATATATCGTTGGTGGTGGATCTGAGCCTTGTTATGTAGAACCTTATTTAGATGGTGTAGATGCTTGGATACCATATTATATCAATTGGTATGATGTTGTAACTGATGATGAAATGGATGCCGAAGATTTAATTCCTGGATGTGGAGTGACAGATATTACCTTCGGATTCATGTGTTTGGATGATCAATTTAATCCTGATTGTTCTAATACTCCAGATGAATGGGATACAGTATTGATAAATAATTGGGATAATTGGCCATCACTTGTTCAATTAGCTATAAATTCTGATTATGTACCTATAGAAAATTGTATGGGTATGTGTTGGGAAGATGAAAATTTTGGTGATATGGGTGATATTGATAGTCAAATATTAGATTATGGATGTGGTTGTGGTGGACCAGCACCAACTGCTTACTATTTAGATTGGGATGGTGATGGTTATGGTTATGGTGGAGCTTGTACATGGGATCCATTTCCATATGATGTTTTAGGTTTTGATTCTACGGCCATTGAAATATGGGTTTGGAATAATGCACAATGTGATGGTGGTGTGTTCTTTTGCCCAAATGATTCAGATTTTTCAAATAATTGGCCATTAAGAATTGTTAATCAAACTTTTTATGATGAAAATGGATATTATTGGCAAATACCTACTGCACCACATAATATTGAAGGAGATACATGTGGTTGGTGGGTTGAACCTCCATATTATGGTGATAATAATGATCACCAAGCTTGTGTAGAAGCTCAAGCGGATAACTATATATGTAAAGATAATTCTTGTGTATGTCAGGAATATCACAATTATTGTATGAGTTTGGTTGACGCCGATTTAGTTGGCCAATATAGTGATGAATTATGTCAAAATTATGTAGATTGTACTTTTGAAGAATGTGATGTATTAACATATCCAAGTTTTATAGATAATTTTGATGATGTTGACCCAGAAGGTTGTGTTGGTTCTTGTGTTAATTTGGATATAATAGAACCAAGTTATGCTAATGAAAATGGAGCACCAACTATATACGAAGGTTATCCTTTTTATTTTTATTTAAATGATGTAAGTGAAAATGACAGTATATATCAAGATATAAGTTCATATTATGATGGTGGATATCATTGTATTCGTAATACAAATCCAGATGATGATTATACAAATGAAACTTTTTCTTATTCTGTGAAGAAAGTGGATTGTACTGTTGGAATCTATTATGATAATGGTTTCAATAATTGTAATACATTTGATGGATTGCCTGGTGGGTTTAGATGCGTTAGTGATGATGATTCTGATCCTCCCTTATGTTGGAATTTTATTGATGGTATATGGGATAACAGTGTGTGTAGTGGTGATTGTGTAGAATTACAGCCAGGTGGTTCTATATTTCTTTTAAATACATCTGGTGATGACTTCAATAAAATAACTCTTGGTGATGAAAATAATGATGTTACTTATGGGTTATCAGATTATTCGCCTGGTGATTATGAAATAACTGTATATTATCCAGCGGGATGTTATCAAGATGATGATTGTTTAATAAAAAAATCTGAACAATTTACAGTAAACTCTGCAGTATATGGTTGTATGGATGATAGACCTTTAACCAGATGTGAAGTTGATGATTTAGCTGGTGGTATGAAGTGGATAAATTGTAAATACGATAGTGAAGAAGATATATTCAATGTAGATACTACTCAATTTGAAATTGATAATGATTGTATAGGTTTATGTCAAGAATATGAAAATAGTGATTATGTGTGTAATTATAATTCGGATGCAACACATCATAACAGTAGTTGTGAATATAGAAAGAAGTGGTATCCAGATGTAGATGGTGATGGGATAGGTTGTTGGGAAACTGGTTATCATGAATATGAAGAATTCCGATGTGATAATATTGGATTACATAGACAAGGACAAATAGCATACAGTGGACATTGTACAGATTCGGGCGGTACTTGTCAAAATTGTAACTGTGAAGACGATGGTTGTGATGTTGCTGGTAATATATGTAATTTCCCTCATGTGAACAATGCTGATGAGCAAGGTATATCTTGTCTTTGTTATTCAAATTTGTATGATGACTGTGGTGAATGTCGATCATCAGCATCAGCAACAGTAGGTAATTCGTATTGTAGAAATTATGATAATTTCGGTGTAGATTGTAGTGGTGATGAATCATTATGTTCAGGTTATTGTTGGCCTGCACAAGATGGTTTTGCATTAAATGGTATAGCTTTACAAGGTGTATGTGAATATACAAATGGTGAAGGTGATATTTCTTATGTATGTTCTGATGATATTAATGGTACGATTTATGATAATAATAATTGTAATGATGAATGTGATGGTGATGAAAATTATTGTATAAAAGAATCGTGTGATGGATTTTCTATTAAACTACCAGATGAATATCCCGATCCCAATGGTGTAGGATTGAACCCATTTAAAAGAAGTAATTGTGATACTGGTGCCAGGAATTGTATATATAATTTACATTCATCGGCACCATATGAAACAACTTTTGATGATAATACTAAAGTACCATCTGATAAATCCTGGAATAAATCTTGTACTGGTTGTAGAAATAATTTATCTGTTTTTAATTGTGAAGATTGTGATTTTTCTTGTACAGGTGATTGGAATATGACAAATGCAACTGGACTAGGTTTAGAAGCATTTGGTTATAATAGTAATGAAGAAGTGGGAGATGACGGTGTAGAATGTTTATCGAATGGATATGGTTGTGATGAAGGTGGTTATTCTGGTCAAGGTATATGTTTTAATATACATTGGTGGTATGGTATTGCTATATCTTGTGATTCTGATTTTGGTGGAAATGGATTAAAACCTTGTCCTGAATATTATCATGATGCTCAAGAAACTGTAGTTGGTGATGTATGTAATAATACATCTCACCCAACTTCACATGGATATAATTCTTGTTGTGAATTTGGATTTGATTATGGGTGTAAAGATGATAGAGCTCTCAATTTTGACCCTGATGCTACTCGTGATTGTGAAAATAATTTATTACACGATTGTTTATTTGCAGGTTCACCACCTGTAGAAACTGATATAATGGTTGTTAATCAATCTACTGTAGATGGTGAAGCAGATCAATTGATTTTAACTGTTAAAAAATGGACTGAAAGACCATGGAATTTAAGTGTAGGTTCTTATATAACACATACACCAGGTGATATACTTGATACTGATTTTATAAATTATAATAATAGTAATGATTTAGATGTTTTTGAAGTTTTGAGTATATCAACAGAAGATATTAATTACTCTGGTGAATTTTATGTTACAATTAGAAGAGGTTTATTTGGTACTAACTCTCAAGTTTTACCTGTTTTTAATGTCGAAGATTGTGATGGTGGTGAAGGAAACCCTTCATCTTGTGCTAGATTGTGGAATACATCCAGTGATTGTAATTATTTAAAATGTTGTGTTTACGAACCAATAAAAGCTTGTACTGATTCAAACGCGGAAAATTATTATTGTTGGGGTGATTATAATTTTGGTGTCGTGGATAATTTCTATTGCCAATCAGATGAAGATGGAGATGGTGTTTATGATATACCAAATCATCCACCAGTAGTAGAATGTATAGCTGAATATGAATCATATGTTATAGATGGTTGGGTTGATGATGGTAGAATAGATGTTCCATCATATTGTAGTATTTTTAAACCGGGTAGCACACAATCTGTTGAATGGACAATATCCATAGATGAATTATGGCTTGGAAATTTTGATGTTTATCTTTATCACCCAAATTTAGGTCTTTCTATAGACCCTATGTTTAATTTAGATGAAGATAGTGAATATCATTTTAATCATAAGTTTATAACTAGTTTATCTCCTGATGCTATGGGATCCGGTGTATTTCAATGGGATGTTCCATCTAAATTACCAATTTATGGTAGAGGATTTAAGTTGGTATTTCAAAGATTGGATGAAGGTTGGGAAGATGTTGTTCTAAAAAGTTATGATTTTGAAATTTCAAGAGGATATATCACCGGACCAAATAGTGGTGAATATGAAGAGTGGGATGACGATGATACCAATTGTAGTAATAATGGTACAACAGTAAATGAAAATTATTGTTGTGAATATAGATACGATTGTGCTGGTCTTAGATTTGGTAGTGGATTCTTTCATGGTGGTAGTTGTGGAGCTTGTGTTAATAGTCAATATGTTTTCTCGGGTGAAGGTGGTACTAGATCAGATGAAGATCTTTATGGAAATAATGGTTGTGGTTGTTGGAATTATATACCGGATAAAGGACAACATTCTTTAGCTGGATCTCCTAATTTACCAACCGATAACGGCAGAAGTGGTGTTATGCCATTAACTTGGAAACGTGATGGTGAGGGTGACGGATGGGATTCTGATGGAAGACCTTGTCCAAATCTTGAAAATTATTGTGACTTAGGTGAAGGTGGTTTGAGTGATGATATTTCAGAGTCTGATTGTATTGATGAAGGTGGTGAATGGATATACCAAGCTGAATTTTTAAAATTTGATCATACCAATTTTCAAAATAATAAACCTGATAATTATGGTTATTGTGAAAATGATACAAATCTTACATGCTTTGATGAAAAAACTGGCAAATATCAATGTTCAGGATGTAACCCACTTCGTGGTGCATGCATAGGTTTAAATGATGGTAATTGGTCTGATTTTTCTTCGAAACAAGCATTTAATGATTTTGATACAACATGTGATGCACCCAATATAGAATTTTTAATGAATTATAGTGGTAATAATTCTGGAAGAATTCAACTTGATAATAGATGTCAACAAATTGCTGCTGAAGCTGGGTATGATTTATTTGAAGAAATACAATGTGAAATGGACTATTGTACTTTCCCAACAACTGGAAATAGCTCTAATAATCTTCCTTCTACTGGTACAGGTTATTGGGGTGATATAAAATGTTTGGGATGGGATTATCACTGGGAAGTTGATGATCCATATTCAAATCATACTGGTATAAATGCTTGTTATTCACCTATTACTGGTTATATAAATCAGAACTCTATTTGTAAGAATCCTGATGATGTTAGTGGTGGAGCATATACTGAAGATAATCAGAATTTTGGAGGGTATCCTTGTTTTAGGGATTCTAATTTTGATCATACAAATCCAGAATGTTGTGATGATAATAATGTATGGTGGGCTAACGGTGGAATTCATCCTGGTTGGATGGGTCCTTTTGTTGGTGATGAATTAATTGAAGATGCTGTTAGAAAATGTAATTGTTTAGGTTTAGGAAATCATGAAGATTATGATGAATGTGAACAACTTTCTTCATGTATTGGTGAAGATTGGGAGTGTGTTCCAGATTATGAAGGTGAACCAGTAGATTGGCCTACGGGAAATGAACTACATCCTGTATGTGGTTATTATGATGAAGAAAATGGTGAATTTATAGACATGGGTGAAGTAGATTGTAGTAATCCTTATCAAGTCGGTTGTTATGAACCAACTTTATCAGCGTGTCAATGTGAATATAATTTTACTGATTGTCATGGAAATTGTGTACCAGCTGGATCTTTGACAGCCAGGATTAATGTTTTAGATGATTTAAATCAATGTGCAGGTTTAAATTATGGGTATGTTTATAGATACGATGAATTTTGTAACGATTCCTTGTCTGATTATGGTGAAACGATTGAAGAAAATGAAGATGGTCAGTATATACCATTAGACAATGCATTATTAGACATACCATTTTTGAAGGCTTTAAAAATAATTACACATCCCGATAATAAACATATGAGGGGTGAAGATGGTGTAAATGATGTTAATCCTCATCATCCTATAGGCCCATATGGTGCAGATGATCCTGGTGGGTTATTTAAATTATGGGAAAATAAAAATGAAGTTTGTGTACCTGGACCACAAGACGATAGTTCAGAGAGAATAAAAACATGTGTGGTTGGTATGGGTCCTTTAGAAAGTTTTGGAGCTGATGACGGTGGTTCCGGTGTTCGTAGAATGGATTGTAACTGTGATACTTATCCTGATGATACTGGAATTGATAATTTAGATCCATTTACTGAATATGGTGAATTGGATGAATGTGGTATATGTAATAGTCCTTATACAATTCGTAATTGCCCAAATATAAAAAATGATATAGGTGAAATAACACATTTAAATTCACCGCATTGGAGAGGAACTTCTAAACCCGCCGATTTTGAAGGTGATATTGTGGAAGTCTTTACATGTGATCAAAATGGTGGTGTTTGTTTGGATGACGGTGATACATTTATAGGCAATTTCCCAAGACTTACTACAAATTATGATTTAGGTGAATTTATATATGGTGGACCTGATATTGATTGTAGTGGTCAGTGTAAACCTTTATATTCTAAAACTGGTGAATGTAGTGCCAATTATCATAATGATGATGTTTTATATCCATTATTATTTTCAAATTATTATGGTGGATTTAGGTTTGGTGATACAAATATACACGGTAGGAAACCAATAGATTCTAATGGTGATTTGGATTGGGAAGATAATTTTTATTGGCAAAGTGTTGTATGGGATTTAAAAACTCATGATATTCCAATATGGCCATATGATCCTATACATCAAGTTAATATAACAACTGATTATCCTGAAGATACTGGTGACATGTTGGATTTACATTGTGGTTGTAAAGTTTATTCTCATGATCATAAAGATTGTTTGGGTTGTAAAGATCCTGGGGCTATACCTCCTTACGGTAATTATGAAGAAAGTGATGACATAACTATACATAAACCAAGTGACTGTATTTATAATAAACATGGTTGTGCTGATCCAAATAGTATAATTGAATTTACAGACCAATCGAATGTTGGTTGTATATTTGAATGTGCTATGTTTGATATGGCAGTAGGTGAAGATGCAGGTTATTGTCATGGTGGATCTAATCATGGAGTAGCATGTATACCTTCACTTGATAATAGTGATTGTCCGGATGGAGAATGTTTGGGAATTTCACCACTTGCGACTGAAGGATTTCAAGGTAGTTTATGTAAAGACTTAGAGTATGAATGGCCTAATGATTTAAATGCTTGTTTTATAAATTATTTTGGTGATGGTAGTTATGGTTGTAGTAAATACCTTACTAATGATCAAGATTCTATTGATTTAGTCGCTAATAAAGAAGAATTTTACAGTTGTTGTGATCCTTATTGTGGAGATACGAGAAGCCATGATTGTTATAGTGAATGGTATCCTGCTTATGATCCTGATGGTAATTATACTTATCCAGGTCAAATTCAATGTCGTCAAATAATCGATCAAGGTTGGTCGGTTCGAGAAGAATTAAAATCTCACCCAACAACAAGTACTGATGAAGGTTATCAATATAATAATGCTTGTGGTGGTAGAGCTATATGTGGTGGATTTTGTCCTAATAGTACTCACGATAATTCATTGGCAGGTCAAGTTGTTGTTGGAGATACATTTATAGATAATTCTATTAGTGGTGAACTTGAAATGTCTGATGGTGAAAGAGGTTATATATTAGGAATGACTGATACTAATTTATATCATACAAGTAATGTGGATCCTTATTCAGAATCTCAATTTTGTTCTGCAGATTGTTGTGGTTATTTTGATGTAAATGACAACACTGTGAGTGATATAGGTACTTGGCATAATGGTTATTATGATGATGGTTGTGCTGATACAGGATATATTCCTGATGAAAGTTATCCTAATGGTGATGTACATCAAAAACCATGGCCATTTGGTATGGATCCTGCACAAGGTTCTTCTTATTGTGTTGGATGGGGTAATGCTGAAGGACAACAACCTGGATGGTTTTGGGAATTCCTAGAAGATTTTTCACAAATGCTTACAGGACTTCAACCTGGATTCACCGTTTCTAATTCAATATGCAATAATGGAAGCTGTTGTGAGCCTGTACTTTGTCCAACTTTAGGAACTACAACTTCTGGTATGCATGAAGTAAGTGATAAATATTCAGGTGGTAAGGGTTACATCGATAGATGGGGAGAAGAATGTCCTGATTGTTATACTGGGTGTATGCAACATCATAATAACCCTTCATCTATGGATCCTGATTGGTGGGACACTCAAATACCATGGGGCTCCACAAATTCAGGATATGGTAGTCTTAATAAACTTTTTCAAAAAACTATTGTATTCGATAAAGATGTACCCATTTATAATATAATGATGTCTGCTGAATCTAAATCTATTAGGTCTGGTGCAGGTAATAGGGGAGTTCATTCATTGGTATATAGAGTTTCTTGGGGTGATATAGATACTGGCTGGATACATCACGAAGGTGCTTCTCACAGTTTTAATCAACCAGGTGAACGTAATATTCCTGGAAGTGATTATGGTACTACTCCTCATATACAATCAGATAATCCAAGTACTTTACATTTGTATAGTGGTGATTCAATGGGTGATAGAGAACAAGCATGGGGTTATAGTGAATGGTCTGTAGGTGGTGGACCTATGAGTGATTTAATGAATTTTGTGGATTATGATTCAGGTGGTGATCCTACTGGCGCTGCAGGTCGTCTAAATCCAGGTGGAGATTATACTGATGGATCTTATTGGCATAAATTAGTTGGAACTGGTATAATTCCCAAAGGTACAAAAGTAAAATTTGAAATAGGTATAAAGCTGACAAAACAACCTGCTACTGAATTCCCAAAATATGGTATGATGAGAAATCCAAAAATATGGGTACCTAAATTTTTACCTAATAAATGGGGTTATAAAGGTCATTTTATGAATGAATTGCACATAGCTCCTAATAAAGGCGGTTACCCATATCAAGTTAATGCATTTGGTGTGGGATCTTTGAAAGGTTACCCTTCTAAATTTTGGGGTTGGTGGGATATGACTGATTGTAGTGATGGGCTTCATAATCAAGGTTTTGGTTTTAATAATAATATGTGTTCTAACTGGCCTCCTGCACCAATGGCAACTGGTACACCAAATTATTATAATCCAAATACATATGATGTCACGATGGGTAAAATAGGTGGTATAGCTGAAGGTGATGTGGAGTATGTTGAAAATTTTAGAATTGAACCAAATATGATATCAACATCTGCTATTGCAGGAGCAGGTTTTCTTGATTATTCAGCATTATGTGGTAATATAGCAACTATATTAACACAACCTGGATTTTTTGTAGATGGACCTGATGGAGGTTATTCAATACAAAACTTGATAGATGGTGAAGGTCCTTCATGTGATGCTGTTATAGCCAATCGGGAATTAGATCCAGTTCCGGAAAATGGTAATTGGACGGAAACTTATTATGATCCTGATGCATACCATACATATAGAACAGCTGTGGGAGATTGGTATTGGTATTGTACAGACAGTAACGAACATTGTGAAAGTGATGGTGCGGACTATCCAAATGGAACCTGGACATTAACAACTGCTGATAACTGTGATACGTATGAAGAACTTGAAGATAATGATTGCGAAAATATAATTTATAATTATTCCCAATTTAGTGACGGTAATTATCAACCAGTAAATACAATGGCTCCTGATTATCCTGATATTACTAGAATGAAACAATTTTCTAACACAACTCCTATATATCAATTTCTTGGTGCTGATAATCCAAGCACTTATGATATATTTTATCCTAGCCTCACTGATGCATTAACTGTAAAGAAAACTATAGATACAGATGTGGCATTTGCAAATTATCATGGTGGAGATGATGCGTATGCATTTAATATAGCTAAATATACCATGGGTATGAGAGGTGTAGCTGGTATGGAGCAATATGTAGATGTACCTTTTACTCACGGGTGCGTAGATTTAACAACGAGCCATGAAGGTATGTGGTATGATCATTTTGGTGAAAGTCATTCTGGTGGTTTAATTGCTATGCATGATTTGAATGCTGATAACCCACCATTTACTTTTATTGGTGATGGGGTTTCTAATACACCAGGAGGTCATGTTCCTAATTGGGCATCACATTACCCGATACACTATTTAGATTTTCAATCATGTCAAGAATTAAGATTAACTGAAGAAGGTTTTTATTCTGCTGATGGTACAAATGTTACTGGTGATTTTGGAGGATTATCATCGATGGTGGATATATCAGCTGAACAAGATGATTGTCTTACACTTGAAAATTGTTGATGAAGAAAAAAATTTTGGATAACGCCTCCTCGCATTGTAAAAATATGATTAGGATAAAAGATATAACATTCGTGGATCATAAAATTAAAATTTTATGATTAGCGTAGACAACCACATCGAATTTATTATCTATACGCCTATACATATTTATAATATGGCAAGTGAAGAAAAACGTTGTAGTATATAAAATAATAGTTGTATATTAACATACAAGTAAAACAGGAAAATAGAATATGTTAGAATTTATATTTGGAATGATGGTAGGAGCACCTATGGGATTTATGTTGACTGCGATATTAAGTGCTTCAAGTAATGTGGATAGACAAATGGAATTAGTTGCATTATCAATGGAAAATGCAGAATTAAAGGATAGATTAAAAGAATTAGGTGAATAAGATATGAAAAAGAATCAACCCCCTCCATCATATTGGTCAATTATGAGTACTATCGAAAAAATTACAATGACTATATGTGTGGGAGTAATTTTATTTATTATATATGTATTATTTACACAATGAGGAAAACACTAAATGTCAAATAGATTGATTGATATATTAGAAGATAAGGACAAAATCGATGGAATGAATGAAAACTTTCACTATCGAAAAAATATACTACCTAAGTTAGAAAAATTACGAAAATTGATAGGTAATATTACACCTCGGCATACAGAAGATTTAGAATTTGTAGATGATTTAAGGGCAGATTTAAAAGTTAACCCACATCATAGAATTACAAAATTAGAAATGGAACATTGTAATGGTTTATGGAAGAAATATAAATGAGTGAAAGTATATTAGAAAGATTAGAAAAATTATTAAAACTAATATCAGAAACAGACAAGGCATCTAATAATTTTGGTAGTAAGCTTGAAGAAATGGACTATGTAGAAGAACTTATAAATAAAATAAAAAATTTCAATAGAGTTAAATTAACTGTAAACGAAATGAAAGAGTGTAATAAATTATGGAAGAAATATTAATAGCATTATATACAATAATAATGACTGGACTATTTAGTATGGGTGCAGTAGCAACTATAGTCTGGTTAGTAAGGAGTTTTAAAAATGACTAAGGCTGATTTACCAGATGAAATATTAGAATTTTATGATGAACATAATAAAGAGATAAAGAAACATGCAAAAAAGGTTGTAGAAGATTATAAAAATAATCCTCCAGAGTCTGAAGCAAGTGGCTCTATTGTTCAAGTACATATGAATAGTCCTGTATTAAAGGATGATATTATAGTTAGTGTAGAACAAGAAGACGATGGAGAGTATTAAGATATGAAAAGTAATATAATGGAACTATTAAAAGAATACGCAGACAATCAAGCCAATCTATCTTCTGAAGCATTAAGAGAACAATTAACAGAAGATATAATGAAAATTATGGGCAATGATCCAAGGGATATAAACTACAATGGATAAACAAAATTACAAAGAATTACTAGCTGATTACATATCAGCGTTAAGTACAACAGAAAAAGAAGTAAGTAGGTTACAGATATTAGTTGCTAAATATCAAGATAAAGAAAGAGAAATTAAAAAATTAGTTTATGATAATCCCAATGATATGAGTTTGGGTGGAAAACTACGGCATTTATATAACAAAGAGAAAGAAACCAAGCAATGACGTACACTTACATGGTTAAGAGCGAGTTCTTCGAAGCGAAGGAAAAACGATTTGAATTTACATCAGATAGATTGATGTTCCACGATTTCCAAGTAGAAGACTACCTAATAAAGAATGATTTGGTCAACGAAGACGAATTTATTAGGGTTGTGACATTCGCGGTAAAAACACCAAACGAAGATTAAATAATACACACTTTACAAGATATAAAATGGTGAAGGGTGGTTTAAAGTGGTTTAAAGTGGTTAGATAACAGACATTAAATTATTTTTAGTGATTTTAGTGTCTAGTAGAGATTACTGAGGGACCAAGGATATACACACCGCAAAAAAAATTTTCTGGGTGGCGTATTCAACTGTTGATAACATTGTTGATAACGTTATCCACACACTTATCCACATACATTTTGTAAAAATCGTGTAAATTTCATGGATTTGGAGCGTGGCACACCCATAAAAAGAGCCCTGAAATGTAACAATTTGTAACAATCGCACAAAAACGTTGTAGGATCGGCCGAACCGCCGTATATTTGATCGTTAAGTTAATTAATAAATAAAGGGATTTGAAGAATGGCAAAAGTTAAAGAATATTTTCAAGAATTAGAAAACTTGGGTTTAATTTCTACGCCTGAACCTACTGAAGAAGAAATGGTGGTGGAAGAACCTACAGATGCCGAATTGGCAGAGATTGAATACCTAATAGAAAATGAATTTTATTTAGATTAATTTAAAATAAACGTTGTTTTGTATGGCAGATCAGCCGTATATTATAGTATAATGGAAAAGGATATGATATGAATTTAAAAATCGTGTAACACCGCCCGTTTGATACTTACTGGCCTTCTCCGGTTTGATAAGTAGGTTAGGGCATTAAGGAGATGCTTCTGGGGTTATAATTCGTAACCAATGGGGGTTCGACTGAGGGCAAGTCACTTCAGAAGTAATTAGAAAAAGATTTTTGACATAGAAAGTATTTAATTTCCTCCGATTAGGATTAAGAGTCACTTATCTGTCATCGACAAGTATGGCGTCGGCGGGCCAGGAAAATTAAATAAAGGTTATACATTTGCGGGATAAGAATCAAGAGAGATTCGTTACACATTCCAGTGTAAAGGGTTAGGGGCAGTTCCTAAATCCCGCTCAAAAAATTGCGGAATAGGTTTCAAGAGAGAAACGATACACATACCAGTGTATAGAGCGTAGGGCAGTTCTACGATTCCGCTCAAGAGAGCAACCACCATACTTGATTGTAGTTCGGTCGCGAAATACTTCCAGTCCCTCGTGGTTCTCTCCTCACTATTCGTTTATCACTCGGTTGTGGGGGTCTTTAGTCCTTTCTTCCCCTACAACACTATAAAAAGGCGAGTTTAATCCTCTCGCCTTTTTTTTATGCCTAATACTTATCAACATATTATCAACACTCATTAAATTGTAACAATATGTAACTAACGTTGTTTTGTATTGTCAAACAGTGTTAAATTAGAGGGGGCAGGAATATGGAAAAAAATTCCCCCACAATCTTGTTACATATTGTTACAATTTAATTTGACAAAAACGTTGTAGGATCGGCCAGGATGTATTAACGTATAGTGTATGGTTGACGATAATTTAAACATTTTAAGAAAGGATTTTTAATGAACAAGACACCAAATTTAATAGTAAGGATTGAGAAATCGGGTAACCGGTTTAACGCTTGGGATACTGATGGTATTAAGCGTACTTCTGAAATCACCACAAATTGCCGTAGGAAAGCCTTCGAAGGGAATTATCTATTAGGTAGATTTGTTGGTACTACTGGTAAGACCTACTGGCGTAGGGTTGACAATGTAGAATCTGCACCAGTTGTTGAAACGGCAACTATGGGTGTGGAAATCCCAACGGATCACGCCGAAGTACTTAACTTCATTCATAATTCATATTCATTGAAGCCTAAAGGGTTGATGATGAAAGAATTAAAGTGGAAGTATTTAGTAAGATCAGCTGTTCGTGGTAAAAATATTATGATGACCGGGCCTGCAGGTTGTGGTAAAACTATGGCAGCTAAAGCTTTGGTTAACTCACTTGATCGACCTGACTTTTATTTCAACTTAGGTGCGACTCAAGATCCACGAGCTACTCTTATTGGTAATACACATTTCGAAAAATCTTCTGGAACATACTTTTCAGAAGCACTTTTTGTTAAAGCAATTCAAACACCAAACGCGGTGATACTATTAGATGAATTATCCAGGGCTCATCCTGACGCTTGGAATATTTTAATGACAGTATTAGATTACGGTCAAAGATATTTAAGGTTGGATGAACAAGATACTCAAGCGACTGTAAAAGTTGCTCAAGGGGTTACGTTTGTGGCCACCGCTAATATAGGTAATGAATATACATCGACTAGGGTTATGGACAAAGCTCTTATGGATCGTTTCACAATTGTTGAAATGGATGTATTGTCTCAAGAAGAAGAATATGAACTTCTTACATATATGTTTCCTCACGTAGATAGTGAAATTCTGAAAAATGTTTCTGAGATTGCCTCGATGACGCGATCTGAATCAAAGTCTGAAACCGCAAGAGTTCCTTTTGGTATTAGTACAAGAACGACAGTTGAATTATCTGGGTTACTATTCGATGGTTTCAAGTTAGAAGAAGCAGCTGAAGTTAGTATTTATCCTCAATATGATGACGCTGGTGGGGTTGATTCTGAAAGAACGTTCGTGAAACAAATTGTTCAAAAGTTCATAAATGACGGCACTGATGAAAATCTCTTCTCGGAAGAAGAAATGAGCGAAGCGGGTTCCTCAACTAACTAGTCCCACGATGGTGGTGGTCATTCATTTGGCCACCATCATTATTTTCGTAGCACAATGATAGGCAGGGCAATTGATTGCCACCACACCTAAACTAATTCATCTTCATTTGGTTTTTCGCTATTAAAAAAGAACCTGCCAAGGAGCCCATATCGATGCACGCCGCAAGGTAGCTTTTTTCATATGGAGCTATTAACAAACCTTTTGTCAATAAGATTGACAAAAGACTATCAAATGTAACAATATGTAACAATTTAAAATAAACGTTGTAGGATCACTCAAATACCTTTAACGTATACTGTATGGTTAACGGAAAAACAAAAGAAAAGGAAAACAATATGACTTTAAAAGTAAACGACAAAATAACCTTCGTTGATAAATGGGGTAATACAAAAGAAGGAGTAATTTTTGATACTAACTATAAGTGTGATTTTGATGAAAGATTGAATGGTTGTGTTAGACTTAGTGTTACTAACTACTATGGAACACCGATAAACACAATAATTGATAAAGAACAAATAATAGTAACCCCTGAAATGTCAATTAATTAAAGAAAAAGGAAAAGAAATGAATATTAGTGAATTAAATTTTGAACCAAATGATTTATATTTCGGTTCATCCATTGTTAATGATGAATTTAACACAGATTCTTCTGGTTTAGAACTTATTAATGAATTTTTTGAAACAGTAGAAGAACCGATACCAAATGGAAGAATTTATAAAGGAGCTAAATATTCCAATGAATTTGAATTTGGATTAATAAGAGAAAAATCAAATGAAATAGTTTTTGAAGATGAAAATTATTTGATAGGGTTTGAACCAGATGACAGACGATATTACAAAGAAGCATATGAATAATTCTGTTACAAACTGTTACAAAAAAAATTAAAAAAAAACGTTGACATACGTGAGTTTTCTGTGTTAACGTTATCTGTCGGTCGGTCGTTAAAATAAACAATTAAAAGAAAAGGATAACAAATGACAAAATTAGATTTTATACCAATAAGTGATGACTTCGAAGGTAGTATCCCATCGGATTATGATTTAGTAGCAGTTGAAACATCAGATGTAGATAATGAAACATTTGAATCAGCAGTTGTATTATATGGATTTGATGAAATAAGTTCACTTGGTGAATGGGGATTCAATAATCCTGTTTTAGGTTTTTTAAGTAATTAAAGAAAAGGAAAAAAATATGAATTTTATTGAATTAAATAGTGTTGGTTCTACAGTTACCAACGAAGGTTTAGTATTCCCACAAGATATATCAGAAGCACCTGAAACAGCTGGTGAAGCAGATGAAATGATGGGTGTTCATTTATTAGATACTGATGATGATTGGTGGAATAATATGAGTATTGAAGATAGTAATAATTTAATGGGTTTTTTAACACCACTTTTTTTAAATGGTGATTTAGTATGGGAAACTAGTTTCGTTGATTGGGGAATGGAAAGACTTCAATATGTTATTAATCACAATTATATGATTGAAAATATGGAGACTATATAATGAATTATTCAGAAGCAATAAATAAATTCGTTGAAACAATAAGAGTTAATTCTCTTGAATATTATAAAAAAACAGGATTAACACATTTGGTTGAAAAGCCTGAAGATGTCAAGATTAATAAAGGTCGTAGGTTCGATAAGATAGTAAAAGATACATCAGTTTATTGTTTCGTTGAGAAGGATACTGGTTTTATCTTTAAACCAGCTTCTTGGAAAGCACCACAATTAAAAACAAAGAAACCGGTTCGTGGTTCTATATACGATTCAGATACTTATAAACAAGCTGGTCCACATGGTGGGTGGTTGTATCAATAATTCGTTAGTTTAACATTTTAATAATAACAATAACAATAAAAAGGAACAAATAATGAAACATTATATTAAACCGTTTGTAAAGTATATCAAGTATTGTCTATATTTTAGTATGGCAATTATATTCTTTAAAGTAGGTATAATAGTAGGTGAAAAGGATGAAATAACATCATCACCCGAAAGTTATAATATGATTGGGTATTATATTGATCAAGATCAAGATCAAGATCAGTATTATATAACGGAAGCTAAACAGATACGGTCTACGTATAGGACTGGTATGAGTTTATCTAAAATTAAACATCTATTAATTTATATAAATGGTTTGTGTAAAGAATACGATGTTAATTATAATTTAGTTAAATCAGTTATTTCCATCGAAAGTGCTTGGAATTATAAGGCACGAAGCCACGCTAAGGCACATGGATTAATGCAAATTCGTTCTATATGTGCAAAAGAATTCAATACACCACATTCCGAAATGTATGATCCTTATGTCAATGTAACTGTAGGTATTATGTACTTATCTAAATTATTGAAAGAGTTTCCTGATGTGGAAAGTGCGTTAGTAGCTTATAATGAAGGACCTACATATACACGAAAGTATAAAGAAGACTACATATATAGTTCAAAGTATGTTAATAAGATAACTGCTTATTTGAGTAAGAATGATATTGGAGTGTAACTTATGACTATTAAGAAATTGTTGTATAGATTAGAAACAATTAGAGATTCGTTGGCTGATAGAGATGGTATGGATGAATATGCAATTGAAGGCACCATGGATGATATATCATTACTTATGAATGATATTGATTCCTTTGGTGTTGAAGATGATATACCTACACCCGATATAGATGAAGATGTATCTGCAGAACATTATATGCGACGAAGAGTAATGGAAAATATTGATGGCGTTGAACATGTCAAGTGGGTTGATACTGATAATAAAGATAGTAGAATGGATGTGATAGGGCAAAACGGCAATACTGGTTTACATTATGATAAACTTGAAAAAGATAATTGTGTATCATGTAATAAAGAATCGGAATATAATAAAAATGATAATATTTATAATAGGCGTTATTATGTAGAAGGTGCTGGCCAATTATGCGGTAAGTGTTGGAGTAGTATCTATGACACCAACAAAACAACTTAATGGTTACGCCGATATTTCAATTGACAGGAGGCAACTTCGAGGAGGATCTTTTTAAGGTTTATGTTAGTTAACGAATTCATATCACAAGTAGAAAAAGATAATATCATATCCACTTTGTTAAAATACTACAAAGTGGGTAATATTAGAATTAGATATAAGATGATGAATGATTATGCTCACTATGATGTTGATAGAGGTATACTTGATTTATCGTCAAAATATAAATCTATTAAATCACGGCAAATGAAAGATTTCTTGATAACAATATTACATGAAATAAGGCATGCTATGGATGCAAAGAAATATGGTTGGAAGAAATTTAAACATATGTATGAAATGGAAATGAATTACCAGATAGCTAATGATAAACATCAATATAAAGATAATAAATATGAAATAGAAGCTGAAGAATTTGGTCAAAAGAATTGGAAGCAATGGTATAATAAATTTAAATAAGGGGGATATAAGTTATGAAATGTATGGCAAATCAAGATGAATCTGTAGTAATACGAGTCAGCAATGATAAAGCTGAAATTCTTGCATACGAAGGTTTTCATTATGTTGAAAAATCAGTGTGGAAGGAAAAGGTTAGAGATGCAGAACAACCTGTATCAGACAAACCTATGAAAGCGAAATCAAATAAGATGTCTAAATCTGCAAAAAGACATTTAAGGAGAAGTAAATGATAAACAAGGAAATAGTTTTTACTATTATTTTGTTTACAATAAACAATGTATTAATATGGTTTCAATTAAATAGTCAATTAGTTTGGGATTGGGCTAAAGGTAATGTAGCACTTATATTTTCTTGTTTAATGGGAGTTCCTATAAGTTATTTCTTCTGGTTGGCAACCAAATGGGGTTATGATGGTTTTGGTACATTATGGCCTGTAAGATTTATGGGATTTGCTACATCGATGCTTACTTTCCCACTATTAACTTATTTTTATTTAGGTGAAACATTAACATTAAAAACTATAGTTACTATTTTTTTAGCAGTTATAATCATGTTAATACAATTGATATAGATATATAGGAGATGATAAATGAATATATTATTAGCAACAATAATAGGATTATCGTTTAGTGTAAGAACACCTAACGATGCAACACAACCATTGGATTATGAATTTATGGCTAAAGCGGAAAAAACGGATGGTGATTTCACTTATCTTTTAAAAAGAGATTGGGAAAGAGAATATGGTGAAAAATATTTAGATTTTGTTGGAAAGTTTAAATTCAAATTACATAATAATATGTATGGTGGAGTTGATTATGTAGATAAAAACAGTAAAGGTATTCACTACGGTCTTTACAATCTTGGATTTTATAGTGAAGATGGTTGGAATATTGGTATATCAGCTAAAGAAAATACAAATGACGGTGAATCTTCAGCTTTGGCTTCTTTCGGTTTTATTAAGAAAGTTAAACAAGATAAATTTGAATATTTTGTTGACATAAGTGCAAGAAGTGATTTATCTGACAATCAAATATTCAATGTAAAAAGTGAATTGAAAAGATGGTTTACTGATAATGTAAATGTATTTGCTTTATATAAACATGAATATTATAATGAAAAAGAAGATTTTCAATTTAAAGTGGGTTTTGGTGTTAAGTTGTAATGTAACAATATGTAACAACTTTGAAAAAACGTTGTAAGATAAGCTGGAAAGTATTAACGTATACTGTATGGTTATCACCATCATACATATTAACCCTTTTCTTTCTCTTTCTTTTGGATTGAGAAATTTTCCTTATTTAATAAATGAAAGGTATATATAATGGAAAAATTATTAATTGAAGCTGGTCATAAACTTTTACAACATCAATATGAATCTATAGCTCGTACAAAGATTCTAATGGGTGGTAAGGTTAAATGGTCGGATCCTATTCTTGTTAATGATCGATTGATAGGTGCTAGTGGTAAAACTGGAGTTTATAGATTTTTATATAAACCTTTATTTGATGAAACTGGTAGTATTACAATGTCTACTAAATATATAGGTCATAGTAAACAGGTTTCTGATAGAAGATCTGGTCATAAAAAAGTTTTCTTAAATGAAGGTAAAACAATAGTGGCACCAGGTGGTACTTCATTTCATAGTCCTTGTGCACAACGAATGTATGAATTTGATTCTAAATTGGATAATTGGTTATTTACTTGGTTTGGTATAGATGATACATTATTAGCTAAAGCATTTGAAGATATATTAATCGATAGTGAAAGTCCAGAATTTAACAATGATAAGATGGCTGGTGTTTAGTTAATAATATATTTTAAGTATCTTGAAAAACCCTTTGTAAAAAAAGGGTTTTTTTATGCACACGATATATTTATATTTATATAATGGAGAACTAATATGCCCAATAATAGAAAGATACGTCGTAGAACAGGCAATAGGAGTTACAATAGAATACGAAGAACTTCGATGGATAGAACTAGGTCTGGTAGTACATCTTACGACAATGGTCATTCACATTCATATACTGTAGATAGTAATGGTAATGGTAGAACTAATGCCGGACCAAGAAATGGTCATGTTCATACTGTCACTAATTGGGTAGTTCAAAATGCTAGAGGTCATTCACATGTAATATCACAACGTACTAATACAGCAGCTGGTAGTAGTACTAGACCTGTAGATACAAGTTATAGAAAATCTACAAATGCTAAATATAAAAGAAAGAAGAATAGTAAGAGAGCTAGTAGACAATGTCCTAATGTAAATTGTCCTCCAACACAAACATTAAATACAATGAATTGTACTTGTGGATCCAATAATGGAGGTTATAGAAAAGCTAGAGTTACCAACTCTAATCCAAATAGGAAATATAATAGAAGGGTTAATAGACGACGTAATACTAAAAATTTAAAAAACAATAATAGGGCTAAGAGAACTACATATGAAGTTAAAGATACTACATGTAAGAGTGGATTTAGAATATTTGACAACACCAAAAATAAAATGGTTTGTAAGTAGGAGATAATTAAATGGCAACATATAACAATCGTAATAGAATGGGTGGAAGAACACGAAATAGAAATACACGAAATAGAAATACAATTCGTGGTAATGTAAGAGGTAGAGGTAGAGGTAGAGGACGTAATGATGTAATATATATAAATGAATTTTCATCTAAAGATAGGTTGTTTCCTGGATTAGGTGATTCATCTGATTGGGTAGAATTGTATAATCCAAATGCATATGATGTTAGTTTAGCTGGATGGAATATAACTGATGATGGTGATTATGATTTTATGGATATACCAGCTGGTGTATCAGTACCCGCCAATGGATTTTTGTTAGTGATGTTTAACGATTGTGTAGATGGTGATGATGAAAATGATGATCCAATTCCTGTACCATGTATAACCCAGCAATGTGTAGAAGATATAGGTCCACCTTGTTTCGATGGAACTTATTTACATGTACCAACAAAGTTAGGTGGTAGTGATGGTATACAATTATTTAACCAAGACGGTAATTTAGTTGATGAAATATATTGGGATGGACATCTTGTAGATAGTGATAATTGTAGTTATGCTAGAATAACTGATGGTGGTAATTGGGGTGAAGAAAGATGTGATGGAGATCTTATACCTCCTACTCCTGGTACAACAAATAATTCTGCTCCTGGTCCTATGATGGGTGATTGGAATCAAGATGGTGTGGTCAATGTTGTTGATGTTGTACAAGTAGTAAATCATGTATTATCAGGTACACCAGCTACAGAACTTCAATTGGAATTAGCTGATTATAATATAGATGGTGTAATCAATGTTGTTGATTTAGTTCAAATGGTAAATGATATTTTAGGCCCACAATCATCACAAGGTCAGAATTTAATCAACAGAGTTAGAAGATTAGGTAAATCTTCAAGACGTGGTGTTGCTAGAAGACGTGGTAGAAATTATAATAGAACTGTAAATAGAAAAGTTGCTAGAAGGAATAATAAACAAAGACGTTCAGCTTCAAGAGCTACATATGGTAAACAACAATTTCGTCATGCAGATTCTACATGTCCTAATGGATATAGAACACTCAATAAAAAGACTAATGTTATGGAATGTGAATAGGTTAGTTAAATTTTTATAATTTATTTTGCCATCTTGATAATTCACTATGAGCCCATTCTTCTGCTTGTAATTCATACTTATTAGAATAATAACCGTCGTTACCACTCATTTCTTTATTTGTTGTTTCGGTTATATACATTTGTTTAAATTTGTTATTACCATGGTTTCTTGACATTCTAGCGTGATCCATTTCATGTAATAATGTTACTAAAAATTCATCATCATTTTTTAAAGCTGATTCATTTAATCTTATTGTATCTGTATCAAATATATATTCAGCGTATATAGTTTCTCTGTGAATAGAATCTGGTGGACCCATATATCTTATAATAATTTTTTTGGGCATGTATTTAAACTTTTTTCTGTTGATATTATCTACTATATTATTTGTAAATTGCACTGATGTATTCAATCCATAAAATTTTAACATTTCATTGATTAATTTTAATCTTCTTTTTCTTGTAGAATATGTACTCATTTGTGTATAAATATAAATTACTTTATATTTATTAGTAACAAGATAAATATTTTTTTAAAATGGAGTAGATATGAAATATAGAATAATTGAAGAACATGTAGTAAGTATGTTATTAGATTTTCTGGATGATTTACAAAATGAAGCTCTGGAAGAAAATAATTTACAATTGATAGGTTTTTTACAAGATATTATTGGAGAATTATTGGACGCCAATCAAATAACAGATGTACCAGTTCATGAATTAGATTTAACTAAAATAAATAAAGATATTAAAAATAATTTAAAATATCTATACAAGATATATACTGAATTTGATAAAGAATCTAAACGTACATCTAAACCTAAAAAAGTTGAAAAGAAAACACCTGAAGAATTATTTGAAGAATATTACCAAAAGAGAGAAAAAAATAAAGCACATAAAGAATTCAAATCATTAATGAAATCATTGAAAAATATGGGAATATACCCATCAGACGATAAAAATAAATAAAACGTTGACTTATATATAATTACTTTCGTAACGTTTACTGTAAAGATAAAGGTAATATATATGAGAATAGGAATAGATTGTGATGGTGTCTTACGAGATTTCATTCCACACCTAACGAATCACATTAAAGAAAATCATCCGGAATATGTCGATCAAATCCTAACACCACATTCTTGGGATTGGGAACAATGGCTTCCATTTTGGTCTGAAGATGAAACTGAAAAATATGTCTTTGAAGATAATTTTTTAGATTTGTTTGGTCCAGAATGTCCACCAATACAATCATCATTTGAAGATTGGCCTAAACTAAGAGCGTGGGCTATTGAGAATGGTCACGAATTAGTATTAGTATCAGCTCAAAGAGAACATTGTAAAGAACCAACGGAAGCTTGGTTACAACGATGGGGCTTTGTTGGATTTGATGAAATTATATTTACACATAAAAAACATTTAGTTGATGTTGATGTTTTGATTGATGATTCACCATCAAAATTAGGGCAATTCAAAAAGAAATCTATCAATAATGGTCAACCTATTTGTTTCAAACAAACTTGGAATGTCAATAATCATAAAAAAGGTTATATGCCTATTGACAAATTGTCAGACATTATGACAAGAGTGTTTGGATAATTAGTTTGGTATAGTTATTGTACAGTATATAGTATAGGTTTGAATTATAGCTCAAAGGAGGATAATTCAATTAGTTAGACTAAATAGTTAATTAATAATAGGAGAAAAAACAATGACTAGAATAGTAGTAAATCCAAAGCATCTCAACCGAGATGAATTTTTAACCCCATTCGATGCAATATTCGATGAACTTGTAAATAAAACATTTCCAACTTTTCAAGAAGAAACTGGAGTATCTTTTAATAAAGGATCTTATCCAAAAGTGAATGTCTATGAGTACGATGACAAAATAGGTATCGTAGCTGAAATTCCTGGATTGGATAAGAAGAATGTATCAGTTGAAGTGGAAGATCAAGTTTTAATTATATCAGGTGATAAACATGGATTTGATTCTGATGGTGGTAAATGTATTACACGAGAATTAAAACAATCTGCATTTAAAAGGTCTTTTAATCTTGGTGAATATTTAGATGGTGAAAATGTATCGGCTACATTTAAAGATGGTATGTTATCTATATCAGTACCAAAGATTGAACCTGAAAAACCAAAAAAGAAATTCGTTAAAATAAGTTAATGGAATTTCTTGAGTTTCAAGGAAAAAAGTGGGTAGTTGTTAACAAGGTGAAAGCTCATCTTGTTAATGACCCTAATAATCTTAAATCTAGTTATGGGTGTGACTTGGTTTTAAAGAATAATCAAAATATATTTTATATGTTAGATGAAGTAATTGATGCTGAATTTGAAGAATTATAAATAGATTATATGTCACATATCACTTTTTGAACACAAGACCCTCGGATAAGAGGGTTTTGTTTTTCTCCATTATATCTATTTCTAGAGGAGAAAAGGGTGATTTCACAATCGGATATAATATTAGTGGTACTGGCATCAATTATAGGATTTATTTCAGATAAAACAGGTCCACAGAAATATTTTTATAATTATGACAAGACAATAGTAATAGTAGATAGAAAATATCAATGTCCTGAATATTGTGGTGTTGACCACTGCCATTCTGTATATTTTAAAAATAAAATGACATATGGTAATAATAAAATGTGTATAGATGAGTCCAAATTGGGTAAACGGATAAAAAAAAATAAAAAATAAAAAAACGTTGACTCATATGTATAAATAGTATTAACGTATGAGGTAATGAAAAATGAAAAAACAAAAAGATTGGTATATAACATTCAAAGAAGAAGGGATAACCTATATGCAATGTAAAAAATGTTCAAGTAATTATGTATCTGTATCTGATGATGTAGTATCAGTTACTTGTAGTACTTGTGTAACACTAACATTATTAAATTCATTTCCAGATTCGTTGCCAAAGACATACACACACAAACCAACAGGTAGACCTGCTGGATGGCATTGGATGAATGAATTTGTAGATAAAGATGGAAATGTATTTCACAAAGGTGTAGAACAACCTGATTTAAAGGGTACTCTTGAACCTACTAAAGTGAAACCATCAAAGAAAAGAAAGAAAGTTAATAAGGATGATAAACTTTTAAAAAGAGCTAAGGCTTATAAGGAAAAACAAAAACTTAAAAGAGATTATCAAAAACAAAAAGATTTCTTAAATGGGAAGGTTGGATTATGATAGAAGAAATAAGTTATGTATTATCAAATTATCCAGATCATAATTTGTCGAGTCAAGCAGCTCGTGAACACATATCGAAAGCTATATTAAATTACTTTGAAGAAAAATCAATAGTTTTATATACTGATTTGGATAGACATATAAATAAAATAAACGACAAGCAATTAAACTTGTTTGATAATGAGGATAAATAATTATGGCTATAGTTGTAAAAATGCCTGCATCTGAATTACCTGTTAAAGTAGAAGATTTAAATACAGAAAACTTTACGAAAAAGGTTATGGATATTGATGTGGAAGAACCAAAGTTTTTAGGTAAGATACCCGCTGTTGTAGATTTTCATGCAACTTGGTGTGGTCCTTGTAAAGTATTATCACCAGTAATAGATAAACTTGCAGAAAAATATAAAGATAAAATAGCATTTTATAAAATGAATATAGAAGATGAACAAAAGATTGCTGTGGAATTGGGTATTATGAGTGTACCAACATTGTTATTTTTACCTGTAGATGATAAACCTGCTATGATGCCAGGTGCACCAACAGAAGAACAATTGGAAGAAATAATAAAGGAAAAATTTAAAATATGATTGTAAAAGAATTGGATAAGTTAAAGGAAATATGTGAACCAGTATCTTCGGTAGAAGAGGGTGAAGAGATAGGTGTTAAATTACTTGAAGAATTATCTAATTCCAAAAATGGTATTGGTTTAGCTGCAAATCAAATTGGTATTAATAAAAGAGTTTGTGTTGTTAATGTTACGGAACCTTTAGTTTTAATAAATCCAGAAATACTTAATTTGGATAACAGATATATTTATACAGTAGAAGGTTGTTTATCTTTTCCTAATAGACAAATTAGAACTAAAAGATCTAAATGGGTAACTATTAAAACAGATAATTTAGGTACTGTTATGTTTGGTCCTAATGAACTTATGGGTAATAAAGATAAGGATGAATTACAATTACTTGAATCAGTATGTATACAACATGAAATAGATCACCTCGATGGTATAACAATGTTTGATAGAATGTATAAACAACAGCCTATTACTACTGGTAAAAAATATGGTCGTAATGAAAAAGTTGAAATAACAAATGGCAAAGAAACTAAGACATTAAAATGGAAGAAAGCTGAAGCATTAGTTGATTCTGGTGAATGGGAAGTTGAAGTTGGTGTATAATATAATGAATTTTAGTGTATTAAATTTATATTTATAAATATAACAATAATATATGAGGTAATTAATATGAATGATCAAAAACAAAGCACTTCAATGAAAAATATAATAAAAGCTATAGAACAAAAATTTAAATTTATAGAAGAAGATATAGTTAAGAATAGGTATTTATTATTACAATTAATTAAAAATATTAATAAAATTAATAAGACGTTAGATGATGTTGTTTTTGATGATATGGATGATATGACAAATTTAAATACTTCTGATAAAGATTTACCGGAATCTTTGGCATCGGATGTCATTGATGAATTACAAGACGAATTTGTTAATAATAATTATATTAATGATATAATAATAAATAATAGAAAGTTTGATGTAGTTGATGCTTTATTATTTTTAAATGGTCAGGAAGAAGATTTGAAGGAATTTGAAAGATTATTGGAAAAATATAAAGATTGTTTTACACCTACAATAGTTGGTAATTCATAACTTCTATTTAATATGAAAAGGTTTGTATGGAAGATAATGTAGTTTATAGTAAAGAATACATAGAAAACATTAAAATGTTATTGAAACAATCTTTAGAAGAAGATGATTTTAGATTAGTTGAAGAAGTGATAAATATGTTAGATGAAAATAAATTGGATAATGAATTTATATCCAATTGGTAAAAAAAGTGTATGCTTTTAGAAAATAGTTATATTTATATAGTGAATGTGTGATGTGATTATATTTAATAAATGGTTATAATGTTTCAAGAAAACCTACCAAAAAAGATTTATATCCAAAGTGTGTGCCTTGCAATATACACATTGGGCTATAATAAACAAAACAATCGTAATATAATATAGGAGATTAGTATGAATACGATTACAAGAAACCTAATGGTCTCTGTTGCAATTCTGTCGGCGATGATGTTTGGCAATAGCACAACAAAAGTATCTGGTGAATTTTCATCTGATATAACTTTTGGTGATGCTGTATCATTCACCACACCCTACACCGGAATTGTGTTGTTAGGAGATAATTGGGAATTGAGTACAAACCTATCAAATGGTTTAGTAACTGTTGAAGAAGCCAAGTATAACTGGGCTGTTACAGAAAAAGTTACTGCAACATTTGGTAGCCAAGCTTTACCTTATGGTAATGCATGGGGATTACATAGACCAGCATCAAATGCATTTGTTTCAGTGCCACGAGAGCACACGGTAGGTGATGGTGTTGGAATTAGTACATCCGTTTATGGTGTAGGAATACAGACCTTTTATGGAAATGACGAATATTGGGCAGCTAGGCTGTCGTATAGTCTATGGGATCAAAATTTTGGTCTCTCCGTAGATGGTGAAGAAGCCTTGTTTGTAGATGTTTCAAGTACTGTGGATATAGTCGGATTCCCAGTTGTAACATCTCTAGAATATGATTTATCAGAAGATGCTGATGGTGCTTTCTGGTTACGAAGTATCGTAACTCCAGAATTTGCTAAAGGTGCTAGTCTTTTATTAGGCTATAATTCTGATGATGAATTTTTATATGGGCTTAGGTATAAATGTTCTGATAAATGTTTTCTTTCTACTGAATTATCAGTAGAAGGTGACAAACTTATTAGAGTCAGTTATTCTTTTTAATATTAACCAAATACAATAGGGGAGAAAATCATGATTAACTTAAAAAGTGCATTTTCATCAATTGGCGAATTCGTGAGTGGTTTAGTTGAACTACTTGCAGGTTTTGCAGCTCTTGGCGTTATTTCTGAAGTAATATTCGGACAAGGCGTTTGGGGTATGAATGTTGTTGGTAACTTAGTTGCTATTATATCAACATTCGGAGAGAACGGTTTCGCTGGTTTGTTAGCACTTCTTGTTCTTGTGGGATTATGGAGTAAGAAGTAGTAGTTATTTAACACTTTGGTAGGTGTTATAACATTAATAAAATGCCCTCATATTATTTGAGGGCATTTTTTTTTTAAAAAAACTGTTGTATTTTATGACTGAATGATGTTATATTATGGTATGAGTATAATTAATAATTTTTTCGAAATAGAAGAATTCAATTTCGATGACGAAAGACAAAACTTTATAGATAATCTTGATATGTTAAAATCAATGTCTGTGCAAGAACAAACATTGTATAAAAAATGGCAAGAATTTAATAAAGATGAAAAGATTAGAATAAAGTTTAGAAAGAATCATCATAAAGCTGAATTGATGTATAATCGAATATGGAAACCAACAGATATAACCAACAAAGAACTTACTATATCTGAAATAGAAAAATTGGATCCTATTGTTGAATATACAGATGATAATGAAACCTGGACTATTTTAAGAACATTAATATCATCTATGGAGTTTACAGCTAACCCAGGTAGAAATATTAAATTCTTCGCTAAAGATAGTATTACAGGTAAATATCTTGGTGTAATATCAGTTGGTTCAGATGTAACATCAATTAAAGTTAGAGATGATTATATTAAATGGACCAAAGATAATAAATTTGTAGATCACAAATTAAATCATACCTGTATAGGAACTTCCATAGTTCCAACCCAGCCATTAGGTTTCAATTTTCTCGGTGGTAAATTACTATCAGCACTTGTAACAACATCAACTATCAGAGATAAATGGTATGAAAATTACAATGAAATCTTAGTTGGTGTAACCACTACATCTCTTTATGGTGTGCATTCTCAATACAATGGTATTCCACACTGGAAAACATTGGGTGAATCCACAGGTAAAATATCTATTAAACCAGATGATTCAGTTTATAAAGTTTGGAGTGATTGGTTAAAAGAAAATCACTTTGATGAATATGATAAAGCTATTCATGCCACTGGTCCTAAACAAAATATAATAAATAGAATATTTAGACATCTTGGTATTAAAGCTAAAGATTACGAACATGGATTTAAGAGAGGTGTATTCTTTGCTAACATGTATGATAATGGTTTAGAATATCTACGAAATGAAATTGATGATAGTGAACTGGTTATGAAGAAAAAGTTTGTAGAAGATTATGATTACATTAACAGATGGTGGAAAAAGAAAGCAATCAAAAGATATACAAAACTTTTGGAACAAGATAGAATAAAAGATGAAACATTATATTATATTGATATGTTTGATATAACTTATGAAGAAGCAAAGGAGAAGTATTTAACTGATGTTGGTAGATAAATTTTTTGATACTAAATTTGATTTTGAAAAAGAAAAACAAGAAGTTCTTGATTATATAGAAATGAAAAAAAATCAAGATTCATCGGAAGCAGTATTTTACGAAAAGTATTTGGAAATACAAGATTGTATTGGTGAACAATTTAAAATAAATACTTTAAAAAATAAATTGTGGAATAACATGGATATTACTAATTTAAAACCAAAAGTTATTCATGTAAAAACAAAAGAACAATTAGATGACTGGCGCTACTTAATACGATTCACTTCAAGTTTCAAAAATGTGTCGAACCCCGGCAGAAACCTTAAATTTTTGGTTGAAGATGAATCAACTGGTTTGTATCTTGGTGCATTAACAGTAACTTCTGATTTTGGTGACTTGGGTGCACGGGATAAATATATTGGTTGGGTGAGAGATGATAGATATAAAAATAAAAGGTTGAATAATATTGCATGTGGGCAGGCCATAATACCCATACAACCATTCGGGTTTAATTTTCTTGGTGGTAAACTGATGGCATTACTTATAACATCAGATACAATTAGGAATGTGTGGGAATGCAGTTATGGTGACAAATTAGTTGGGATGACAACTACATCTTTATATGGAACTTTCTCACAATATAATAGATTACCAACATTTAAAAAGATGGGAAAAACATCTGGTAAAATGCCAATTAAATTACCCAGACCTGTAGTTAAAAGATGGGAAGAATATTTTGGTGAAAAGAGTAAAGATAGATTGGGTGCATTCGGTAAGATATATAGAACTTGCGGATTAAAGACAAGTGAATTTGAACATGGAATACAGAGAGGAATTTATTGGTGTCCATTCTACGAAAATACAAATGATTTTTTATGTGGTGATATTGAACAAGATTCTTTAATTTTACAAGAAAAGTTCGTAAATTATAATCAATATATGATGGATTGGTGGAAACCAAAGGCAGAAAAAAGATTTAATAAATTAAAATCTGATAAAAGAGAAATATCAGAATTACATTTTTGGGATAAACTATTTGGATTGACTTATGAAGAATCTAAAAAAAAGTTTATAAAAGAAGTGGGTCGATGATATTTATATATGATTAGTTTTTATTAATCAAGTTATTTATAACATTATATTATTTAAATGGGGGTGTTTTATGTCAAAGAGTAAGTCTACACCAAAAAAGGTTTCACTTTCCGAGTTAAATAATCATTCTATATCAAATAAAAGACAAGTATTGAAAGACATTAAAATGTTAGATTTTGATACATTACAATTCAAAAATCCTGCACAACGAAGATTCTATAATACTATATCAAAAAAGGATATAACATTTTGTATTGGTCCTGCAGGTTGTGGTAAAACATATTTATCAGTTCATAGAGCTTTAAGAGATTTAGGTGATAAAGATAATTCTGTTGATGGTATTGTAATAGTAAAACCATTGGTAGAAGCTGCTGGTGAAAAGATTGGTTTTCTTCCGGGTGATGTAGAAGAAAAAACTGCACCATGGATGATGTCTTTTTATTATAATATGGAACAAATTATTGGTAAACAAAGATTACAAATACTGAAGGATAGTGGTGTTATAGAAGTTATGCCATTAGCCTTTATGCGGGGTATAACATTATCCAATAAATTAGTAATCTTGGATGAAGCACAAAATGCTACACCTGAACAAATCAAAATGTTTGTGACAAGAATTGGTGAAAATAGTAAATATATTATCACTGGTGATTTGGAACAATCTGATATAGCAAAACACAAAAGTGGTTTAGAAGATGCTATAAAAAGATTTGCTGGTGTTCATGGTGTTGGTTTAGCTATGTTTAAAGAAAAAGATGTAGTTAGACATTCATTGGTAAGGAGATTGTTGAAACGATATCATGATTCATTCAATATTATAGATGATATACCTGCTGAAATGACAATATCTAGATGGGTACATGATGAAGAAGGTAATGAAACACCTGCTGATGGTTCATTATATACTAATGATAATAATTCTATGGAAGATTTACCTTTTTATAAATTTAAACAATAAAAAAAGCTTGTTTTATATAGTAATTATTTCTTATATTATATCAATATAAATAGGTATTATAAGATATGATAAACCAAGAACAAATGGATAATAACTGGAAAGAATTGATGTCAATCATTGACAAACATTTTGAAGGTGACCAAAAAGATAATATTCTAAAGTTACATAGTGACTTTGAAGATGAATATAAAACAGCACCTGCATCAGGTAGGCCAAATTACCACAATTGTTTTAAAGGTGGTTATTTGGATCATATATTGCATGTGATAAACAATTCATTGAAGATTAAAAAACAATATGAAGAAAATGGTGTGGAAGTGATACATTCAGATTCAGATGTTGTATTAGCTGCAATGTTTCATGATTTAGGTAAGTTGGGTAATGGTAGAGAAAAATACTATATTTACCAAACTGATGATTGGAGAAGAAATAAACTCAATGAGTGGTATACTCATAATAAAGAAATGGAATACATGACAGTTCATGATAGAGCTTTATGGTTACTTTCAAAATATAATATTAGTGTTAATGAACATGTTTATAAAGCTATATTATGTGCTGATGGGTTATTTGATAAAGCAGCTGAAGTTTATTTTAGAGCTTATGTGGATACCAGACATATACTTTCTTCAATAGTACATTTCGGTGATTGGTTATCCACTATATGTGAAAAACAAAATTGGATGCAAGAACAAGAAATTGAACATGTAGAAGAAGAAGTACAAGTTAAAGTTGATAAGAAACAAGTTGATAGTATGAAAAAAACATTTGATGAGTTATTTTCGTAATGATGTGGTTATTTGTTATATTATTGGTTTTGTATGGTGGATTTATTTCTTTTGCATTATTTCAAGCATTAAAGAGAATAAATCAATTTGAAGGTATAATTTTGCATATAGATGATATTGTTAATGCTGCGTCTGAAAAATTAAAAATAGTTGATAATACAGGACACTTTGAATCTGACGATGAAGTAGGTTTCATTTTTAAAGAAATAAAAAATATACAATCGGTTTTAAATTCTATATTCGAACAGGAAGAAGGAGAATATATTGAAAGAGAAGGTAGCAGTGAAAAAAGAAAACAAACAAAAGAAAAAACCAGGAAGAAAAAGAAAAAGTAAAATATATTTTGGTATGGAAGTGCAGGAAGCTATTGTTGAATATAATGGTAGTAGTAATCACGAAAAACGAAATACTATATACAGGGATAGAATTCACAAAGCTTTTGATAAGTTAGCCGAAAATATAATTAATACTTTTAAGTTTACTTATTTCGATTATGGATTTGAAGATATAAAACATGAAGTAGTTGCCTTTATGGTGATGAATATGCATAAATATGATCATACAAAAGGTTCGAAAGCTTTTAGTTATTTTTCTGTAGTAGCTAAGAATTATTTAATACTCCATAATAATAACAATTATAAAAAATTAAAAATTCATGATCCTATAGATAGTTTGGCATTTCATAGTAAAGGTAAATACTATAATTATCAAGATAGTAAAGAATGTCATATTAATGAATTTACCGCAGAATTGATTAAATATTTTGAACGTAATATAACTATTATATTTAAAAAGAAACGTGATGTTGATATAGCATATGCTATATTGGAATTATTATATAGAAAAGATGAAATAGAAAACTTTAATAAGAAAAGTTTATATTTGTTGATACGTGAAATGACGGGGGTTAATACATCACATATAACTAAAATAATGAATGTATTACGAAAACATTATAATAAATTAAATACTGAATTTACTAAAACTGGTATGATATCGAGGGATACTATTTTTTTTAAATAAATAAATTATTATAGTAATATGTTTGAAGGGGTAGAAATTATTTCTACCCTTTTTTATTGCTTTGGTTTACAAATTATTTTTTATTATATTTATAACTGATATAAAATATTTGGAGGAAACCAATGTCAGATATAATTTTTGATGGAAAAACTTTGGAAGATATATCCAAAGATATATATAATAATTCAGCTAAGAAGAGAAAACAAATAGATGTGTTGATAAAAGATTTATCTTCATTTATTAAAAATTCTAGTGATGTACTTCAAATAGCTCCCATTATAAAAGAGTTTTTGGATGTATCTGTTAAGAATGATGAGCATTTAGTTAAATTAATAGCTGTATTGCAAAGGTATGTAACTAAATCTAATGATTCCGAAAGTGAATTTATTTTATCCGATAAGGAAAAGAAAGATTTAATGGATACTTTAAAACATGCTGCCGATGAAATACAAAAAACTACTGATGATAAACAAAATTTATTTAAAAATTAATTTGGGGTAATATAATGGGTGGATGGATAAATGTAAAAGATAATAATATAGAATCCAAGTATTCTTTTGGACCTAATTCTTCTACAGCTAATTTGGATAGAGTTTATGTTCAATTTACTCCTGGTCATGTAGTTGAAGCTATAATAAATTCTGATTCAGATTCTTTTGGTAATTCTGATCGTAATATTAATGCAATTAAAGCTGTTAAATATGAATATAATGATGATACTATAAGTAAAAATATATCAGCATTGAAATCTAAAACATATTATCCGTTGTTGAGAGGTATAACTGATGTACCAACACAAGGTGATCAAGTGTTATTATGTGATTTTGGTGGTATTAACTATTATATAGGCCCGTTGAATACTTTAAATAATCCTAACTTTAACCCTGATCATTTATATAAAATGGAAAGTAGTAAGAAATCTAAAAAAAATATTAGTATGAATGAATTGTTGGATATCAATCCACAATTTACATGGAGACCTGCAGTAAAAAGGTTACAAAAACCATATTCATCTAAATTAGATTCTGATCCAGCGGAAAAGAATTTTGGTATAGGTGATATGTTATTTGAAGGTAGATTTGGTAATAGTATTAGAATAGGGAGTAGATCTGGTTATCCTAACATATTTATATCTAATGGTAGGAATGACACTAATACAATTGAAAGTTTGAAAGATGGTGGCTTAATTTCCATATCATCGAAAGGTAAATTATCTGAATTATTTTTTAACAATTTTAATTTGGCATCACATCATAAAGATTTGAATAATCCCAGAAAATTAAAATTTAAGGATGAAGATTTTACTCAAATATTAATAAAATCTAATAGAATTATTTTTTCTGCAGAAAAGGAAAAAATTATATTATCCAGTTTTTCTGGTATTGATATGGGATCTGGTGGTAATATAAATATTTATAATAAAGGTACTACAACAATTGAATCTTCTAATATTTATTTAGGGAAAAATGCTGAAGATGAAATACAACCAATGGTGTTAGGTAAAGCTTTGGAAGATATACTCACATCTATGATTGATGCTATAGGTCAAATGTTTGTTGGTGGTACTGTGGGTGGTGTATCTACACCAATTAATGCAGCTGGATCTCCAGGTTGGATTATGTTAGAACAAAATATAAAAGCACAAATTAAGAATATAAAGAGTTATTATCATTTTATAGAAGATAATAATTCTGGAAATAGTAAACCAAGTTAATAGGGGGTTATCATGAATAAAACACAGTTAAGATTAATGATTAGAAAAATAGTTAGAGAAGAGGTTGCAATGTCAATTCAAGAAGTTATAACTGAATTGAAACAACCAGTAAACGCTATAGGCAAACAATTACCTAAAAAGAAAATTGTTGAAAAAACTAATTATACTAACAATACTGTATTGAATGACATATTAAATGAAACTAAACAAGCTATAGAATCTAATAAAGAATCAGAAGAATATCCAATGATGGGTAATGGTGTTTATGATTCCAATAGAATGAATGATGTAATGTCATCACAATATGGTAATATGATGGATACAAATCAATCTAACGCTGATATTATAGTAGGTAATAATGCACCAGAAGCTACTAAAAAACTTTTTGATAAAGATTTCAGTGGTATTTTAAAAAAATCATTGGAAAAATCGAGTAATAGATAATGGGATTACAAGGTGATATATATGGAGCTTTTGAAAAGTCAATGGGTGGTGGTAAACCACTTGATGGTAAATTAAAAAAAAATGCGGAACAATTATCTAAAGATTTGACTAATGCGTTTGTTAATTTTTTATTGAAACAAGAATTTAAAATAACTAAACTTGAAAGTAAATTAGATGTTGAAAGTATAAAAACTACAGGACCATTACCTGCTGATGTTAAAGAAGATACATTATTAGGACCATATGCACCTATATTGAGTGGGTTGAGAAATGTACCTGTTGTTGGTACTCTTATAAATGAAATTGAAAGTAAAATAAAAAATATAATTAATAGAGTTAAAGATGGTGGGGCTAGTTTACCTGCTTTAAATCTTGAAAAAAATCAAGGTCAAGGTGGATCATTAATTGTTTCTGGTAATGGTGTTATTGATGAAGCTTCCAATGGTACTGTGTCACAAGGAAGAAGTAGAAAAACTCAAGTTAAACTTTTTAAAAATGAAGTTAAGGATAGATAACAATGGCAATAGTATTAAATAAGAAAAATGTAATAGATAGTGAAACACATAAATTTGTTGGTATAGATTTACCATTCAGGAAATCTGAAGGAGTTGATGGGTATTTTAAATCTACAGATTTAACTGTTGATGCTGTTAAACAAAATATTAAAATATTATTGAATACCAATAGAGGTGAAAGAGTTTTTCAACCAACTTTGGGTATTAATTTAAAATCTTTTTTATTTGAACCTATAAGTGATCAACTTAAATTTTTAATACAAAATGATATTAAAGATACATTTAATTTTTGGTTGCCATTTGTTACTATAACTAAATTGGAAATTGATGTGGCGGATAATGATCCTATGCTAGGATCTAATAAATTGACTGTTAATATAGAATTTTTTATAAATCAAAATCCAAGAATGACTGACAATATTGTTGTTGAAATATCTTAGGAGAATATAAATGTCTAATTATAAGAATAAAAGTGAATCGGAAATTAATATAAATTATTTAAGTAAGGATTTTTCTTCTCTTAGGAAAGATTTAATTAATTATGCAAAAACTTATTTTCCTGATACATATAATGATTTTAACGAAACATCTCCTGGAATGATGATGATGGAAATGTCTGCTTATGTTGGGGATATTTTATCATTTTATATTGATCAACAATTTAAAGAAACATCGTTATCAACTGCTGAAGAAAGAAGGAATATAATTAACTTGGCCAAATCATTGGGATATAAAGTTAAATCAACTGTACCAGCTTTAGTTGAATTGGTATTGAAACAATCAGTTGATGCTATTACATCTGATGTTTCTAATGTTAGACCAAATTATGATCAAACCCTTGTATTAGATAGTGGATTATCTGTTCAATCTACATCTGATTCTACTGTATTTTTTGAAACATTAGATATAGTTGATTTTTCTGTTAGTGGATCTGGTTATTCTGCACCTACTGTTTTGAGTACTGATAGTTCAGGATTAGTTGAAACATATGAACTTAAAAGAAAAGTTTTAGCTGTATCTGGTAAAACTAAAGAAAAAACTTTTACTGTATCAACTCCTCAAGAATTTTTAAAACTAACATTACCTGATACCAATGTTATAAATATTATTAGTGTAACTGATTCTAATGGTAAGAATTGGCATGAAGTTGATTATTTAGCAGAAGATAAAATATCTGATTTTGTTAGAAGAAATGATCCTTATGGTGGTAATGTAGTTGCATCGTCATTTCAATTAAATACTTATAAGTCAACGAATAAAAGATTTATTATTGATGTTGATTCGGATAATAAAACGAGTTTGATATTTGGTAATGGTACTATAACAAAAGATATAACTCGTGGGTATGTAGAAGAAGTGTTTGGTGATAACCAAGAAATAAATGCATTGATACAAGGATCTTTACCATCTTCTATAGATCCTTCTGGTCAAGTTACATATAAATCTTTAGGTGAATCACCATCAAATACAACACTTACAATTAAATACAGAACTGGTGGTGGAATAAAATCGAATGTACCTGTTAATGATTTAACAACGATAGTCAATAAAAGTGTTTTAAATGATTTAGCATCTAAAGGTGAAGATGAAGCTACAGTATTAAATACATTATCTTCTGACAATGAACAGCCAGCTAGAGGTGGGTTGGATAAGGAATCAGTAGATGATATACGAGAAAAAACTAAATTATTTTTTAAATCACAAGATAGATGTGTGACTAAAAGTGATTATGAAGCTAGAGTATTATCATTACCTCCTAAATTCGGCAGTATAGCTAAAGTATTTGCTAATAGAAATACATTTGGTACAACTGAAGATGTTGCTGACTTGAGTATTTTTGATATAGATAATTCTGGTAATTTTGGTGGAAGTGCGGATTCAGATGCATTTAATACATTATTTTCTGGTATTATTAATGGTAGTGCAAACGATACACCAACTATAAATCAAAATCAAATAGATAAGTTGCAACAAATATCAACATTTATAGAAAACATACCTGAAACACCAAATGACGAATTATTATCATTTAAAAATATAAAAATTTATGTATTATCATATGATCAAAATAAAAATTTGGTACAAACACCAACTTCTATTAAAACAAATATAGCAAATTATTTAAATGAATTTAAAATATTATCTGATGAAGTTAGGATTGCTGATGGTAAGGTTATTAATTTTGGTGTAAAATTTAATGTTGTTGCACACGATGATGTTAATAAATCAGAATTAAAATTAAGAGTTATAGATGAAATAATTAATTATTTTAATATAGATGATATGAAATTTAATCAAATTATTTACACTAGTGATTTAGAAAATAAAATATATGGGTTGGAAGGTGTAAAAGTTGTGAAGGAATTAAAATTAACACAAGATGCTAATATATTGGGATTATCTAGTCATTTAGTTTATCCAGGTGGTTTACCTACTAATGGTGTTGGTGGTGAAAATTCATCTGAATATGGGTGGGCTTTTTCTAATCTATTTGCAGATTTTTATACAGATAATGGTGTTTCTGAAAATGGTAATGGTGTCATATTACCATCACATATAGATACATCACCTGCGGTATTTGAACTTAAAAACCCTTATGACAATGTAAGAGGAGTGATACAATAATGCATAAATTTATTTATCCCAATAAGGATACTTGGATAACAGAATTAACATCATCTGCTAATTATGGTGGTGATGAAATATTAGAATTGGAAAAAGTATATGATGGTGATACATTCAAAGGTGCTACTCGTATATTATCTTATTTTGATATTACAGCTGTATCTAAATCTATAAATGATGGTACTATAACCAATCCAAAATGTAATTTGAGATTATATTCAACTGAAGCTTCTGCTTTACCAACATCGTATACATTGTCTGCAAATGCTATGTCACAATCTTGGGAAGAAGGTAGTGGAAAATATAAAGACTATCCGATAACAAGTGATGGTATAACATGGGAATATGGTGATGCTAGATATACTTCGTCACAATGGGAATTAACATCTGGTTTTAATGTTGAATCTGGAAGTTTATCAACATCTGGTGGTGGTGTTTATTTTACAGGTAGTGGCTTCGAAGCTACACAAACATTTTCATATCAATCAGCTGATGTTGATATGGATATAACTGATATATTTAATAAGTGGATGAGTGGTTCAAGTAATGCACATCCAAATGGTATACCAAATAATGGTTTATTGATTAAATATAGTGGTAGTTCAGAAACAGGTGATTCTAATGATAGAGGTAATTTAAAATTCTTTTCAAGAAATACACATACGATATATTTTCCTAAATTGGAAATCAAGTGGGATGACAGTACATTTAGTGCCGGAGATTTGGGTGAATTGGATTTATCAGGTGCAACAGATAATCATGTTTATGTTAGAGGTATAAAACCAAGTTATAAAGAAAGTGAAACTGTAAAATTCAGAATAGGATGTAGAGAAAGAAATATAACAAAAACATTTTCTACATCATATCAAACTGCAACTGGATCATATATACAATCTGGTAGTGGTACTTATTCTATAACTGATTTGAGTACTAATGAAACTATTATACCATTTGGTGCTTATACTTCAATGAGTTGTGATTCTACAAGTAATTATTTTTTACAAGATTTAAATACATTTCAACCATATAGATTTTATAAAATATCTCTGAAGGTTGAATATGAAGATGGTCAAGAAATAATATATGATGATGATAATTTTGAATTTAAGGTGGTAAGTTAAAATGGCAAAAGGTAACTTCGAAATATTATCGGATAAATTAGCTAAAGCCACTCTAAGACATTCTGGTAGTGGATATGAAACTATCAGTGATATCCAACAAGAAATAAAAGATGGTAATATTAAAACTGGTAGAACTAGTCAATCTGGTTCTGTAATCTTATATAAAGATGATTTATTGGCACATTCTGAAGATGCTATGGCAATACTCACTGATAAGATTGATGAAGGGCAGATTAATAGTATAAGTGACACTGAACAATTTACTACATTTATGGAAAGTCAAACTGGTGTACATTTATCATCTCCTGATAATGTTAGTCAATTTGTAGATTTCCAAGTTTCTCAGAGTGTTGTAGATCCAAATAAAGTTATGGAAGTTTTGGATACAAGTATAACTGAATTATTACCAACACAAACTTCACGGCAAGAAAGAATAGATAATTTTTTTACTGAATTTTTTAATTTGACTGGTGAAATACCAACATTTGATGAAACTCCACCTGAATCTGATTTTTGGGTTTTAAACGGAGCTTCTGAAACATATTTAAATCAAAATGATATATCTTTAAATCCCACCAATCCAGGTGCTTATATAACTCGTACATCGGCTGATGCAACTGAAAATAATATAAAATCTGATTATGTACAATCCCTAGAATGGTTAAGAAATAAATTGGATGATTATTTAAAAGATATTGATTCAACTGCTACTTCTGATGATGATGATACAAGACCTGAATATAATAACCAATCAAGTGGTCATGTAGAAATAAGAAATTTAAATCATGCTATAATTATTAAACAAGAAGAAGGTAGAGAACAAGAATTGGCAAAAGAAACTGAGATAACTCAAGATGATTGGGGGCAATTATATGGCGACTAATTTTTATGAAGGAATGACACTACCAAAATATTTAACACAAGGTTTTACTATAACTATGTGGGTGAGATTTTTAGATAAGGTTAATTCCGGAACTTTATTTAATTTTGGGAGTCCCTTACGAAATAGTGATCCACATGGATTTAGATTAGAAACATTTGTTGTTAATAAAGATGAAAAAAGTGCACCAGTTGGTTCTGATGGGGAAAATTTTTATGGTAACGAAAATGCAGAAAGATTTATAAGATTGGTTGTGAGAGAAGGTGATGGAACAATACGAGATTCTCAAGTGGGCAAAGATTGGAGATCAAGAAGTGATACGAAGGCTACTGGTGAAATACCACAAATAGATAATGAATATTCAGATGGTTTGTTCACATATACTCGTGTACCAATAGATTTTAATGAGTGGTACTTTATTGTTGCTAGTTATGATCCTTTAGGTGTAAGTGAAAATGCATCACACGATATCGACTTGCAAGGAATTGATGATAGTGATTTCTGGATGGGAAATGTATTAGGAGACGGCACTTATACTCCAAAGTCTGGTTTAGGTAATAGATGTAAAGTTGAAATTATATCAAAAAGTGATTTGGTTATGGCGAGAGGTTTTAAGATATCACAAGAAAGCTCTTAAAGGGGGGAGTTTCCGTAATGAAAAGATGGATAAACACCGAGGTTATATCTCAATGGAATGAAAAAACTCAACGTTATGAAACAGTTTCTTCGGAAGGATACTGGTATGAAGGTGATTTAGATTTGGCACAAGGATTTGATGATGTACATCAATCATGGAATAATCAACATGAACATACTTGGACATCAACTTTAGGTAGTAGTACAGATGGTGATCATTGTCAAACTCATGCTGATTGTGAAGAAGGTTCTGGTCATTCCATGGGTTGGTGTACATGGCCAAATAATTTAAATTTACTTAAAGGTAACATTCCCCATAAATCAAGTAATATAGGTTACGATTGGGATTTTGCTGAATTTGGTATGCCAAATCAGTGTACTGATGAACGTCTTGTACCGGGTGGTTATTTAAATTCTCATGGTGTTTATGAACGATATGGAGCTCATGGATATCAGCCATTATTGGAAGTAACTAATGGTCCATTACAAGATTATGGTGGTGAATGGTTAGGTGAAGATGATGAACCATTATTTGATCCTTATGAATCATATTATCGTGGTGGTGGTACTGGTATCACTACTGGTGGTAAGTGTCACCGACATTATGAAGGTAACGACTCTTGGAATGTCTATATGTGTTACGGTTTTAGTGGTGGTACAGGAGATACCTTAAAACCCGCATATAGTTATGATTATTATGATATGTTTGTTGATATAGGCATTGATGGTAAGGGTAGATGTGGTCTGGGAGATGGTCATTGTCAAAATTCAAATCAGTGTGCTCCTGGGTTATATTGTCAAAGTGATATACCACTAGAAGTTGTGGCTGAATATTATCCAAACGAACCAGTTGGCTACAATCTGAGGAACAAACTAATACCCAAAAAAGCTTATACATGGGATGAAGGTTATAGTGATGCAGCAGATTTATGGTCTTCAGATTCATGGGCTAGAGGTGAACCTAAAAGCAATTGTGAATGGCAAACACCCCCTATATTCACTGCATATGGTGGTGAAGAATTTGGTATGACGTCTAGATGTTGTGTATGTCCTGATGCAACTTTGGGTATAGTTTGTCCTGGACCTTTGGAAGCTAAAAGATGTAGATACGAAGATTGTCCTTCTCAAGTTATAGATGAAAATCAAGTTGCTATGCCATGGAATTGGGTTTATGATAAAGAATTGACGACTCAAGTTGTATGGAATGGTAGAACTGGTCCTAGACATGATCCTTATGATGAAGAAACGGAAAAAGGTTGGGATATAAATAATCCAATGGAGTGGGAACCAAGTGGTGAAGATTTCGAAGGTAGTGACGAATTAGATTTATGTCTAGAAACAAATGCAAAAAATCAGGCTGAACCACAACATTGGTCTTTATGGGATGGTAGACCTGATACACCAGAATTTGTTTTGACTCATGATGAATGGTATTGGAAAAATAGCTCTATGTTATATGAATGTGATTATGATAACAACATACATTGTACATGTGATCCTATGAGTGTTTCGAGTTGTTTGGATGAAGTGCGTTGTGCTGGTGATGAAGGAAATGAAAATTATGAATGTAATTTGGTATTTCATGATGGAATCCCAGTTGAAGGGAGTGGTATAGATATTTCACCTTCATCCATTACCAATTATGATGGTGATAATTTCCCGGGTGAAGAAATTTGTCAATTAGAAAATTTGGAAGTTTTAGATTTAAGTAACAACCCAAATTTAACTGGAGAAATACCAGAATGTATATGTGATTTAACAAATTTAAAATTTTTAAGATTACATAAAAATCGTCAAATGACTGGTCAAATACCTAGTTGTATAGGTAATCTGACAAATTTAGAACATTTAGATGTGGCTGAATCTAATTATTATGGTGCTATACCTCCTTCTATATGTAATTTAGAAAATTTGGAATATGCAGACTTTAGTGGTAATGGTTTTTCTATACAAGCTTTTTGTGGAACTGGTTATTGTAACCTCGAAGATGGTATGTGTATTGGTGGAATTAATCCTGGAGATGAATGTTCTGATGATTCTGTTTGTGAAGATAATCCAATTTTCTTATTGGATGAACAAGTTGATACATATGGTGAAATTCCATGTGAATTAGGGTTTACAAATGTATGGGTACATCCAGATGATTATTTTATAGATAAAAGTGGTCAAGGTTGTGATTTTGGTGATCCTGGTACATTCCCTTATGAATGTTGTGATATGAATAACACTTATTGTTGGAGTGTGGGTAATTGTCCTGACGGTATTTGTGCCGATGGTGGCGTACATGAACCTGAAGATGCTATGTATGTAAATGATTTTAATGATTTCATAGGAAATCCTCACCCAGATGGTTTAGGTAGATGTGTAGATGATTTGATTGCGCTGAGTTCATTGAGAACTGGTTATGGTAATACTGGTACTAATCCTGATATGTGGACTCGTAATCATAATATGAAAAAAATTCTAAACTTTGGTAAGCAATTGTGGAGGAATGGTAGATTAGTTCAATTTTCATTATCACTTGATCAGGTGGCTTGTTCTGGTGCAGGTTGTCCAAATATAACAGGGATTGATGGTTTGGTGGAATATGAAAATACAGACAAAATGCTTAACTTGGATAATTGGATTGGTAATGGACATAATTCCACTTACCGTAGTCAAAGTTACCCAAGTCAAAATTTTAATAATACCATAGGTAATTGGTGGTATGGATATCATGACGATTGGGCACCTGATGGATTTTTTATGGCTAAGGCTTTAGAAGTTCTTAAATTGGATGGTTATACCTTCATTAATCGTGAAGCTGAATATACTGATGGTAGTAGTGTGGATCCAAATAAAATTGGTCCTATTAGAATGAGTGGTAATTTTTCACAAAATATAAAATTGTTACATAATTTAAAAAGATTACATTTATATGGCAACGGTGATGGTAATGCATCTCCATCTGCCATTGATACTCAAGGTTTGGATGATTTAAAATTATTGGTAGTTAGGGATATCGGTGTTACATCTATTGATAAATTATCCAATAGTCTTGAATATGTGAAGATAGTAGATAATAATTATTTGTCTAATATATCACAAAATGTATTCAATTCTATACAATATATGTCAAATTTATATTATTTAAATTTATCAAATAATAACATAAATGGAGAAATACCTGATGATGTGGGTTGGGATCAAACTAAACTTGAATGGTTATATTTAAATGATAATTGGTTTAGTGGAATTTTACCAGGTAATCTTTTAAGTTTAGTGGCTAGTCATGCTGATGGATTAGATTTTGATGATGATTTTAATCAAAAGTTACAATTATTACATTTGCAAAATAATGAATTTCAAGGTATAATAGATACTAAATTGTGTGATAATTGGGATGGAACTAATACAGGTATTTCATTAAATTTCAATAACAATAAATTTTGTGATGTTATACCATGGTGTTTACAACATGCTATTAATCAATTTGGTGATTGTGATTATAATTATACTTGTATTGATATCGCGGAAGGAAATTGGGGTGGTGCACCACCAAGTGTCGATTATTTACCTTATGGTAATTTTATACCATCTGAAGGTAATATGTGGTCTGGGGATGATACTTGTGGTAGTTACGGGGGTACAAATATCTATACTGATTGTCAATTGGATGGTTATTATTGGCCATTCGACGGTGCTTGGAATTCTGATAATGATGGTTGGGGAACACCTCCATGGACACAACCTAATCCAGATGGTTGGAATAGTGGTGATTTTAATACTAATTGGTCTCATTGGGAATATCAAGCTGTAATTAATGGTATACACTATTGGATTCATTCTCAAAATAATCCAGATTTTAATGATGATACATGTGTTACGGCTGGCGTTTGTTTTGGTGAAGGTCAAGATCCAACTTGTCCTGGATTTGGGTGTATGGATAATAGAGCAATAAATTATAATCCTGAAGCACAATATGATAAATGTACATTGTGGAAACCTTCAAACAAAGGCATTAATATATCATCTCAGTTCCCTCAAGAAGGACATGCATTATGTAATTCAGATTTTCAAAGTGGTATGTTTCAAGTATGGGAAGATGGAATTTTTAATTCTGATTTGACATATGATGAATGTATGGGTGTATTTGATGATATTGCTTTATGTAATGTTAATGATGATTTTCATTGTATTGGTCCAAAATCACCAATTTATTGTTTTGAAGATAATAGTGACGATATTAATTGTGATATTCTAAAGTGGTTTGATGCTGGTGGATATTGGTCAAATATAGGTAGTTCTGGTATACCACAATGGTCTGATGTTGGTAATATATGTTATGAACAATCAGATTGTAGTGTTGATAATAATCAATCAACTACTCTACCCAATGGTCAATCGTATAACTATTTAAATGTGAATGATGATGATTATGGACCTTTTATTTCTGTATGTAATTCTTCATGTATTTATTCTATACCAACTTCTGTAACTAATTCAAACTACCCTTTAAGTCAGTATGTTATTGAAGGTGTAACGGGTAATATAGATGGTATACCTATAAAAGATTGGGTAGACTTATATAATTATTATGTAATGTATGGATCAAATTTAGATTTGGATGGAGTTCATATAAATAATCAAGAAGATAATCATATACGTGAAATTTTGGAAACATTTGAAGAAGGTTTGTCAAGTTATACTTCACCAGATGGTTGGTGGTCTAGTGGTATAAATAATAATTTTAATCAATATCCATTCGATGTGGAAGTTACACCAAAAACTATAGGTTGTAAGGATAGTGGTATGTTGGACGCCCTTTATTGGATGGGTAATCCATATCACTATACTGGGAATCCTAGTCCTGAAGGTGAAGATAATGATCCACTTGCTGGTACAGGTATACCTGATATTCAATACCCATATTCTGCATTTTTATGGGAATCATACAAAAATATACAAGCTTTAAATTATGATCCGGATGTAAAGATAGACGATGGTTCTTGTTATTATGCAGTGGGTTGTAGTAATCCGGATAGTATTAATTATTATCAATATGAATTTGGTGGTGTAGACTTAGCTAATGAATGTAATGTAACATGGCCAGAATTTAGAACAACTTGTAAAAATTCTGGGTGTTTTTATGCATCTATGACGGACAGTACTTGGTTGCAGATGAATACACTATTTAAAGCTAGGGAAAATAACTATAGTGGATTTATAAATCCATTTAATTTTCTTATTGAGAATGATTATGCACCGGATACAGAGAATGGTATTCATACCCCTCATTTTTATATACATGCAACAGATGAAGATGCTTGGAAACAATTTATCGCAGATGAACAAAATTCAACTTGTTATGATGCTGGAGAATGGTTATGTGATAATTATAATACTGCATTATGGGATACTCAAATAGGACCTGATCATGCTGATTATGATGGTTCTCTAGGACCATTTGGTAAAAATCCATGGAATGCATGTCAAGATTGTTGTTGTGAAGTTATTTTTGATTGTACGGATAAATATGCTTCTAATTACAATCCAGCCGCGGCATATGATATTGGTAATTGTGACTATTCGCAATGTGTGGATGTAAGAGGACCTTGTGATGATAGATTTAGCGGTAGTAATCCCAACCCTACAGGTAATTGTATAACACCTGTTACTAATGTAGATATTATGGATTATGGTAATCATGTACTTTGTATGGATACTGAAGGTAAATATAATCCATATTCGAGTTGTGCACCTGGTACTCAAGGAATGTTTTGTCATATTGATGTAGAAATGCAGTGGTATTGGTATCCTAATGATGGAAATGATTTAACTGATGCACAAAAGATGTTGTGTGTCGGAGTTCATAATGAAAACGCTTTACGACTTGGTCCAGCTTATACTATGCAACCAATGGGTCCTTCTAATGAAATTTTAGAAACATTATGTGACAGTAGAATGGCAAATGGTATAAATTATGTTACTGGTTATGAAATTTTCCA